ATCTTTGGGAAGTTGTAATAACTTCCCATAGATTTCCCTATTTAAATCGACTTTTCCTGGGTTCATCAACCCATCAAAGCCATTCAATTTAATCAAATAAGTTGCCAACTTTCTTTCGTTGTTAGCTTTTAATAAAGCCCACAACACTAGTTTCACCCTGTTTAAACAATTGATAGCAGATTCTCTGTCGTCATTTTGGTCTACCCAAAAATCAAAGAATAGATCTTTAATTGCTTTGTTTTTCAAGCCTTCGTTCATATTCAACTTTTCCATGGACAAATATAAATTATCAGGAGAGACCCAATTGATTTTTGCCAAAAGACCAAGATGGTTATACTTTGTCCACACTTCAAATTCCCTCCTATTCATCTCTCCTCCCCCAAGAGAGATATCAAAACCTCCTCCAGGTACATCTTTGCCTTTCTTCAATACTCCATAATTACCCACCCAAACTTCCCTAAACATCCCCTGAGATGTACAAGGCTGAGAAGTGACACTCTTTGCTTTCTCAACGCTATCAATTAAATCAATAGCAGAAACTTTTTTCATAAACAAAACATCCATGATTTCATCCTTTGCTTTTCTTTAATGTCTTTAAGCTAGACGGTTACATGTGTTAATTAAAATCGACCCATACACTTATTAGTGACACTAATAATGTGCCTTCTTTGGCAAACCAAATAATCTCTTTATCATCTTGCTCTTCAATGTTTTTGTCTTGAAACAAAAACGAGATATTCAGTTTCATCAAATCCAATATTGGATTTTGTTTTCCTCTACAAGAAAAGACATATTGCTTCTTTTGTTTGTATTGGTCGATCATATCTCTTGTAGAATATTCTACATCTTTGTAACTGAGTAGATGTACTCCATTTACAATTCTTCCATGACCAGCATGAAACACACTGGTGCATTTGTGAGAATATTCTGGCAAATAGTTGAATTTACTTTCCAATTCAGGATCAATATACCCTTTACAAGGTAATTGTTGTTTCTCTTGAGAAGACATCATTTTGATTGGGCTAATACAAAATGAGAAAGCAAATACCATTAAAAATAAGATGATAATTGGGTCTTTACATTTCTCAGGTTTACCAACAAACATTGGTGCTCCATATATTGGCACCAATAGAATGACAACATTGTTTAAGAAAACCAGCGTTTTGTAGTCTAAAACTACAAAACATAAAATACTGAAAATTAAACTGAAAATAATTGATTTTAACATTTGAGATAAGTTTATTTATTTAAAGTCTTTAAACTTAAAGACTCTTACAAGTGTGTGTTCTGAGGTTTCGGCTTCTAAGCCATCATCAGCATGCGGCACTACGCATGGACCTCCTTTTAAAAGGTTTTTTTGTTAATCGATTACTTAGAGAAACGACTCCAAATTAAGTAATCTACTTTTTCGGAACAGCAACAATCAAATACCACATTTGCTTCTTCGTTTCTTAACCAAGATCGGTTAATTTTGTTGAATTGCTTTTTGTTAAGAATTAATGATTGCGCAACTTCGACTGGAACGTTCAATACGCTCATTTTGTTGCCATGTCTGTCTTTATAGTTGAGAGTAGCCATATGGGACTTCCTTTTTGTTTTGGGTTTTGTTTTCTGAGGTTTCGGCTTCTAAGCCATCATCAGCACAGGGCACTACCTGTGGACCTCCCTGTTAAGGGTTGTTGTAAAGAGTTTAATAACGATACATATCTACAAATTTTTGCAAATTGCCGTTATTGTATACATGCCATAGCCAATCAGCAGATGTTGATCTGCCTTTTTCCGTAGACCACCAAATTGCAGTTTGATGATCTAGGATAAAATCCCCTTCATAGAAAGGTTCTCTATCACCTCTACAGGTGATAAACACAAGATCTATCTGAGAAAAAGCTTTTTTCATGTCTTCTGCAGCTATCCATCTGGCAGAATCATGACCCTTTGAAGCCCTCTTGGAAGAGAGAACTTTAATATGATCATTATCTCCATGGGAAAAAGATAAACCAATTTTGCAACTGTGCATTCTTTCATGATACCAAGCTTGTGGTACTGACCACAAAAGCCTAGTTAACCCTCTGGTAGCTTCAAAAGCTCCCATATAGGGTTCAGGAACACCTACAATACAAACTTGAGGATTCTTTAAAAAGAACACTCTGAGATCATGCTGTTGTTTAAGGAAATCTTCAGAGATTTCCTTAGAAACATCAAGTGCACCTTCTTTTTCTTTCCAGTAAGAAATCAGCTCTTCTTTACTTAACACTTTCTCATGGAAGAAAGCGCTTTTAGAGAAGGCATTAATTTCATCAGGAGCTACTACTACCAAGTTGGGATCTTGATAAGTACCTGAAAGAATTACAAGGGTGAGCACTGTTTGAATCATAATGATTAGAGATGTCAGCTTATCTATGCTTTTTGCCGCTTCCACTTCAAAGCGTTCAGTTGCAGCAACATAGAAGATTGGTAGATTACTGGTTTGACAACCTAAAACAATAATTCCAAGGAAACCATTAAGGGGTACACAATAGTACGAACCACATTCGATGCTTACGTGAAGCAAGAGAATTGGTATGGTTAAACGACCTAGGACATAGCCTAGACTTCCTAGGTTTGCTTCTTTTTCGGAGAATACAAAGCAACTTAGAAAATTGAGGAAAAAAGTGTACATTTATGAAATCCTTTCTGTGTACAGGTGATTGCAACTCTTCTTGGTACGACATGTACCTAGCACCGGGGTGGGCTGAAAAAGAATGAAAAGTTCTGGCGCAATATATATATTACCTCCCCCCAATCGACACTATATTTAAAATTACTAATAGTAGACCGGGGTGGTCTGTATTTTTCGCTTTATTAATTCTGAAAAAAGCAGTATTCTAAAAAAATAATTAACCAAAAAAAATCGCCTATAAGGAAATTTTATGTCTAAAGAAGCACGTCAATTAGAATATTTTAATAAATTAGGAAATAGTAATTCTAGATATGACAATTATTTAAATAAATTAACTGAAGAAAAAAAATCTAAAATTGCAGTTAATTTAAAAAATCAAGGAGTTTATACTGCTTCTCCCTTGACTTGTCATGGCCCAGATAAATGTCCTTTTTTTGCTAGTTGTCCAATTAACGATGTAGATGTCAATGGCAAGATTCAAAAAGCAAATTTACAAGACTATCCTATTGGTATGTCTTGTGTTTTAGAGAAAAATTTTGTAGAGCAACAGATTATAGATTATATACAGCATTTAGATGTAGATCCTTCCAACCCTGTAGAGATGAGTATTATTAATGAGTTAGCTTTAATTGATTTATATAAACAACGTTCTATTACTGTTTTGAGCAATGGAGATAAGAATGGTTTTGGTAGAGATTTTCTTTTAACTGAAATTACTGGTTTTAATGAAAATGGAGATGTAGCTACTCAAACTAAATTACATCCATTGTTAGAATTAATTGATAAATTAGAGAGAAGAAGAGAACGTTGGTTAGAAAAATTGATGGAAACTAGAAAGTCTAAAGCAGATTTTGTTTCTAGATTAGGTAATGAAAATCAAAATTCAAAGGTTTTAGGCGAAATTCAAAAACTTAGAGAAGCTTTATTAATTGCACAAGAGAATGTTATAGTTGTAAAAGATGAAATTCTCTTGGATGATGCGAAATGACACAGCAAAAATATCTCAGAACTACTTACAAACCCTTAGATACTTCTAAATCAAGTCTTGCTTTTTCTGAATCAGAAAGTTTTATTTTTCAAATTCAAAAAAGAGAACAGCAAGTAGCAACTAGTACCTTAGATACTAAGTCTTTACCTTTTACTGATTCTAAAGATATTTTAAAAAATGCAGCGATTTTAGATATTGAAACTCTAGGTTTAAAAACTGAATCTATGCATGAAGTTGCTTTATTCAATTTAGAGCAAAATGAATTAAATATATTTATTCCGGAAGCTAATTTAATTAGAAAATTAGAAGATACTAATGCCAATATGGTTTCCTCTTCTAAGTTGAATCAAGTAAATGTATTGAAAGGCATGCATCCTGATTTAGTAAAGCAGATGTCTTTTAGAGATATTGCTATTGTTGACTATTTAATGAATAAGAATAGTTACAATGAAATACTTGAAAATATAAAAAATTTAAAAAGAAATGCTACCTATTTTAATAATTTAGATACTGTATTACAGAATCAAATAGAATCTTTAGAAAAGAAATTAATTAAAGTAAAAAATTTTGATAAGGATTCTAGCGCTGCTAATGAAATTTTAAAAGCAGAAACTTTGTTAATAGAAAACGATGCTTTAAATCCTCAATTAGAAGATACTAGATTATTAAAAGAAGTTGGGTTGCATGCTGCGTTTGAGAGAGATGAACCGTTTCTTTCAAGATATATATTGGAAGGTTCTGAAAGTTTTAATAAATTTTTAACTTCAAATCCTGCTGAAGCAGAGTATTTAAGGTATATGCGTACTAGAAATATGCAATACGATTCAAGTACTTTTAATGCTTTGATGCAAGATTACTTTTCTAAATTTAAATATTCTAGTCAAAGAATTTCCGGTTTAACAAAAGATGTTAAAATAAATGTGCATACCAATGTTTCAATGAAACAAATGCAACAACAATTAGCACAGCTAATGAAAAACAAAGCTCTTTATGTTGCTAATATTAAATTTGAAGCGAAAAAATTTGGTTCACAAATTGCTTCTGAAGCAAGAGAGGAAATGATTCTTGCAGAGGAAGCTTATAGAAAAGAAAATGCAATCCCAGATAACGTTTCTTTAACTAAACGTCAAATTGCAGATTTAAGAAGTCGTGCATTTATAAAAAATAATCCATTTATGACTATTGCAGGAATCCCTGCATCTGCTTCTACTGGTGAACCTTTTTACTCTACTGGCATTGAGTATAATGCTGCTCTAGCAGAAGCAAGAGTACATGGTGATTATAGCAATGTTTCTGATGTATTTTTTCAAACTACAAAACCAGGCAGTGCAAGAGATATTCAAGATGTAATTAGATCCCAACAATCTATGTTGGTTAAAGAAGGTTTACTTTCAAACGTCTCGTCTCCTTTAGGGCTTTCAATTGAAGCACAATCTCGTTTGTATATGTTTACAAATGCTTTAAGTGAAAACGCTCCAGAAGCAGAATTAAAAGAAATACTTTCTAGTTTTAAAGAAACTCACACTGCAGGTTTGGATACTTTAATACATGAAAATATAGTATTAAGAGAATCAGTAGTGCAAGCAGAAGCTTTGTCACGTTTTTCTAAAATGTCAGAAGAAGAAAAAATAGCACATATAAAAAATTTAAAAAGAACAGACCCTTTATATAGAGCGGCTACATATTCTAAAATTTTTGAAGAGATTGTACCTAAGATTCAAGAAATTAATTTACAATCTAGAATTGTTTCAGATTTAGGAGAAATTGCAGATACCGCACAAATTTCAGCTTCTCAATTAACTGAAACACCTTTATATAGAGAACAACAACATATTCAAAGCGCAGAACAAGTTTTAAGGAATCAAGGAGTTCCAGAAGAGAATGTTCAACAATTAAAAAGCTTGTATTCAGATACTATTGTTACTGAAAAAATAAAGACACCATCTTATAATAGAAAGATAATTGCTTCTTATAATTCTTTTAAAAAGAGTTTAATTCAAAACAATTTATATAATTACTCAGGTAGAGCTAAAGAAATAGAAACTTTAGAACAAGAATTACTAGAGAGAAATTTTATTTATCATACCGGTGAATCTTATGAATTTGATTCTGATCTATTAGATAGTAGAAAACAAAGTGAAACTGCAATAAAAAAACGTGCAGATCTAAAGAATTTTTTAAGTACTAGAGGTAATAAAGTACACGATTTAATAAAAGGATTTGAATCATTATCTGAAAGGTTTATATCTTCTGACTTTACAAATAGAGTAGATTTGTCTTTAACATCAAGAACTCCAAAAAAATTACCTCAATTAAATTTAGAAAAATTTAAAAAACCGCATGAAGTAAAGACTACTGAGAAAATCAGAGATGTAATTAAAAAAGCTACAGAACACAAACATACAGCTAGTTTATTACAATCTAGATCAAAACCAATACCTGTTGAAGCGATGATTAATGAAATACAACATCATGCATTTGTTGCTGAACCTGGTTATCAGAAAACTACTAGTGGTTATTCTGAAGCGGAAATTAATTTAGCTAAAGAAAAATTTCTTGCAGGAGAACCATTAGTTGCACAAAAAAATGAAAAAATTTTTATTACTCCGCCTGAAACAAATAGAGAAGCTGCTTTTGGAAGAGCTTTTTTTGAGATAAAACATTACGAAACCACTGGTCAAGTAATGGATTCAAAACAATATGTAACATCAAGAGCTTCAAATTATGGAGAGTTAACAAAAAAAGTAATTGAACAATCTGCTCAAAGACAAATTGATTTAGGCGATACGAATTTAAAATTTGAACAAGATTTAAATAAAGTGCCTGTTTATAACCAAAAAACTTTAGGAGATTATAAGTCTGGTTTTAGAAATTATATAGATTATGGTGAAATAAAAACTTCTTATGGTGCTACTTATACGGATCCTGCGCATGATGCTTCAGTAGATTTAAATGAACAAGCTAAAAGATATGCTGATTTGAATTTTAGATTAGAAGAATCTTTTAATATGCCAAAAAACGATAAAGGTGCTGTGCCTTTATATACTGAAAAAGAAATAAAGAATTATGTTTTTGATAGAAAAGTACCAGAGAATATACAATCTAAACCATTCTTGCAACCTAGTGCAGTTGCATTAGAAACTGCAGCTAGCAATATAAAAGCATTACCTGCTGGTTTAAGTGTTTCCGAGTTAGATAATATTGCAAATACTATTATTGAACAAAATTTTGATAATGGTTTAAATAAAGTATTTACAGAATTTGCTAGTTCTCCTGCAGGCTTAAAATTTTTTGGTATGTATGGTGTTGGTGCAGCTGCTTTAGCTACATTAAGTTTAGTTCAAGATTCACCTTTAACAAAGGCAAGTGAAACATCTAATCTTTCTCCTAGTTATGATAGATGGTTTGAAAATCAAAAGAAATTTTTTGGATCTGAAAGTAATTTTAAAACTGCAATTAAAGATAAATATTTTGCAGAAAATGATGGTTTGGCTGAAAATGGTTTAGCATCTTTAATGCGTAAAGTAAATACAGATTTCGGTTCTCCTTATCAAGGTCCTGCAACATCATATAGTGTTTTTGAAGATCAAGAATTAATAAGAGAACGCCAAAAATATTCTTCTTATATGTTTAACGAAAGACATTTTACTGAAAGAGGAGATATATTTAATCTTTTAAGAAGTCACGTAGCTTACAAACCTGAAATGAGAGAGATATTTAGAGAATTTGCTAGCCCTAATCAAGGATTAACTCAAGAACAATTATTAAGTTTAAAAGGTAATAATTTAAAGCGTTTAGTAATAAACAAAGATGATTTTCATATCTCAGTAGAAGACGCCGATACTATTACATTACAAAGAAAGGGCGTTACAGATAATCCTCTTTCTAAGTTTATGGGTAGCGGTAATTATTCATTTCGTTTGGCTGGTATTGATGCTCCTGAAACTTCACATGATGAAAGAGCAGCACAGCCACATGCTGAGATTTCAAAAGAAATGTTGAAATCTTTAATGCAAGGAAAAGAATTGTCTTTAGTATTTGATCCAACAAATATTACTTATGGACGTCAAGTTGCTACTTTATTTGCTGGAGACAGAAATTTAAATTTAGAATTATTAAAGAGAGGTGCGGTTGCTTACTTACCTTATGAAGGTAAAGGTCAAGAGCAAATGTACAATGAAAAAGCTTTTAGTGCCGCTCAAAAATATGCAGTAGAACAACGTCGAGGTATGTGGAGTGAACCATTTTTTCAAGTATATAATGAAATGAATAAACAAACTCAACAAACTGTTACTTTTAATACTTTTGCAAATAAAACTAAAAGTGCTGAAAACGCAAATTTAACTAATATATTAGGTATTATGTTAAGTGCGCAAAAACAAGGTAGAATATCTGACTTTCATAGAGAAGAAATGGATCAAACTTTTAATGAAATTAAGAATAATACTAGGCAAGTTTCTATTGAACCTAGTGTTTTAATTTCAGAAGATTTAAAAAAGAAATATTCTCAAAAAAAGAATATTAGACCTTTTGATGCAGATTTTGATCAACATAGAAAAATGGCTAGACATAATGAACATATGCCTAGTTTACAATATGATTTAAAACGTTTAATAGAAACTAAAGGTAGTAAAGATGTTGAAAATAAACTTAAATATTCTGGACAAATGTTACAGAATAATATTGATTTAATAGAAACTGTACAAACAACAAGCAATAATTCTGAAATTACAAAAATAACAAATCAAACAACTAATAAAGCAATTAGAGCTAGAAGATTTAACAATATGCAAAATGCTCAACATAAAGCTTTAATTCACTTAAAACAAAATCACACTAGGATGTAAAAATGGCAGATTATTCAGAGATATATAAAGAGAAAAAAGAGAAGAATGTAAGCAAAGCGGATACTATTTCCATGCTTACTGGTGGTGCAGCTTTAATGGGTGTAGGTTATGGTTCTAGAGAAATGTTATCTAGAGGTGCTCACTCTAGTATTTTTTCTTCTATGAATGTTCAAGGTAATAATTTAAATAGTACAACTATTGCTCCTGTATTCTATAATCAAGAGATGAATAATAATACTAATTTTTACAAAATGACAACTAATGGACCTAAAATATATAATGAAAATGGATTTGGTAGAGCTTTATCAGCATCGGAAGTAAATAAAAGTATTGTAAATTTAACTGATAATTTAACTCCTGGTAGAGGTATTGGGAATGTTCCCATGCCTATGCTTTTTAGAGTTTTAAATCCTTTAGGTTTTGCATATGGATTATATTCTGGTTATAGCGAAAATGGTGCAGAAGGGGTTTTTCAAGAAGCAACTACTATGAGTTTGTCTTATGGTTATGGCATACAAGCTTCTCAACGAGAACATACTGTAGGAAATTTAAGTGATAGAAAACTTAGTAAATTTATGCAACAAGGTGGTTTTACTCAAAATGAAATAAACAGATATATAGAAAATAGAAATCAAGATAAAATACATGCTAAAGATCCTTCTCAACCTAAAGGTAAATTAACTCAAAAAAGAGAACAAATTCCAAGATTAGAAAGAAGATTAGAAAGTAACTTAAAAAGAGAACAAGAAATAAAAAACCTAGAAACACAAAAACGAAAATACGTTTCTGGTTCTGAAAGAAATCCAAAAGTAACAGCCAGATTAGAAAAGAAAATACAAAGAGCTAAAGCATTACAAGTTGATACAAAACTAATCGAAGGTTCTATTTTTAAATTAAATCAACAAGTTCAAGCTGAGCCAGCTATAACAGAAACTTCAAAAGTTTATCAAGCAAATTCTTTTTTTAGAGTTGGTAGCTTTGGTGCAATGAAAGCAATTCCATATATCGATAGAGCTTTAGGTTTAATTGCACCTGGTATAGGTTCTTATATGTTTGCATCGGTTGGTTATTCAATAGGTAGCTCTTTAGCTACATCTGCTTCTGAAATGTTAGGCGCAGATAATACCTTTATTGCAGGTGTTGGTGGTGGTATTTTTGGTGCTGCTGCATTAGCACCTGTTGGTTCTATGGCGTTTAGTAATATTGGTAGTTTAGCAGTAACTGCTGCAGTTGCTGGTTCTGCTATGCTTGCAACTTCTGCAGCAAGTGGTATAATGGGAGAAGGATTTAAAAGAATTGGCGAAGCACATAATCGATTTGATTTTGCTAAAGATCCTCAACCGTTTTTCTCTAGAAATGCAGTAACGATGCGTCAAAGAGCTTTACAAGCAATGAGTTCTTCTCATATGAATGCTAGAAATGCTTTAGGTAATGAAGCTGCAATAATGCATACTAATAGAGATTACTTTGCTACTTTTGGAAGATTATAAAATGAAAAAACCAGATATTAACACTTTATATGAAATAAATGAATATGGAATTCGACATCATAAAATACATGCAGATATACCTGAAGAAGTTGTGCAGTATTATAAAGAAAATCATGGAATCAGAACTGATGTACATAAGACGTGTATATCTTGTCAAATTAGACAAATAGAAAAATATCCTGAAGAAAGTAAGTTTATTATACCTTGCAAAGGCATCCCTAGAGGGTTGCCTCCAGGTTCTGCTGAAAGATTAGATGAAATTGTAAAGACTACAAAAATGGATAAAGAACATGCTAAAAAATTAATGCTTGCTACAATTGATCCTGTGGCTTGGGCTGAATTAATTTTTGGCTTTGATGATAAAGATAATAAATGGAAATTAAGAGCATACCAAAAAGAGCAATTGAGATGTACTTCTAAGCGTATTGCAATTAGAGAAGGACGTCGTTCTGGTAAAACATTTATGAGCGCACTTAAATTACTTTACTATGCATTTAATTTGAAAGTATCTAAAGGTAGAGATTTGCAAGGTAATGAAGTCATGCTTGGTCCAAGTATAATGATAGTAACACCTTATCAAGCTCAATTAACTAATATTTTTGAAGAAATGGAAAAGTTAGTTAAACGTAATTATGAATTACGTTTAGAAGTTACATCAGGCACCGGAGATAATCTCTATGTAAAAACTCCAACTTTTAAAATGGAATTCAAAAATCAAGCTACAATTACAGGTTTTGTTTCAGGTATTGGTATGCGTCAAGATGGTTCTGGTGGTGGTACTATGCGTGGTTTTTCTGCAGATATTGTTTATCTAGATGAAATGGATATGATTCCAAAAGATGTATTAGATAAAGTTATCAATCCTATTTTAGCTACTACACCAGATACAATGTTAATTGCAACATCTACACCAATTGGTAAGAAATCTAAATTTTATGAATGGTGTTTAGAGCGTCCAGATTTTAAAGAAGATTTTCATCCATCAACAGTGATTCCTCACTGGGAACAAATTAAAGAAGAAATAATTAGAGAGTCTACTAAAGAATCTTTTTTAGCAGAGTATATGGCTGAATTTATTGATTCTGAAAGCGGAGTATTTAGATCTGATTGGATTCAAAAAGCAAGAACTGATTACACTTATTTAGATGCTTCTAATAATCACACTTTAGCAAGAATTGGTATACAAGCACCAAATTCAAGAATTGTTTCGATTGGCATAGATTGGAATAAAAATGCAGGCACTGAATTTTATGTAATTGGTTATTTTCCAGAGTCACAATTATGGGTTGCTTTAGATGCAATAAATGTACCTGCAGAAGAATACTCTGCAAAACGTTGGATTAAAGAATTGATTGCTTTAAATTATAAATGGAAACCAAATTATATTTATGCAGATGAAGGTTATGGACATACTATTATCGAAGATTTAAGATTTCAAGCTTATCAGTTGAGAGAAAAAAGAAATAAAACTGCAATAGATGTTGAAACTGTTTTAATACCAGACAGATTAACTTCTTTTAATTTTTCAGGAAATGTTGAACTAAAAGATCCAATTACAAATGATGTAGTTAAAAAAGCTGCTAAAAATTTCTTAGTAGAAAATGCTATTAGAATTTTTCAAGAGAATTTAATTATATTTCCGGCAGAAGATGAAAGATTAAAATTACAGTTAGCTAATTATATTATATTAAAAAGAAATGCACAAACTGGAAAACCAGTATATGGCATGCAGAATGAAAAAATAGGAGATCACAGATTAGATGCAATGATGTTAGCTTTGGGAGCTTTAGTAATTGAAGAATCAGTATTTAGTGGTAAAGGAATTGGAATAAGCGCTCCTAAATTTATTTCTACTGGCAAAAATACTTATGAATCTTTAACTCCAGATGAAGAAGCTAATCAAAAAATTAGTGATTTGCAAAAAAAATCATATCCAGGGCAAATAAATGTATTAAAAATAATGCGTGGTGAATTCAATGAAAAAGACCCAGATAATAAAAAGAATAATTTACCTGCATATCAACCAAATACAAATAAGAAATCTAGAGATTTGAATCCTAAAGAAGAAATTTCTATACTTGAATCATTAAAAAACAATCAAACAGCTTCTTTTGGTGCAGTACAAAAAAGAGGCAGATTTGGTTCTAAAAATAGGAGTTGGTAATTATGGGCGTAGAAGCTTTTGGAAGAATTTTAACTAAAGTAAGATCAGGTACTTTAAGTAATGTAGCAGAAAGGTTGTCAAATGATGCATCTGATGAAGCAATGGCTTTACAATATGTACAAGATAAATTTCATTTTAATCTACATGCACATATGGATGTATCTGGTTCAGGAGATCTAGCGGTTGCTAGAGATAAAATTTTTGGTACTTTAAGCAACGACACTGATTATATTAATGCTATAAAAGGTCATCAAATTTCTGAGGATAGGAAAATTTTTACTAATGCTTTGCAAGGTCGCAACCTTATTCTTGATGATGAATTTGATTTTATAAATCCAAATAAATTATTGAATTCAAATGAAAAAGAATTGGCAGATAAGGACTCAGAAAAATTATTTTTTTTAAATGAAAAAACATTCCGGCATAAGGAATTGCTTGACGAAAAAGAGTTCGAGTATTTAAAATCTTTTAAGCCCGTTGTTACAAAAAAAATGGATCAAATTAGATCAGGAGAAATAACTGTATCTAATGAAATTTTACAAGAGGCACAAGTAACGCATTATAATTATTTGAAGAATTATGATTCTGTATTAGCAAATAACCAAAATGAAAATGAAAATATAGCAAGAATAATCTCAGATAAAAATGAAAATTATAGTCAAGAAAATTATAAGACTTTAGTTACAGCGAGACAAAATATACTTCAAAAACATAAAGAAGATGCTCAAGGTTTCCGAAATGTTATAAATCAAATCCATGAAAATGAACCACAAAACACTAATCAGATAAATACACCTAGTGATGATTTTGATGATGAATTAGATGATTTTTTTCGAAGTACAACAAACGATACACCAATAAATCCAAATCTAAACCAAGTACCACCACCACCACCACCAATTATACCACTACCACCACCAACTCAAAATTTTCTTATTTCACATCCAACAAATCAAATACCTTCCTTTAATCAAAATGGAAGTCTAATACCCCCACCACCACCAATTACACCAATACAACAACTAAATTCACCTTTTGTTAATCCACAATCAGTAAATCAACTGTCAAATCCAACTCCCTCGACGAACAATCCTTTAATTAATCAATCTCAAACACCCAATCCCTTAGATCAAGTATTAAATAGTTCATCTCCACCAACTAATACCAATACTACAAAACCAACACAACAAATAAGCCCACCGCCGCCAGTTAAAACAGACGCAGAAATACTTGCAGAAAAAAGAAAAACATCTCATGAAGCAAGATTAAAAAACAATCCTAATTATGCTGCTTTAAATAATACTAGAAATCTAGAAGCAATGCCTGATGACGGCAGTATTGCTTCTGATGTATTTAGAAGAGCAATGGGAGACAAAGAAAATATAATGCTTCAAAACGAGCTTATAGGTGCAGCAAGAAATAACAATCCAGAAACTGTGAATCAAAGAATAGATTTTTATAAAAATCAAGGAGTTATAGATGATAAAGAAGCGGAACCGCTAAAGGCATTTTTTAATTCAAGTTTTGAAAATATGGATGAAGAAGGGGTTGAAGGTTGGTTTCAACAATATAGTCAGAATTTAAACGAAAACATGACACCTAGACAAGCTAGATTATCTGTAAATCAAAAAATGGATAATAAACAAGAAGGTTTCTTTTCTACTAATTCTGATGATAATTTTAGAAAATTTGCAGGTAGATCTATTATTGGTGGTATAGCTGGTGCAGCAATCGGAACTGCAACAGATGATAATCCAGAGGCTGGTTTTGTAGCAGGTATGGTTGGTGCAAGTATAGGTAGAAATGCTGCAAGTTTATTACGCAATAATACTGAAATGTTTGAAGGCAAAATGATAAATAGTTTATTAAAAGATAGCGCTAAAGGAAAAACTAGACCTCAACAATTAGAAGCGGTTGAAAGTTTAGATGACGAAGCACTTGATTTTATGGATAAAATGTATAAAGATAAACTAACAAAAAATTTTGGTACAAGTAACATGTTTGAAAACTCTGCTGTAACAGGCGGTAGAGCTATGACTTTGAGTGGCGCTGCACTTGCTGGTGTAGCTTTTACACCTAAAAAAAGAGATCATAGAAGAGGATTCAACGCAAACAGAGGAAATAGAATATGAGTTTAAATGTTTTAGATGCTGATTTGAATTCTGTAATTGAGTTCAAAACAACACACAATGGTTATACCGGAGGCAGTTATGAATTTAAATTATATTTACAAAATGATGATTCAAATAAATATTATGAAAACGTAGTTTTATCTGCTGTATTCCCAGATTTAATTTCTAATAATATTTTAACTGAATCTGGTTGGTCTGTAAAAATAAAACAAACAGAAATTCAACCTACAGAATTCGAATGGAATAAAGTTTTTATAAATCAGGAATGTGTAGTTTCTGTTTTAAATACTATGAATCCAATAAGCTATTGGGTGCGTGTTTATTGTCCTGGATTAACTCCTGCACAAATTAAAAATAATATTTCTTTAAAATTAAAGTATTTAGAAAGATTGGTAAATGCTTAAAGATTTTTTTAATCAAATCTATAAAAACGAATTAGATATTAATTATGGTTCTTTGTTAAAAAAAGAAGCGCAAAACATTCTCTCTAATAGAAATAATTCTTTAGATGTTGTTAACGTAACTGAAGAAGAAATTGAAGCAATATTAGTTAATTCAAGAAATGATGTTGATAGACCATTTAGTGAGTTAGAAGTAAAAAAAGCAAATAAGTTTATTGAGGATTTAAAAAAAGAAGTACCTATAATTAAAGATCAGTTGTATAGATTTAAATCTTTATTACATGATAATATATCTCAACAAACAGATAAATTTGCTTTAGATATTAGCAAGAATGAAGCTTTAAAAAAAGCTTCAATCGAAGTTTTTAATACTAGCAAAAATAAAATATCTTATGAAGATTATGTAACTTTATTAGAATTAAAAAAACAAATGGAAATAGATGAGCAAACAAATTTACTGTTAGAGGAAGAAAATGCCATTTTTGAGTAAATTAAACAAAAACGAAACTTTGGATAGTGCATCTGCTGAAAATGTAGATGAAGAACAATATGAAAAATTATTTAAAAAGATTGCTAGAGATTTTTTAACTAAAGAAGATTTCAAACAAATACTTTCAGAGGTTTTAACACATTTAGCAGCAAATAATCCTACTGCTTTGATTTCTATTTCTGCATCTTTAAATAGCTTAGATGAACAAAATCATGCAAAATCAATTGCATTGGAATATGAAAAGAATTTAAATACTGCATCTAATAAAAAGAAAAAATATAAGGATATAATATGAGCACTGAGAAATTATATTTATCTGTTTGTGAATTAGTTAATGCTTATGAAAGAGGTCTGATATTATCTGTACCTAAGAAAGAAACAGAAACTACTCCTAAAATATTAATGATGGCTCAAGTTGTTAACATGGAAGCTGCTGTTGAAACTGGCGAATTAGGTTTTGGATTGTCAATTTGTGAATCAGCAAAAAGTGTAAAAGAAGAGTTATTAGAACCGAAAAATGATAATATAAATTATGTTTCCAAAAAACAGCAAACTTCATTTTATGAAGAGTGTACTATTGATGGCAAACATATAACTGGTTCTGCTAATCCAAGCATTATTGCAAATAAAGCTTTTTCAGATGTTGATATTGATATTGGAGATATGTATAGTTGGACTCCTAAAAAAACTCCTAAAGCAGCTTTTGGATACAAAGCAACTAATGATTTTAAATACTCGTTAGATACAATTAGAAATAAAAATATTACTAGATATTTAAATGAAAAAATGGGAGTCTATGATTCTAATGGGGATGGTTTACAAGATAAAATTAATTTATTTGGTTGGAAAACTAATTTTGGATTAGAAAATTGTTTAAATTGCTTAGTTGATTTTAAATTGGATTTACACATACCTTCTTTAGAATGGAGTTTTGATTTTAAAAAAATTTTAAATAAATTAAAAGATTTTTTAAAAAAGATGAATGCTGCATTAGATCCAACAGGACCTATGCTAGGAATTTGTGCTTTATTAGAGGCTTTAAAAAATAATGGTATTTGTCCAAAAAATTTACCACCATTAGCTTTAATTTTCCCTACTTTATTTACCAAATACACATTTGATTTATTAAATGTTAGGTTATCTTTAAGTGGTTTTTTTCTACCATTAATAAAAACAGTTGCTGGCGCTTTAGTTTCTTCTTTAGAAAATATTCCAAAATTAGTAAATCCTATTTTAGATTGTATGATTAACGGTTTAATTGGTGTTAATTATTTAATTAAAAATTATTTATCATTAGCTGATAAAGCTGCTAATCAAGTGACTGCTGGATTGAATGCTTTTCTAGATATACCTCAAAAAGCAAAAATTGTAGCAAATGATTTTTCTGGAAAAATAAAAAGTAAAGTTAATCCAAATGTCGAATTAACTTTAGATTTTTTTAAATCTGGAAAATATTATGAATACAAGGAAGCGATTAATTTATACAATACTATTACTGAAGAATATTTATCTGCTTGTTTGATTCTAGAAGAAGAAATTCCATTTGATCCAGATTATTTGCTATCTGTAATTGAGGTGTTAGTTGAAAAATCTTTTAAATTAATGTTTATCGAGAATCTTTTAAATGAATCTTTGTTTGAAACAAATTCTTTAGGTTTAATTTCTAAAATTGGAAATGAAAGTGAAATATTTTTAATGAATGGTTCGGAAGATGTTTTCTCTTTTAAAGACACTAATATCTCTATTAGTTTTTTAAAAGAAAACACGCAACAAAATTTTAACTTTCAAACTCTAATTCATATTTCAGATATAACGATGCTGCTAGTAAATTACAAAGAAAAATTAGATAATGATAAAAAATTATTTGAAGAGCTTGATAAAACAGATGTAAAGTATAGAGTTGAGAAAAAAGATGTTTTTGACTTCAGGGCAAATACAAGACCGACTGTATCAAAAATTTTTAATTCACAATATTCTTTGTTAAATAAAATAAATAAAAAAATAACTGATTCAATGGATCCAGTATTAAAACCATATGGTTTGAATGGAAAAGTAAATTATGTAGATACTTATTTAGATGGCCCTACTATTAAATTTAAATCAGAACTATTAAAAAGTTACACTGCTTCTCCAGTTAATCAATTACTAGAAAAATGGATTAATACTTTAAAAACTACAAAAAAATTTATAAAAGACTTAACGGGAGATTTAATAAATTCTATAAAGGCTTTATCATTATATATTAATGAAACTTTAGATTACGATATTCAAATTACTGGTAGTATTTTAGAGTTATTACATTTAATTAGATTTGTTAGAGTTATTTGGAAATTAATACAATCTGGTTTAACAGATTGTAAAAAATTTAAACAAAATCCAAAATTAGTAAACTCTATAATTGCACAAAATTATAATAATCAAATCCAAATCGATACTGTAGTTAATAATCCTTTAAATGCTTCTACAAATACTTTAAATGCTCAAAGTTTATTTGGACAAGTTCAAGTTACTAATTTAAACAATGGCAAAAAGTATTATTTAGATCCAGATGAATGTAATGGGTTTACTAATGTAAAAATAAATGACGAAAACTTAGATAAAGTTTATAATGAATTAATAATGAACATGCATACAGGTAAGGTGTAATATGGATTTAAATCAATTAAAGGCAACTTTGTTTTTTGATGCTGCAAAAAGACTTGCAAACGATCCTCAAAGGATTCAATTGTTGCTTTCTGAAATGAATTTAAAATTAATTTCAAAACTAACTGTAGAAAAGAAGAGTGATTCAAATGTCAACAAGTAAATTTAAATTAATAAACAAAGCTATTCAAACATTAGATTTGCAAAACAAATTACATCAAGATCAAAATAAACCAGTTTGGGTAAACAATCTAAATGGTGTCTCTATTAAAAAAGTAGATAATAAAGCCTATTCTTATTCTGATCGTTTTAGAGGAAATTGGTTTAAACCTGAATATGATTTAACTGAATTGCAAATTGCTCAAGACACAGATGCTTACTTGTTTAAAGCAATTCAAAAAAAAGTTCATAAAGTCATTTTAGCTGGTTGGGAATTTGTAGGTAAAGACAAAGAAGTTGTAGATTACATAAAGAAACGTTTAAGAGAAATTGAAATAGTTTCTGGCATGCCATTTGATATGATGGTTATTAATACTGCACATGATTTAGCTCGCTTTTCTAATTGTATGTGGGTTAAAGTTAGAAATTCTGAAGCTTCTTCAGGAGTTATTAGACCTCATCAAAATAAAGAAGTTGATCCTGTAGCTGGTTATTTTATTTTACCTTTTGAAACTCTTTGGTTTAAAGTTAAACCAAATGGTGAAATTAAAAAAGTTATGCAAATAATGCATAATACAGGTAAAATGAAAGAATTTGCACCTGAAGATGTAGTGCATTTCTTTACTAATAAAAAACCGGGATTTACAATGGGAACTCCTGAAATATTACCTGTATTGGAAGATTTAGCTTTATTAAGAAGATTAGAAGAAAATGTAGAATCTATGGTTGATGCAAACTTGCATCCTTTGTTTCATTATACTGTAGGTACAGATTCACATCCAGAAAGATATGGACCTGACGGTCAAAAAGAAACAGATTTAGTAAGACAGACTATTGAATACATGCCTAGTGGTGGTATCTTTGTGTCTGATCATAGACACAAAATAGAAGCTATTGGATCTGAAGGAAAAGCATTGAATGCAATGGAATATCTAGATTATTTCAAAAGAAGAGTTTTTGCAGGTTTAGGTGTTAGTCCAATGGATATGGGTGAAGCAGATTCTGCAAATAGCAGTACAGCAAGCACTTTATCTAAATCTGCTATTCAAGATGTAGAAGCATTACAAGCTAATATTAAAATGTTTATTGATACTTATATTATAAATGAATTGCTTTTAGAAGGTGGATTTGATGATGCTATTTTAGATCCAGATAAAAGAGTTGAAATTAAATTTGGTACAGTAGATAAAGAAGAAAAATCAAAGATGGAAAATCAAACTATTCAACTTTGGTTAAATAAATTAATTACTGAAGACGAAGCTAGAAAACGTCTTGGTGAAAAATCTTTACAAGATAAAGATAGAGAATTCACATATTATAAATTATATGAAGAGCCTGCGGCTTTATTAAAAATAATGGGTTCTGCTGCTGATGCCTCAGCACAAGCTTTAGCATCTAATCCAAGTTCAAATATTACAACTGAACAATTAAATAAAGAGAAAAATGAAAAGAAAGCAGTTGCTGAAAAGCAACCTGTTAAAACAAATAATTTAGGAAATGTAATTAAACCAGGACCTGCTAATCAATCTAATAATCAAGCTAGACCAGCGAACCAACGGGGGGTTCGCTTAGCACCCAAGCTTACTAAAGATAATGTACACGAAAATTTAAGTGTCAATAGCTTAAATGAAAATAATCAAAAAGATTTGAATAACTTGATTTTTAATACTATGAATAGTTTATTATCTACTGATGATATTAATGAATTACTTGAAAACTTTATTCAGTCTACGAATAAAGTAGATTAAGGAGGCAGAATGCCTAATATAATTAAATTTAATGATTATGTACAGATAAATCCTGATTCAAGAATCTTGAGTTTATCAAAAGAAGACAAAATTAAAATTACAGATAATTTAATTACTAATTCTTATACTAAAGGTAAAGGTCTTGTAATTACTTATGACCTATCTCACTCTGGTAGAAAAATTAATAATAGAATTTATAGTGCACGTGGACAACGCAAAGGCATTGAATCTTTAACTAATCCCTTTAATAAGCCCATACTTAGACACCATGATCAACATTCAGATCCTATTGGTAGATTTATTGGTGGAGAATATCAAGATTTATCAGAACATATTATGGGTCATTTAAAGAATGATTTAGCAGCTTATAATCAATTAAGACATGCATTTGATTCTGATGAACCAGAACATATTTATAGATCTTTAAGTAAATACTCATTATTAAAAAATACTGATTGGCCAGGTGTTGGTAGAATGCGTGTTAAAGCAAATATTACTGACGAAGACGCAATTAAAAAATTTCTTGATGGTAGATATTTAACATTCAGCGCAGGCTCATCTACTAACAGACATGTTTGTTCTATTTGTAATTCTGATTGGGCTAGTGATGGTCCTTGCGAACATGATCATGGTAGAGATTATGATGGTGAAATGTGTGTATTTGTTTGTGGTGATTTTAATGTACATGAAGGTTCGGTAGTAAATACACCTGCTGATAATTTTTCACAAGTAGTTTCTATTGAAAGAATGACTGATTCAGAATTACCAGTTAATGAAAAACAAATTAAAGACAACAACGCAATTGAAATCATTTTTACTGATTTCGAAATGGATAATGATAATGACATTCAAAACGAGAGAGGATCTTCCGATGAGTCCAACACCAATGAAAAAACCAATGAAACCCAAGAAAACAACAAAGAAACAACCCAAGAAATATTAGAAGATTTTGATCTTTTTAATTTAAATGATGAAAAAACATTTAAAGTTCCTGCAGGTGCTAAAGGTAATGCACAACAAGTACTTGATTGGAAAGAAAAGCATGGATCTGAAGTTAAAGGTATGACTTCTGTTGGTTGGGCTCGTGCTAGACAATTAGCTACCAAACCAGAAATTGGATTGAGCACAGTGAAACGTATGGCTATGTTTAATCGTCACAGAAAGAATGCTACAGTTGATCCTAAATTTAAATCTGAACCATGGAAAGATCGTGGATATGTTGCGTGGTTGGGTTGGGGTGGTACTTCAGGTATTGATTGGGCGATTAAAATTTCTGAAGCTAATAATGACGAAGTAGAAGATGCAGAAAGATCTTCACCTGAAGGTAAGGGAGCAAAAACTCCTGCTAAACCTTCTGAAAGAATAAAAGGTTCAGAAGTTAATAAAGAGGGGTCTGCATCTAATTCTAGTAAATCAATTGAAGTTGGTTCTGTACTTGAATCATTAAAAGCAAAAGTTAAAGAACATAACGAAAAACATGGAGATAAAGAAGGAAAAAAGGTAACATTGGGAATGTTGAAAGCTGTTTACCGTAGAGGTGCTGGTGCTTTCTCTAGCACACATAGACCTGGAATGTCTCGTTCTGGTTGGGGTGTAGCAAGAGTTAATGCATTTCTAAAATTAGTTAGATCTGGAAGTCCTTCTAATCCAAAATATACAACCGACAACGACTTATTACCTTCAGGGCATCCAAAAAAATCAAATAATAAATCAAAGACAGAGAAAGATTTTAATATGTCAAACGAAAATAACGAACTAGATAACGATTTGTTAGAACCAGTAGTTGAACCTACACCAGAAGAACAACAAGCACATGATGATTCTTTTAGTGATGATTTAGATATTGACTGGTTTACACTTGACTTAGCTCTAACTGCATTAATGGAAGATAAAGCTCTTTCTGCAGAAGCTAGAAACAGATTACCCACTGATGTATTTTGTGGTCCAGATAAATCATTTCCAGTACCAGATTGTGCGCATGTAACAGCTGCTAGAAGATTGATTAATCAAAGCAAAATTTCAGATGATCAAAAGAAAAAAGTTTTAGCTTGCGTTAATACTAAAGCAAAAACCTTAGAATGTGAATCTTCAAGTAAAAATGATTATGAAGAATTAAAGAAGAATTATAATGATGCTTTAATTAAAATTAATCTTTTAGAAGATAAATTTAAACAAATACTTGAATTTCTTGCAAACAAAGGTTTAGAAATAGATAAGCCTATTGAAGATCAAGAAAGTGTCAATAAAGTCCAAGAAAACAGTGTAAATAATGACGCTGAAAATAGTGTAAATATTGACACAATTATTCTTGCAAAAAATGACAAAAATAATCTTGATTTGTTGAACAAAAAAGTAGAGAATCCATCAGAGCATTTAAAAGCAGATGATGAAGTCAAAACCACTGTTCAGCAAAGCAAGCTTGCAGCTTATGAACAAACTGTAGTAGATACATATAAACAATATGTAGAGCAGTTTGGATTAGATGCAGCGGAAGAATATCTATATTCTAAATCCGCATATCTTCCACGTGGTTTTCATCCTAACAACTTTTAAATAGATAACTTAATTATATAGGAGTTCCAATATGTCTATTGATAGATTCCAGAGTAGATTTAAAACTCGTAATGATTTGATGGATCAAATCACCCCAAATAATGTAGTACAAACAAATGTTTCTGTACCTGCCGGCGAATGGAAGCCAGCTGCTTGGTTACCAGTTATTTGGCAAAATCAAAGAAGCAAGGATTACTTTGTAATGTCTGCTGGGAAAGTTGTATCTTTCTTTGCTGATGGTAGAGTAGTTCCTGCAGGTCTTTTAGCACGTGCTGCTAAGGCTGCTATGGATTTAAATCCAGAACAAGTAATGCTTACTTATCAACAACAAGATGAAGATGCTAGAGTAATTGATATTACTACTGGTAAATTTGTTGATGTTGCTGTTAATGGTGTTAAGCAAGTTAGCCTTTTAGATTTTGTCTCTGCGCTTAGAGATCATGGTTTAATTGCTTTTGATCATGAAGCTTTTTCTGCAGATTTAGATGTAATTGCTGATGATCAAGCCGCTTTAATTGATAGACAAGCTGAAATGGCAAAATTAGCTAATGCTGTTTATGATTGTATTTCTTCTCCAGTTGGTGTTTTAGCTTATGATGTTTTTGTTTGGGCTGGTGATGATCCTGCTAATTTACATTTTACAAATTATCAAAAGCAACATTTAATTCAATTCTTTACTGACATTCAAGTAAAGGTACCTCAAGTTGCTGTACAAGGTGAAGCTGCACAAATCCTTCAAGCAAATGTAATTTCTGGTGCAACTCTTGCTGCAATGCCACGTTTTGCTGGTCTTCCAGTTGAAAAGCTTGTAGCTGTTCAATTTGGTATTCCTTCTGAAATTGCTGGTAATACAACTCGTACACCAATTAAGTGGACTGATCTAGCTAATGGTGCTTCTACTCGTTTGCGTAGTGGTATTGATCTTCTTGCTAAAGAAGGCGACTGGTTCATTGATGATTTTACAGGTTTAGTTGTAATTTACTCTGAAGATGGTGAAGGTACAAATCTTCCCGGAGTATTTTCAGGTAAGCATCTTTCATTCTATACTTATGTGGGTGCTTCTTCTACACAAGAAAGAATGCAACATTTTGTAGGTGTTGGTCGTCCTGGTGATTATGTAACTTTTGATGAAAATTCAAATTTCAAAGCAATTCAACCTGCTGATCTTGCTGAAGCATTTGCTAATGGTATGATTTGTGGTCGTTTGCTACAAGTTTTCAAGGAACCAAAGAGTCTACTTGAAAGAGTTCGCACTGGTTTCCAAGGTGATGAATTTGGCGCTACTGGTAAAATGCCTGGTAGTGCTACAAAGGGCTTCTCAGATTTGATTACTCTTTCTCATGAAATTGTTGCTGATCAAATCGCTGTTATCAACGTAAAGATTCAATAATTTATAGGAGAGTTAATAATATGACAGTATTAAAATTAGTCGATGGCACTCAAATTCAATTGCCTAGCAATCAAAAAGCAGCTTCACGTTATTTAGCTGATATGATCCGTAACAATGGTCAATTACCTGATAGTGAACAAAAAGTATCTTGGAAAGCTTTTGCTGAAACAATCAGTCCTAAGAATAAGGACATGGTTAAGGCTTCTGAAATCACACCTTTGCTTCAAACTTCTATGGAAATTTTAATCCGTGAACCAGTTGAACCAAATGCAGTAATTACACCTCTCTTTACACGTATTCAAGCACAAGGTCTTAACACTCAAATTTTGATGGGTGCTATGGGCGCTGTATATGCTGGTGATGTACAAGAACTTGGTACATATCCAGAAGTTAATTTCCAAATGGGTGGTGCTGTTTCTACTGCTTATATCGGTAAGAGTGGTATTGCTGCTTCTTTCACGGATGAAGCATTGAGATATTCTACATTTGATATCATGGCAAAGAACCTTGAACTTATGGGTAATGCACTTGTCCGTCACAAGGAACAAAAAGCCGTTGCTTTCTTGAAGCAACTTGGTACTACTCTTTATGATAACATTAATCCATCTTCTTCTATCTATGGTGTAACTACAGGTAGAGGTTTGTCTGGAAATGTTTTGGTTGGCAATGGTGCTCTTACTATGGATAATCTTATGCGTGGTATGGCTCACATGGCTGAAGAAGGTTTCTCTGCTACAACATTGCTTATGCATCCTTTATTCTATTACTCATTCATTCAAGATCCTATTTTACGTCAAATGATGTTGATGCATGGTGGGGGATCTTGGTTTAATGCTTATAGTGGCGCACCTGGTGTTCTCACTCCATATAACAATGGTACTATGGGTTCAATGGGTCCTTCAAATGGTACAAAGATTAACAATGGTCGTGGCATTGGTTCTTCTGGTCAAGGTAGCAATGGTTCTGAGATTTCTCCAGTAACTGCTCGTTCACAACAAGCTACTTCTGCTCCAAATCTTCCAAGCTATTTCCCATTCAATTTCCAAATTCAAGTTTCTCCTCTTTGTCCTTATGATCCAGAATCAGAAACAGGCGATATCTTCTTGCTTTCTGGTGGTAATGTTGGTTATCACTTGGTTGATGAAGAACCTACAACTGTTGAATGGCGTGATGAAAACACTGAATCCGTAAAGATTAAGATCCGTGAACGTTATGGTTTTGCTGTAGCTCACGAAGGTCAAGGTGTTGGCGTATTCAAGAATGTTAAGAGAACTGAACAATTCTGGGATGGCACTGTTAAGGCTCTTGCTGAAATGAGTGATATCTCTGAAGCACAAGTAAAGAATCAAATGTAATTCATTGCTTGTAAACTGTAAATGATTCTTGTATAAAAGAAAGGGAAGCGGATCCGCTTCCCTTTCTGCTTTTATAGGAGATATATATGTCTTGGTTTAAAGAAAAAAAAGAATTAGAATTATTTGAAGAAGAATACTTTATTTTTGATCCAACAAATCCATACAATCATCAAGTAATAGATGAAGAAGAATTTATAGAAGTTAAAATAGGTGAAAACAAAAATGACAATAAATTTTCTACCAACACTGAGTTACCCACAGAATCTAAGCACAAACATTCCTAATGGTTCTACTTTTAGATTAGTTTTTGACAAAGAAGTAGATATCGAATCTATTAAGAATTCAGTTATTTTAATTGGTTTGGATTTTGATAGAACTACAATGCCTGATAATGCTTTGTGGATTAATGAAACTAGTGGTGAAAATAAAAACTTTTTACGTTCACCTAGTTATAAAGGTTTTTGTGAATTTGATGTTGAAATTAGTTTTTTAGATCCTGTAACTAAAGAAATAGTTACACCCGAAAATGATTTTGACAGAAGTAATTATTATACCGCTGCAATAATTAAACCTAAAAAAACTTTAGCTTTAAACAGTGAGTATCAGATATATTTAATTGGAAGTAATACTCAAAATTTAGATCCAATGTATAAAAACAATAATGCAATTTCTTTAAGAACTATATATTCTGCAAAATTTAATAATTCAGTAGATGATAGAGTTAAAGTTAAAGGATTGTATAGAGGCGAAAATGGAATTGGTAGTTTATTAACTATTGAAATAGTAGAAACTGGGATTGGTAATGCTGCTCAATATATTTATTATTTTGATGACCAAAATAAAAATATGGAAAGATTATCTAGATGTTCTGCAAGATGGAGAAGCGTAGATAAGGGTTTAAATATTAAATTTGATAATATTCAATATAATGCTGGTGAATTAATAACTATTAAATGCTATAAAACTGATTTTCTTGAATCTAGTTATATAATTAATTTTAGCACAAATAATGGAGCTGTGTATACAGAACCTGAACCAGATTATAAGTCAACATCACCTATCAACACTGTTCTGATTAATAATTTTGAACCACTAGCAATAATTAAAGTTACTCCACATGAAGGTGCAATCAATGTGCCTTTGACTAACAATTTAATAGAAATTCATTTTAATAAAATACTAGATCCTGCTTCTGTAACTCAAGATTCGGTAAAAATAGATGTTTTGCCAGTTTCAGGTTATTATAATAATGTATATAGCTCTCATCCAAAAACTAAAAAACTTTACAAAATAGTTTCCGTTGTAGAAAATAAAATTATTATAGAAATTTAAGGAGTTATTAAATATGGCAAGTAGAAGTGTAAGTTTAAATACTGCAATCAAATTAAAAGTTGTATTTAATAATTTTAAATCACAACCAGTAAATCCATCTGAAATTACATTAGTAATTACTAAACCAAATTCAGAACAAATTATTATTAATGACGGGTTTTTAAATTTAGAAACAGGATTCTTTGTATATGAATTTGATCAAACAGATATTGCTGGTCAATATATAGAAGAATGGATTGCAGTTATTGATGGGGAAGAAATTCTATATGATTTTTCTTTTTCTGTTTTTGCTGGTGGAGAAATAAAAGCTGGTCAAAATATTATAGATTATAATGAATTAATTTTAATAACTTTAGATTCAAACATTTCAGATTTTGAAGGCAATAAATTAAATGAAGATTATGAATTCTATTATTGTACAGAATTCAATCCATTTTATGCACCTATTGAAATGCTTAGAGTTGAATGTGGTACTTGGATGAATGATATACCAGATGACACTTTAGGATTAGCAATTCATTGGTCTTCTATAAAAGCAGATCAATTTACTTGTAAAAAACCTGTAGGTCAGAATTATTTTTATGCAAGAACTAGATTTGTTTTATTTGACGCTGCAATCTCTTTATTTACTATGCCTGTTGGTGCATATGGCTCTAATTCTAAAACACACAAAACACTTGGAGATCTATCTGTTCAAAATGCTGATTTAGATTTAGATATTAAAGATTTGTTAAAAGAATATAAAGAGCAAAGAGATGAATGGATGAGAGTAATCAATGCTGGTGGACATGTTACTTTTGGTCAATCATTTGGTACAACTTTTGGTGAAAAAGGAATTAAAAGATCTGATAAAAATCTTATATCTCGCCAATGGCATGATCCTTGGAATGAATATTATTGGTTACCAACCAATAATAGTAAATATATGAAACCTGGTGAAAACAAATACAAGTCAGGTTACACTATTTGGAACTATCACTACTTCACTACTGGTAGATTAGGTAGAGGTCAATAATATGAAACGCTCATTTCATAAAATCAGTAGAGAAAAAGATTTAAGAAAAACTTTTGATGATTTTATTCTTGGTAAATCTGGTGGAATAAAACATGCTCATAAAGTTTTAATTAGAAGATTTCGTCGCAATGAAAATAACGAATTACTAAAATGTAAATGCGCATCACCTTTATCAGATGAAGCTACAACTGAATCTTCTTGTAATTTTTGTTTAGGTGAAAAATATATTTGGGACGAAGAATGGGCTGAAACTTATTCGATGATGAGAGGTGGAGATTCTTTTCATACTCGATTTAGAAGAATTCAAGCAGGTGAGATAAGAACTGATTATAAAACCTTTTTCTTTCGTTACGATACTTTATTTACATATAAAGATAAAATAATTGAGTTAAAACTTGATTATGATGGTAATCCAAGTATACCATATGTTAGAAATGTAATATACAGACCTGAAACTATTCAAGAATATCGTTCTGATAATGGAAGGCTTGAATATTTAGCAATTCATTGTAGAGAAGAAAACTCCATAAGGTTGAACAATTGATGAAAAAAGATATTTTAAATTTTAATTATGATATGGACGATTTAAAAAAAGAACAAGATGTAATTCTTCAAATTTTAGATCAAGACGATAATATAATGAATCAATTAGAATCTAAAATAAAAATAGAAAATCCTTATCAAATTAATTTAAATGATTTTTTACCAAACACAAATCCTTTAACTTTAGAAGAGTTTTTTTCTACTGCTTCTAATTTAATTGCAGATGCACAAAAAAGATCTGGAATTTTAGAAAATAAAATTGTTAAACTTGTAGAAGAATATCCACCAGAAACGATGGATACTTATGGAGATGAAGTTATTACTTTCAAAGTAGTTTCTAGGAAACCTGGTATGATGAATAAAACTGGTACAGGCAGACCTGTACGTAAATCAACTTATTCATTTGAATCAGGCTCACCAAATTATCCAAATAAGATTTTAACTGTAGAATCTAGACCAGTAGATCACATTGTAGAATTTAATTGTTGGGCAAAAACAAATAAACTTGCAAATGATAGAGCTATTTGGTTAGAAAAATTATTAATAAACAATGCTTTTGTATTTGAAATCAAAGGCGCAGAAAGATTCTATTGGGAAGCAAGACATTCTGACACTTACATGACAGTTGGTGGTCAAAGATTGTTTTATAGACCAATTCATTTCTTTCTACGTTTTAGAGAATTCGATATTAAAGCTGAATCAATACTTAGAGAATTACTAATTAGTATTAACAAAATTTAGAGGAGGCTATTATGGCTTACAAAGATTTTTATACACGAGTACCTGGTGCAAATGTCACTTACAATGATGGCTCACTTTCTGTTGCAAAGAATCAGGAAGCTGGACCAAGAGTTATGATTGCTGCTAGCGCCGTAAAAGGTATTGCCGGTCGTTTATTTACTGCAGAATCTTTAGAATCTACTGTTTCAGAATTTGGTGAATTTAGTGAACTTGCAACTGCTTATCAAACAGCGCTTGCAAATTTACCTGAAGCATCAAATGTTGATTTAGTTAGAATTGCAACTAAATCAGAACATCTTTTAATTCAAAAATTAGTGCAAGCAAATTCTTCAGAATATGAAACCGTTATTAAGATTTCTCCTAAAAGACAAGGAGATGTTTTAGTAGGTAATCAACAACTTGATGCTTTCAAAGCTTTTCGTTTAGCATTGGTTCCTGTTAAAAAAGGAAATATTTACAAGCAAAGAGTTGTTATTATTCAAGAATTAACTGCATCTACTCAATCTATTATTTATGATTCAGAGTTAGAATTAACTCAAAATCTTGCAGATTTCGATGTAGAAATTAACAATGATGTTGGCAATGATCAAATTCTTTTTACACCTAGTGCATACGCTGGAAGTGCTCCTTTGAGTCTTAGTGATGCAGTATCAAAAACAATAATAATGACAGGTTGTAAAAAGTTTGACGAATTAACTATAGCTGATATTCATTCTTTTAACAGTAGTTCTACTACTGCTTCCGCAGCTGCTAATTCTTCAACATACAAAGTTACAAAACATGTAACTAGTAGTGATTATGAACCAGATTATTTAAATAAATATGCATCTTTAGAAGTTAAATATCAAGACTTAGATTATTTAACTTCTGACATGATTTATGTTGAAGGTTGTTATGCAGATGTTTTGCCTTTGGATTTAGAAAATGCAACCATTTCTCAAGCAATTGATTATGGTAGTTATAATTTAGGTTACATGTGGAAATATGTACATGAAGGCACCCCATATCTTTATATGTTTGGTAGAAAAGATGCATTAAATCCTGATAACGTTTCTACTGCTGAAAGAGTTTTGGCTACTAATGCTGGTGGTACTGTTACTCAATTAAGTTATCAAGTAGGTTCTGCTGGTGTTCAACTTGGCGATCTGCTTAATTTATTTGAAGTTGAAATTCTTGATTTAGCTGCTGTTAGTGATAGTGTTGAAATGTTTCCATTAGAGAGTGGAAAGATTAAAGTTGCTGTTAAAACAGCATCAATTGCTGATGGTACTACAAAGGAAATCAAGATTGGTAAACCAGATGAAATTATCTTTACAATCAAAATTAAATCTACCTATAGTTTAGCAGGTAAAACAGCTAAATTTACAATTAGAGCATCTAAGGTGGCTGGAACTTTAGCGCTTTCTGATTATTTGATTGCTAAGAATGATACAAATCTTGATTATGACAAAGTAATTAATTGTGATCCTTTTGTAATTAGTGCATTTAAATTAACTGGTCAATTGGTACCTGAAACCGTAATTGAAGAGTTATTAAGCTTTAGTAGTTGGACAACGCCATTAAATACAACAGTTAGCTTGAATATAAAACCAGAATATATTCGTGAGATTAGTTTCTTACATCAAGCTGCATCTATGGCCTATAAAGCTTCTAATGTATATAGACAATGCGTTGCTTTTGTACCAGTTAGTCAACCTAAACCATCAAACGATGGTGTTCAAAAATGGGCTGGTAAATCTCCTTTGTATCAAATTGATGAAGATACTGGCGAATTGGTAGTAGCTCAAAATGGTACAATGCTTCAAGGTTGCAAGTTGTTGTTTGGTGCTTCAGATTATAGAAGTGGCAGACCATTTGGTGGTATAATTCTAACTACTGGTAATCAATTGCCAAACGGCGAACCCTATGGTATTGATGATACTGATGAAGCTGTAGATTCAAAAGGATTGCCAATTGATATTGGTAAGCATGTTGTTATTGTTGGTTCTTGGGGTACTATCACTCCTCAAAATACTAGAACAGATAAGATTCTTGCTTTGCCAAAAGTTTCAAAGTTTGTAAATCTTGCACCTGCAGTTATGGGTAAGTTATTAGCTTTACCAATTAACGAAGAACCAATTGGTCCAGTTAATGGTAGAATTGCTGGCGTAAGTGTACTTGGTGTTTCTGTTCCAAAATCATTATTAAATAGTTTAGCTCTTGGTAGAGTTTGCATGTTTGACAGTGCTGGTTCATTAAGTATTCTTAGAACAGCAGCATTGCCAACTAGTGATTATACAAGAGTTTCTACTCTTAGAGCAGCTAACAGAATTCTCTCAAACATTAGAGATATGGCATTACCTTTCTTGGGTAAAACTGTTGATTTTGCAAGAACAACAATGGCTCAACGAATTGAAGGTTTTATGACCGGCGAAGTTAGACTTGGTAACATTCAAGGTTATCAACCAGCAAAAATTTCAGCTACAAAAGCTGATGAAATAGCTGGTAGATTGAATGTTTCCGTGTCATTTATTCCACCTTTTTCTTTGGAAACTGTTAATGTAGACATGACAGTTCTTCCTCCTCAATAATTAGGAGACAATTAATATGGCTAGTAGTTTAGATCTTGCTAAAACTTATACCTCTTTTGCAGGTGTAGATATTAAAGTAGTTATGAACGGTCAAGTTGCTGGTTCTATGCAAGCTGTTTCATATGCTATTCAACGTGAAAAAGCACCTATTTATGTAATGGGTTCCGTAGATCCAATCAGTTTTTCTCGTGGTAAACGTGGTATTGCTGGTACAATGATTAGTTTGATGTTAAATCAACATATGCTTAATTCAGATGCTTTTAAAAATGAAAAAGCTTACTTGGATAAAGGTGAAATTTTTGCTTCTATTGGTACAAATGCTGATGCTGCTAAAAATGTTAGCGCTAAAGGTTCATCTGAGATGCTACAAGCTTTAGGTAACAGTAATCAAACAGGTTTAAGTTTAAGTAGTGGTGGTGCTGGACAACGTACTCAATATGAACAACAAAATGCAGCATTAAAGGTAGATGATATTACTGCTAATTATGCTTGGAATAAAGTTTTTTATGTTGATCAAATTTTGCCTTTTGATGTTGTTATTCATGCTGTTAATGAATATGGTAATTCTGCTCAAATGAGATTGTTTGGTTGTGAAATTTTGAATGAAGGTTCTGGTTTCTCAATTGATGACATCGTCATTGAAAACCAAATGACATATGTTTGTAGAACTTTGTTGCCTTGGACTGCTTTAGCAGTTGCAAGCACTAGTAGTGATTTTAATAACAGTAACAGAGATCAACAAGGCACTCAAGCTTAATAAATAAATAAAAGGGCCATAATACTATTATGACTATTGAAAATAATTATAATTATCCATTCTCTTTTTCGGGAACAGATGTTGAAGCATATATAATTCAAGGTAATGAAACTTACAAATTGAATTCACTCTCTACTATTTCATTTCAAGTAAATGAAATGAGGAATCCTGTTCGAAGATTAGGTTTTGCTATTCCGGTTGGATTTACAAAAGCTATTCGTACTATTGCAGGAACTTTAGTTTTAACTGTATTGAAAGATCATCCATTAGCTTTTTTAAAAAAAGCTACTGAAAGCGAACAAAATGCAGTTAAAACTCAATGCGTAAACGGAGACTCTGCACGTTCAGGATCTTTAAGTATTTTAAATAATCAAAGTTTTGATTTGCTTTTAATTTATCAATCTGAAGGTCATAAGAGTTTTTATTCAGAATTTAAAATTAAAGGAATTAGTTTAATTTCTCAATCTATGGTAACTTCTGTAAATGACATGGTGACTGAAATGGTTTTTCAATTTATGGCAAAAGATTTTGATGATTTCAAATTAATAGAAAGAAGTGCCAAAAAGAAAGTAGCTACAAATGAACCACCAAAAGCAACAGAGTCAGAAACTATAAATCAATTAGAAAAACAAATGAATGTAGTTTTAGGTTTAATTAATGAAAATTTAACAGATGCACAAAGACAAACATTAGACAAACAAATAAATAGGATTAAAGAAGAAATCAATAAAGTGAAGGGGCGGCAAAATGACAACTGATAATTATTCATATGAGTATTTTTCTGGTGCGAATATTAAATTATTAATTAATAATAATGAAATAGATGCAGTTGGTGTATCTTATCAAGTAACTTATTCAAAACAACCTGTATACTCTTACTATTCGAATAAATTTGATGCAGTTTTAGAAGGCAAACATATTGTTCAAGGAAGATTTGTTATTAATTTTAAATCTCCTAATGATGTTTATTCTGAAGTCAAAGCAGGTTCAAATATTGATTTTTCTCAAATAGATTTTTTTGATATTACTATTGAATTTTGGATGGATTGCAGTAGTTCAAAAAAAATGAAATTAAAAAATTGCTTTATTATGGGTCATGGACAATCTATTCAAATAGATGATAATGTTATCTTGACTGAATATAATTTTATTGGTAGAGAAATAGAACATATAGATTAATAAAAAGAATAGGATTATTAATAATGCCAAAAGGTTTAATGGATGAAAGAGGGTATGTTTTATTTGGAGACGAATTAAACGAAAAAGCATTAAATGCTTTAAGAAGAAATTCTCCAACTGCAGATGTTATTTTAAAGGCAATTCCTAAAGAAGCTTTTATTCAAGCAGAATTAGAAGAAAAAGCTTTGCTTGAAAAGATTCAAAGAGAATTGAAAATTCAAACACAGGTTAATTCTGTAAAAGAAATACCTGCAAAACCTAGTAGATTGCAACTTAAAAAAATGCAATCTACTGAAACGGAAAGTGTCAATAACTTGCCAGAAAACAATGTAAATATTTACACGAAAAATCGTGTAAATAAAGACACTATTTTTCAAGAGTTTATTGACACTTTTGATTTATGTACAAAAGATTTTTATTTTAAAATTCCTATGTACAAAGTTACTTTAGAAAAATTAAAGTTAGAACAGTTGTATAAGTATGAACAGATACCACTTGATATTTTAGAAAAATATAGTATCTTATTTGAAAAGGCTATCCCGCCACTATACAAAAAATTAGAAATCCAAAGAGAGTTAACAATGAATTTAGACGATGAATTAGAATCTTTAGCAAATCAAACTTCTGGTCAAAATGAAAATCCCGAAGTTATGATGAAACAACAAATTTTTGAATTACTTGAAAACAGACCTGATGCTCCAACTGTTAATCAAATTAAAATTTGGAAAGATGAATATGGTCAATCAGGTGTACATGTTATGGCTTTTGGTCAAGACGATGTATATGTATATCATCATCTGACTAGAAAACAATGGCGTACAATTAAAGACATTATGTCTAAATTAGATCCAGAACAATCCGATGAAGTCGAAGAAAAATTAAAAGAAAAAGTTTGCGTTGGTTGTGTTTTGTATCCAAAGCTAGATACAAAATGGGTTGAAAACTGTAAGGCTGGTGTAATTGATTCTCTCTATCAAATGATTCTTTTAAATAGCGGATTTTTAACTCCTCAACAAGCAATGCTTTTAACTGCACAATTATAAAATGAACTTTTTAGATAGAATTAAATCAAATCATACTTATTATAAAATTAACTTTGGAAAACAAAGTTTTGTATTTAGGAATCTTACTATTAAGGAAAGCAAAATCTTTATTGGTATTATGGAAAGCAAAAGTATGATGCCTTTAATTTTATATGAAGAAATATTTAAATTAGTATATATTGGAGATACATCTTATTTAAGCGAAAAAACACCAATTGGTTATTTAATAACTATTGGTCAATTAGCTTTAAAATTAAGTACTGAAGAAAAGCAAACTGATATTCTATTTAAAATAGCTAAAGTCAGAAAAAAGAATAGTTTAGGCACTGTTTATGAGCATATGCGTTCAGTTATATTAAATGTTTTTAAATCATATAAATTATCTGAAATTGAACAAATGACTCAAGATGAATTTGTTGAGCTATTTGTTGTTGCAGAAAATGTAATGACAAAAACAACACCTAATTTTAAACGCTTAGATTTAAAAGCTCTATATGATTCTGTAAATTCACCACCTAAAGAAAAAGAGAAGGAAAAAGAGATTGTACATAGTAATATTGATGTAAGTGCTGTTGCTTCTGATATGTCTACTTTGGAAAGTTCAGTTGGTTATTGGGAAAAGCAAGAAGCTGAAGAAAAATATAGAAAAGAACGAGAAGAAGAATTAAAATTAAAAATGTTAAGAGAATTAGACGCTAGACATAAACGGGGTTAATAATGCAACAAGCAGAAGGTCGTGGTAGAGGTTACTTTACCGCTGAAGGTACGCCTCCAGAAAATAGTTTCTTATTTGAATTTTTAGTAGAAAATTCAGTTTATGTAGCTGGTTATTTTGGAGCAAAAAAACTTTCGCAATACAATTTAGCTCAAGGTAAAAACACTGCGTATGATTTAGTTCAAAAACAATTGCGCAATACACTTAATACTTTGCCTTTTACTTTTGGCGTACTTAATACTTTCCGTATTCCAGAGTTTATGTCACCATATATGTCACCTAAAGGTTTAGGTTTAGGTGTAGAACGCAGTGTAGATGCATCTAATAAAAAACAAATTGGTCAATACACTTTTCAACAAAAACATTTTGATAATAACGAAACGAAAGTTGCTTTAAAAGAAATTCTAGGAGAAAAAGCTTATCAAAAAATTGCAAATAAAATAGATATTCCAACAGTTGATATTAATCATGAACTTCGATACGAACAAGAATTAGACAATACTGGTAGGGGTAAATTATTTTTACGTTCTTTTAATGCACAAAAAGAATTAATACATCAAGAGTTAGTTTCTGATGAAGTTATGTTGATGTTTAGAGGTTATAATGCAGACGCTTATGATATTTTAACTTCAGCTGATATTGAACAAAAACCAAATCCAGCAAATGTAGCTGTGCAACAAAGTTTAGAAATACCAAGTAAACTTCCACAAAAAGAAGGCGCACTCAATAAGATATTTTCAGAAGTAGACGCACATGGAAATATTAAGAGTGCAGCTAAATTTTCTTTAATTCCATCAATTGGAGGTTCATTAGAAAGTATACCTGATTTAAAAAGACGCACTGCATATTTAACTTCTTATTTAAATTTTGGTTTTAACAGATTCAATAGGCTTTTATCTGCTACTGCTGATCAAGTGCCTGTACTTGGAGATTTTGTTGGTAAGGTTGCTGATAAATTACATTTGAATTTAAGAACTACACCTGGCCCAGCATATAAACAATTTTTTTCTTTAGGTGCTAAAGCTACTGCTTTATCTGCAGCTTATTTAGGGTTGGAAACAATAGATCATTATAGAAGAAAATTTGATACTCCAAGTCATTTAATTATAAGTAGTGCTTTAGCTTATGGAGCTAGTCATTTGTATGGTTCTGTGACTGAAGCAGCAACCAGAAAATTTAAACCTTTACAAATTGGTATTGCTGCATTTGGTATGCAAATGTTACCTGGCTTTAGTGAAGGTTTGGTACCAGGTATAGCTACTATGTTTACATCTTTAGACGTTGGTAGAAGTTATCTTGGATTAGCTACTGGTATGAGTTTTTATAGAAGAGGTATTGAAGGATTACTTCCAGGATTTACTGATCCATCAATTGGTATTGGTGTAGGTTTGGCTACTGTTGGGTTAGCATACTCTAATATCCTTAGAGATAGATTATTAGATGAAAAATCAAAACCTTTACTACCTAAAAAATTTTTAAATAGATATGGTTTTATGCAAGTTCCAGATTTAACAACTGGAAACATGATAGATATGTATCGAAATAAAAAGGGGTTGATACTTGGTGCAGATAAAAAGACTGAACATTTTAATCTTTTGAAAGAATTATTTTACGAAACTGAATCAGAAATATTTGAAAAGTACAATCCTATATTTGGTACATTTTTTCAAAACCAAGATAAAATAGAAGGTTTAAGTGATTTACAATCTAATTTTAAAAATTTAAATTCTCAAATTAAAAATTTAAATGAAGTAATTTCTAAAGTAAATCCTACTGATGCAAGTAAAATTGAAACTTTAAATAAAGAACTAGAAACATTAAAAGCAAATAAACAAAATTTATTAAGAACATCTCCAGTATTTAAAAGATACTTTGATATTTTAAATAGTAGAGTAGGTGAATATTCTTCAGTTAATATGGAAACTACTGGTAAAAGTAACCTTTTAAATAATTTTTTTAAAATAATTACTGAAGAATTTTTTAATAACGAAGATGATATTACAGCAAGATCCAGAAGACTAGATTTTGATAATGAAATCCATAATTTAATAAAAACAAGAGTATACGATAGACAAAATACTAAGAATTTTTTGAACTACTCTTTATTGAATAGAGTTGAAAGTATTAAAGCTTCATATTTAAACAGTAAAAGTCTTTTTGCACCTATTATGGAAAGAATGGAGATATTTGCTACTGAGTTTTATCATGCAATGCAAGGTGCAACTATGCAAGGTGATGAATTTGATACTCTTGCAAGATCAATTGATTACACTCCATTTTTTAGAAGACTAGGTACTGTTTTTGCTGGGGGTTTCTTATTACATTCAGTAATGACAGGTAGTCTTTTAGGTACAATGGAAAATCCAGGGGAATTAAAAGAGATATATAGTGGTAATAAATTTGTTGATGTTAGAAAGGGTAGATTCTGGGAAGGTGGTGGCTTGCCTTATGAAGGTTCTGATGTCTTATATTCAAGACCACATGCATATCATTTATTAATGACTAGAGCAGAAGAAAAATCTATTTGGGGAGAAGAAGACGAACAATACAATCCTATATCTAAATGGTTCTTAAAAAACTTTACTTATCATTTAGAAGAAAAACATTTTTATGATAGACCTTATCCTATTACTGGTGTTGCTTTTGAAAATGTTCCTATTCTTGGACCCATTCTGGCTCATACTATTGGTCGTTTAATAAAACCAGCAAAGATAATGCATGCTAATGAATATATGCGTGTAAATGATAATAATGAATTAGAATATTATTATCCTCCTGAAGTTGGTACTACAAGAGAAATTGGTGGTACTACACCAAATGGTCCACCAATTTCACCTTATGAAGGAAAATTACTTCCTGGTAAAATTCAATATCAATTTAGAGAACTTGAAGGTTTAACTGGTTGGGTTAAAAATATGGTTCAGAAAGCAGTTACCGGAAGAGAAATATATGGAACAGATTATCCTGTATTAGCTAGTGCTAATCAAATAGATTCTTCAATTGCGGCTTTTTGGGACAAAGATCTTGGGGGTATGATGTTTATGTCTGAAGCACTTAGACGTTTGTATCCAAGACCAAAAAAAGAAATAGAACAATATAATCCAATCAGTAATACTATGCCATCATGGATGCCTGATAAATTTAGAAGAGGCGACCCATATACAAAAATACAAAATGCCTATGCTAGATTACCTGGTGAAGGTTTTGAAGCTGTATTTCCAGTACTAGAAGGATTTGAACCAGAAGATTATCCTGATGTATTTAAATATAAAATATTAGCAGATGTAGACCCTACTTCTAGAGAAGTTGTTAAATTAAGAAATCAACTTTATGAAAGAAGAGCTGCTGGAATCACTAGTGAATTTGAAAACAATTTAATGGATATGGTTGCGGAATCTCATGCTAAAGTATTAGGCATGCAAGAATTTAAAGGTTACGAGAATCAAATAAAAATACCTGTTTTATCAGATGTAACTCAAGCAGGTTATTATCAATTAAAAGAAGGTATTAGAACGATAGCACAACCTGTTGAATCTGTTGTTCCTTTTGGTTTTAGACCTGCACAAAAATTACTTGGTGGAGAGAGAGATGCAATTGATCAATATGAGTATGAAAGGTTGTATGGTACTCAATTAGCTTTTTGGGATAAACCAATTAGAGATTGGGTTAGACCCGCATTTTATTCAGGATTGAATGCTTTAGGCTGGGAAGGTAAGCCAGGATATGTTGAAAATAGAGAAGCACTGTCTAAACAATATGATCAATTGAATTTTTACAAATTCATGAATCTTTCTCAACAGGCTGGCAGCATGTATGAGAAGAAACAAATGTTAGCACAAGCAGCCAAAACTAGAGCTGGTGTAAATCCCTATGGTGATCCTTTAAGTATCTATATGTCTTTGCCTAGTGAAGAAAAGAAATTTTTTGATGCATTTGCAAATGCACAAGGATCTGAGCGAGATAGAATTTTGGAAATGATTCCAGAAGATCAACAGCACTTGTATCAAGGATTATGGAGTAATCTTGATGCAGGTATAGATCCTACTTCTTTGATTGAAGAAAAACCAAGATATGATGAGCGATATCTACAAGAACAATATTCTAACTTAGATATGGGAGAATATCCTATGCCTGAACCTGATTGGGTTGGTTGGAATAAAGAAGTAGATATAAATGATATAAAAGTAAATTATGTTGCTTCTTTAGGGGACGAAATGAGAGATTATGATCTTTGGGATTCTCAAGCTAGACGTGTAAAAAGACATCATGCTTTAAATAAAGCACATGAATTTATGTATGAAGAGTCTTTTTCAAATAGAGGTATGGTTGATAGTTTGTTAAGATATGCAAACCCATATGAAAGATTAAATAGTAATTTTACTGTAAATACAACAAGTGATTTTCAAAATAGAACACAATTGATGTATAACGATGATAGACAAAATGAAATAAATGCATTCATTAATTCTTATAGAAGTGGATACTGATAAATGACAAATCCAAGTTTAATTTATAATGTTTATAAAAAAGACACAGAAGAACGTAGAGCTTTTGCAAGAAATAGTTTTGATGTTTTAAAAACTATTGGTGGTGCTTCTTTTGTTTTAGGTGCAGGTTACTTAGGATTTGCAAATGATAATCCTAATATGAAGAACCCTATTCCTGGTGTTAGAAATTTAACTAATTTTATGAATTCTAGTGGGATAAAGGAAGACACTGCATTACCTACTAGAAAAATTGGTAAAGCTATTAGAGATAGATCAATTAGTGATTATCAAGCTAGAAATGCTTTAGCAAAAGAGAAAGCAAAAGAAGTTACACTTAATTTATTTGATGAAATGGCTACTGTAGATGCTCGATCAAAATTAGATGAAATTTTAGCTGCAAAAGAAAATCAAAGAATTAGTCATTTATCAGTTATATTAGATATGGTTAATGATCCTGATTTAGCTTTAGATGAAGAAGCTAAAGCTAAATTAATAACAAAGGTTCGAGGTGCAATTGAAGATTCTTCTAGAATGAGTGATGCTGACAAAGCAGATATAGCAGGTTTTTTAGATTCAATTAGAAGTAATAAAACGCTCGAAGAAAAATATGTTAGTTTACATCAAAAAAATTCTAGTGTTGCACATTTAATATCTACTAGCTCTCGAAGAACTAATAATGGTGGAAATGTAACTATCACTAATCCATTCGAAACTTTTAGTGCGCAAAAGAATGTGAATACAATTTATCATAAACAAAATTTAACTGCATCATCTTTACAAGATGATCAGCTATGGAGTATTTTTAAAGGTAAAAGTAACGAAGTAAAGAACACTGTTCTAAATAGATTTAATATAATTAGTGATCATTTGAGATTGGGAAATAATAATCCTAATTTTAAAGTTTCTTTTGATATTATAAAAGAAGCTAATGAAGATGCATATGGTGTTTATGCTAGAATAAGTTCTACTCATAATAGATCTTCAAAACAACCATTAATAATTCCTTTAATGGCTGCTGAAGGTACACATGGAAGATATGTAAGATTATCTAGTGATTACGGAAATGCAAAGGTTGCACATAATCATTATTTTGATGCAGCAGATTTTGCTGAAGTTAGTAAGGGTGCGAATCTTGCTGAAAAACAAAAAATTGCTAGAAATATTTTTGCAAAAAAAATGCCTAAATCTTCTTTTGAAGATTTTGCAATTAATTTATTAAAAACTTATTCTCCAGAAGACATTCATTATATGAATCAAGCTGAAAGAAATTCTTTTATGGAAGTTCTTTCTGGTTTAACTCAATATTACCCTACGCATGGTCAAATGAATTTTGGTTATGCTGGTATTCAACAAAAGCACGGCATTCAAATAATGTCAAATACTGCTTATTTTTTTAATAGAGGTAAAACAGGTGGTCAATTTCCTGTAGATTTAAATGAATTAGTATCTTTAAATATTGGTATTTTTGGTCCTGCACAAGGTCAAGCAGGTACAATTAGAAAGGAATTAAAGAGCACTTCTTTTGAACAACAAGCTGTAATACTTGATCCAAATGCAATTCTTGGACGTCAAAACGTTTCTAATCCTGCAGTGATACCTTATAATATTGCTAGAACTCATGGTATTAAAGATCAATCTTTATTACCTGGTTCTGCACGTATTGCTCAGTTATTTGCTAAACCAGAAGCTATGCTTGGTTATTTTCCTGCAAATACTAAATTTGAAACCTTTGAAGATATGCAAAGAGGAATGCAATCTTTAAGTTTTGGTAGAACTGGTTCTATTAAAACATCTGCAACTAAAGGTGCTGATTTATTAGTAGTTGGTAAAGAATTTCAAAATTTAGATTTAGTAGGTGCAAATACTGGTGTAATTATAGATTTCAATAGTAATGCTAAAAAAGGTCAAAGATTAGGTTTGGCAGATGCAATGCAATATAGAGGTGGTATGCATTTAGTATCAGAACCTTTACAAAAATCTTTTCAATATACTAAGGGGATGACTAATCTAAGTATTTATGAATCTGATGTTTTTCAAAAGATATTAGCTGGTGAAGAAGTTAATTTGTTTGGAAGTGAATTAGAAACTTTTTTTAAAAATTATGGAGATAAAGATGGAAATCTAGTTTTAGGTTTTAAAGATAACATGCCTACTTTGATAAAAAAACAAAAAGGCATGATGGGTTTGAAGTTAAAAATGAATACCAATGTTAATACTGAAAGAACTGGTATGTTTAGTATTGCTGGTGAAGTTTATGGTAGTCATGAAGGTAAGATATTTTCAGAAGCTGTTAAGGGTGTTTTCTTTGGTGAAGAACAAATACTTGATGAAGGTGGTATGAAAAATGTTTTAGCGCAGGCTTTATATAAAAAAGATCCAGTTACTGGAAAATTTATAAATAGAGAAGCTGCAATGCAAGAAGCTAGTCGTTTTTTTGAAAATACTTATATGAAAACATTTGGTGGTAAAATTGAAAGTACAATGTTAGCAGGTATGGACGTTGTTACAAAGGGCCCACAATTTTTGTCTTCTTTACTTTATGGTTCTTTAAAAATGTTAGGTTATGCTGATGATTTTATTGAATCTAATGTTTTTAATATGCAAGGAAAAATTGAAGCTGCTGAAATGGATACAAAGGTAAAACAGCATGCACCTAAATATCAAAAGATTGTAGCAGAAAATATCATTGAAACTTTTTCTAATTTAATTGCTGATAATGCTGAATTACCTACTGCATCAGGCGCAACAGCTCAACAAGTAACTCCTGAAGTTTTAGGAAACTTGTTAATTCCTGCGTACCATAATTTAAAAGAACCAGCAACTGAACCTGGTAAAAAAGCCGTTGCTTTTAAAGATCAATTAAAAGGTCTTTTAGCTAATACAAGATTAACTGCTGAGCAACAAAAAGTAGTTTTTGAAACTGCTGAAAGAGGATTTTTTATTGGTGCAATGTCTACATTTGCTGGTACACAATCTACTATTAACAAAGATAGAATGGCTAGAGTAGAACCTCGTTTTGCTAACTTTGTAATGGGTAATTTAATGGGTATGTTTCAAATGAATGAAGATGAAGCAGCAGAATATATGGCTGAATTATTTTCAAAACAATCTGGTGTTGCTGAAAAAGCTCAAGCAATGACACCATTGCTATTAATGGGGCAGTCATTGCATCCCAGTATGGATGCAGGTGCTTTGAAACATTCAATTGATGATTTTGTAGGTCAAGGTTATTTGTTTAGAGCCGATGAAGAATTTACTAAAAAGTTTTTAAGAGCAAATGTTGATATTGATTCAGCTACCGCTTTAAGTAATTTTTTAAAAGAACAACAAGAATTAAATCCTCAAGCCATGGGCTTTGTTATGGATATTCAACAAATGTTTCTTAGAGGTGTTGAAGGTAATGAAAATATAAATACTGCTGCATATCAAAGCTTTTTAAAACAAATTGGCGAAACTAAAACTGAAATTGTAGTGCCTTTAAGCAATGTTTTAGATGTTGTTTCTGGTGTTGAAATTAAAAGTAATCAAAAAGATTTAAAAATTGAATCTGAATTATATAGAAAAGTAAATGATATTTTTGCTTTTTTAAGAGAAGCATCTACTTCAACTGAAGAAGTTGATCAAACAAATAAAGTAAATCAAGCAATGTATCATGTAAAACAATTACAACACATGTTAGGGGGTATGCAACGACAGATTTTAGCTGGTAGAATGTCTGGTTCTGCAACGTTAGAAGGTAAGGGTGTTCGTTTAGGTGATCCTGAAAAAGATCAAATTACTAGATTTGTAAGCGATGATTTAGATAATGCTAAAATTCTTCAAAAAATGAATGCAGCTTTTATTGAATCCAATGGTTATAATATGTTTTTGGATACGCAAGCATTTATGTATGCTAGTAAAACGTTTAATGCACAAGATCCAACAGAAAAACGAGAACTATATAAAAAGTTTTTATTTGGTATGGAAGAGGATGTTTTGCAAATTTCAGATGGAACTATGAGAATAGTAAATAGTTTAGAAAATGGAAGTTTTAAACCTCAAGGTATTTCGGGTATAAATTTTCGTAATCCACAACTAGGTATGTCTCACATTGCTTTAAATATTGATATGTATAAATATATTGGGGAGAATCTACCTGAATCTCATTATTCTGATGTGTTGAATTATAATACTAAAGGGCAAATATTCTTATCATCTTTATCTGAATTTATGGGTAATAACAGTGCATTTAGAGATAAGATAATTCAGAATGGCGGCGAAGATGTTATTAATTACATTGATCAATCAATACAATCAGCAGCCGATTCTGGAAATAACTTTTCTTTTTTAAATTTTAAAACTTTAAATGTTTTAAATCAATTAAACAAAACTGGTATTTTTAAAGATTTATCGTTTGATTTTCAAAAAACTACAATGGAATATTTAACTAATAAAAGAAATAAAATAGAAAGTAACGTTTCTAATTTAAATGAAAGAATTTTTAATTTACAAACTGCATATCAAAGAAATGTAAAAGGTATTGAAAATACTTTAAATTCTAATCTAATTTCAAGTTATGAAAATCTTCAAGAAAGAATAGCAAAAGCAAGATTCTTTTCAAATCAAAAGCAACAAAAGCAAGAACGTTTAGCTGGGAATATACAACAAAAACAAGATTTCATTCAAACTTTACGACAACAAAGAAGTGAAATGTTTAAAGGTAATTTTTCTTATACTAGAATAAATAAAGATACTAATGTTGAAGAATCAGTAGATAGAGTAGGAAAAGGGTTTTTAAATTATTATAAACAAAAATCTTCTAATATAAAAGATATCAAAAATGATAGGAATCGAAGACTTCAAGCAGGCAGGTTATTAGGTAAGGATTCTAGATATGCTTATAACAGTTTGAATCCTAATATGATACTAGATAGTACAGGGACTTCTTTTGAAAATGTTGGAGATCAAATAAAAAGAACTGATGCTTTAGATAGATATTATAGAGGATATGGATATGACAATACTTATGAAGAAGCTATAATTAAAAATTATAGAGAAATTGATCTTCAATCTCATAGATTGAAATTACTTTTGACGCAAAGTAAACGTAGTAAAAGTAATTTAGAGAAACTAAATAAACAACGTGATTTTCAAAAAGTAATTATTAATTCTTTTGGTGGACATGAAGAGGAAATTTTAAGTCAAATCGAAGTATTACATCAAAGTGGAAAAAATAAAGGAAAGCCTATGCTTGATAAGTTTGGTAAACCTGTTTATAAAACCCAAACTGAGAAATTTTTAAATTTAACAATCATACATCCTGATTTTCCTATTACAAATAAAGAGATTCTTGAAACTTTTGGAAGTCATGAATTTTACAATAGAACAAAAATAGAAGAGTTTAATAAAGTATTTGAAAGCATGAAAGATACCATGCAATCAGATGAAGCTAATGCTTTTTTTAAGAATAAAAAAGCAAGATTAAATTTATTTGATTTCTTATATGAGATGAATAATTCCGATTTAAGTTTTGAAGAAAGAACACAGCTTGAAAACAAAGGACTTGGTCGTGCTAGAGTTGCTAAAAGATTTATACCATTTATAGATTCTTTAGATGATGATGCTCAAAAAGTTTTTTATGAACATGATGGATCTGATTTTCTAAAAGACTCTGAAGGTAACAAAATTAGAAAAATCATAACTTTTGATAGGGAATCAAAAACTGTAACTAGAAACGGCAAGGAAAGAACTTATTCTGGGTTTAATTATATAAAATATAATATTGAAAATATTGATGAGAATGGAAATTTAATTGATTACGCAGACCCTAATGATCCTAATAAAACTATTGTAAAATATATTTCTGACAAAAATAAACAAGTAAGTGTAAATAGCAAAACAGTATATACTTATTTAGAAAATTATATTCAACAATTAAGTAGTGATCCTACCGAACATTCAGATTTAAATGATAATCCTATTTACAAAGCATTTTTTAAAATTTTTAATTATAAAAAAATGAATGAAAAAGCTAGTAGTATTAATAAAGAAATCAAAACATTACAAGAAGCATATGCTCATTTTGGATATTCTCCTGCACTAGCTGAAGATGTCATACAAAAAGGATTAAATAGATTTTTAAATGATTCTAAACTGTATCGAGAATCATTAAAAGAAAATTTAAATTTAAAGCGTCCAATAAGTCCTACTGAAATAAATAGCCAAGCTATTAGTGATATTTTTGCATTGCAAGATTTTGGTTTACAACAAAATAGAACTTTAGGAGTTGATACTGATCAATTAGATTTATTAGAATTGCCTAGATTTTTACATGAAGTCAAAGATGATTTTGCTGAATTATTGTTTACTTCGGATTATCTTAGGCGTGATGTATCAAATAATTTTACAGCAATGACTTATGATGAGAATGGAAAATTGATACCATTCTCAAAATTACATAAACAAGAAAAGAAGAAAGCGATTGAAAGTTTGTTTTCTTTTGTAAAAACATTAATGGAAGATCCAGATGTTCCAACCACAAATCATTTTCATGCAACTTCAATGCTTTTTGATCTATTAGAGAATCTAAAAGAAGGTAAATACCAAGATCAAATAACTAATACAAGTAATTCTGAAGCAAAAATTCAAGAATTTACTTTAAAAAAACAATTTGTAGAATCAATGATTCAAGGAAAAACAAAAGGTGCAAATAACTTTGTAAATTCAATGTTATATTATGCACAATCTATAATTCCTAAAATGCTCATACGGGAAGAACAAGAAATTTATCAAGCTCGTAAAGATTTTCTTCAATCGTTTTTTAGTGATGAATATGATTATCATGTTGTTGATGATGAAGGTAAATTTGTTAGAAATATTACAGATTCAGACGAAGACAAAGCTTTAATTAAAGCTTTTCAAGATAATTTAAAACAGAATCCAGATCAAACAACTTTTGGTAAAATATCTGCTACTCGATTAATGAAACCTTTTGAAGAGTTAGATGATGATCAAAAAGAGTTTTATAAAAATCATTTAGAGAATAAAGTAGAAGAGGCTTTAGGTGAAAAACAAAAGAAAGCACTTTCTAAAGTAAAAATAATCAAAGGTTATGAATTAGGACCCGATGGAAAACCTGATAAAACAAAACCTACTTATCATGACGAAAGCAAACAATACAGCACTTTAGAAGAATTAGATGAAGATATATCTAAATACGAAGCAGAAGAAAGAACAAAATATAAAGTAGGGCGCATTAATAAAAATGCTCAGTTAATTAAAGAAGAAGAAGAGAAACTAGCTACTTTACAAGAAAAAGCAAAAGAAGCTAGACGAGAAAAATTTAATATTGATTCATCAATTGATGAATTAGAAAATAATGGTCTAAGTCGAAAAACTAGTGCAAATTTCTATTATGAAGAATTAGCTTCTGATTTTGATGAGTATGATACTGATGGTAATATAATAAAAAAGGGAGAACTTAAAAATCTAGCAATAGATACTGAAGGAAATGTGATACTTGATTCAGAAGGTAAACCTACATACGTTAATGCACTTGATGATATGGGGATGCCAATTACTTCTAGACAACCAGAAACTTTTCTAGGTAAATCGGATATAATTTTAGGATTAGAAGCTTTTACTGAAGAAGAAGAAATTAATTTAACTAAATATAATCAAGAAACTGGTGAATCAGAAATTGTTTATAAAACTAATTACGATCCTGAAACAGGTACACATATACCAACTGATGAACCAGAGAGAATAACTGTAAAAAAAGTAAATAAAGATTTATTAAAGAACTTTATTCGTGCGCATAATTATTTTACAGAAATGGATGAACTTATTTATGATGATTTTTATCATGAAGAAGATGAAGCATATTATGTAGAGCATGATGATGTACGTACAAAACAAGAACAATTATTGGAAAAAGTAAAAAATAATGAAGACAATCTTTTGCAAAAATTAGACGATTTTGAACAAGGTGATTCTCAAAGATTACTTTATAAACCAATTCTTCGTTCACCGAGAAATATGGATTTAACAACTTTAGAGCAAAATGAAAAAATTGAAAAATTACAAGGTTTTATAGAAGAAGAAAATGTTAAAATATCAGAGATAGATAATAAAATAGCAAATATAGATTTAACTGAAGAAAAACAATATCATAGTTTAGATGATATTATTAATGAAGCTGTAGATCTATATGATCAGAATTATACAAGAGCTACTGGTTTGGGTGCTGGTAGAGCAGTGTATCCTGAATTTGAAACTACTTTTAAATTTGAAAATACAAAAGATCCATCTAATACTTTCGATATAAAAGTACGTACAGATATATCTAGAGCTGCAGTGGGTGACTTTGACGGTGATATCTATCAAATCATTTTAAATAATGAAAAAACCAGTAATGCATTCAAGGGTCAGATACAAAGAAATATAAGAGAGATGCAAAAAACCGGTGCCATGATGGTTGTAAATATGGAGATTGCTAAAAAAGCAATGTCAAAAGTTGCAGAAAGAATGGATGTTGCAAATATTACATATCAAGATTTATTAAAATCAGAATCTTCAAAAGAAAGAATTCTTAAAGCTGGTACTGGTTCTGTTGACGTTGCAGTTAAAAAAGTAGCAGTTGGTGCAGCTTATAATTTAGCTAAAGGAAATATGAATTTAAATGATTTTAGAAAAACAGATTTAGCAGCACAATTATTGATTTCTGCTTCTCAAGAATCTGTTGTTATTAAATCTAAATCTCTTGATTTAGCTACTAATATCGGCGAGCTATTTACTAAAACTTTGAACACAGCTTTTGAAACTGGGGATACTACTGATTTTGAAAACTTTATGAGAGGAACTGTTTTTAAAGACACCGATTTCTTAAATGATTTAATTGTAAAAAATGTTAGTGTAGAAAATATGCCTGAACCATTAGCTTCAGCTTATACAGAAGGTTTAAATAAAGAGAGAATTACATTTAATCTTGATGATATTTTTGAAGGGCTCAGAAATATTATTAAAACTGTAAAAGCAAATAATTTAAGTCCTTACGCTTCTGACAATATGCTAGGCGCTTTAATGAGCGCAGGTAAGAATAAACGTTTTACAAATGAAGATTATTTAAAGTTGGTTAGAAATTTTGATGTGCTTGAAGCTGCGGTTGGATCTCAAGGTTTAAGTACTCCTGAACAACAAGCTTTATTTGAAAACCTACTTGGTAATAGACAATCAAATGTTTTAAATATGATTGGTGATAATATTGCTAATTTATCAAACATGAAGATGACTGCTGCTACTGCAGCAGTAGTTGGCGCATCATATTTATTATCTTCTTCTTATGATACTGAAGAACTTCGACCTGAAGAAATTTTTACTGATACAAGAGTAAATGAGAAAATTAAAAATAGAGAATTAGCTCAAGTTCAAAATTACAATTCAGATGTATCAATGTCTCCAGACTCTATGCAAAGACCTTTTTATAAAGATATGGTTGGTAGAGTTCAAAGTCCTGGGAGTACAATGCTTGCAAGAAATCAATCATATTTAATTAAAGGAAACGTTAGAAATATTGAAGAAGCGAATTATATGAATAAGATTGCTTTGCAAAATGGAGGTAGTTCAAGTATCATGATCAATGATAATCGTAGACCATTAACAGGTGGTTATCTTGATCAACTTATGGGAGAATAATTTTGGCTGTTTTAGACTTAAATAAAGAAATTATTAATAGAGATTATTTTGAATATACTGGAGAAATGGTTTTTTCAGAAGTAAGTAATCATTTACGAGAATTAGGAGAAAATACAGGATTTATTTTAAATGATATTTTATTTCCTATTCCACCAATTTCTATTCAAATTCAAAAAGATAATTTTAATTGGGGTTATAAAACATTAAGATCAAAGACAACCACTAAAGTTGTTTCTGGTAGAAGTAGTGTTGGTATTCAAATTAAATTATTATTTAATAGAGAGATGATTTTAATGTTACATAGATTGATTATTCAGATAAGGAATAATCCTTTTGTATGGGTAAAGAATGATTATATTAAAAATTCTATTTTAGAAATTGATCCTAATTTAGCATTTGATAAAAATAATCCTACTAATTTGTTTTGCACTGTAGTCGGATTTAGAATTAGTTCTTATCAAGCTGGTGTTTCTTCTTTTGAAGCGGAATTGGATTTAAAATATTTTAATTATTATCCTTATTCTCCTAATTTGATGTTTCGAAAAGAATTAGAATCACTTTTAATACCCATAAGCGATACTTATTTTTCTAGTTTTGTTTTCCCTGTTTTTGATATTAAAAAATTAGCACAAATAAGATATACTTTAACAACACAAACACGAAATCAAGAAGCAACTACAGAAACAAATTCTACTTCTAATTCTACTAAAAAAGAATCAGAAACATATTTTACTTCAATGTATAGAAATTTAAAAAAATATAATTTTTCAATGAGTGTTAGAGAACCTTATTTTAGTAACGTATATGTTAGATATTACAATTATTTGCAAATTAAATCTTTGACTGAGAACTTTGGAATTAATTGCGTTGATCAATCAATCTTTAATAAAGAAGAAATGAAAGTCTTAGAATCTGGTTTAGTTGGGGAGAATTTTCAAAATTTAGTAATAGGATTGCATTCTGCATATTTACCTGAATACATAAAAATAAAATTGATTTTAAAAATGTTAGAAAAAGATTTAAATATGAAAATCTATTATAATCAATATTACTATTTGAATTTACCAGGTGAAGTGTTAAAAAACTATAGACTAGAAATTCTAAATGGTACAGAAGTCATAAGTGATCCTAAAGAAAAAAAAATTAGAATTCTTGAAAATCAAAAGAAAATAGCTCAAGCTTTAATCAAAATTTCAAATGAAGAAGGTAATTAAAAATGAATGAATTAGGTATCAAAGGATTAATGACTGCAAAAGAATATGCAGCTGCACAAAACATGTCAATTGAGAGATTAGGGATTTCTGACGAATATGCTGAAGTAATGTATTTTGGTATTGGGGATTCTACAGATGATTACAATGTACCAAAAGTCAGACAAGCTTTAAAAAATAAAGCTACTGCATTTGCAACCGCATTAAAAAGATATAGTAAAGCTACAAAAAAAGTAATTTTTCTTACAGAAGGTAGTACAGGCTGTCCACCTTGTGTAGAGGGATTTCAAATTCTACATGGTGGGTTTTTTGATAATATTTCTAATTCTCCAATTTCGATTAATTTAAAAAAAGTAGATAAGCCTTTAACCCTATATTTATTAGATGATACTTATTCTCGTTTTTATAGTAATACAACTAAAGAATTAATTAATTCTTTAGGATTTAACAATTCAGAAGAATATAAAAAGTATATTAAAGAAAATTTTTGTTTTATATTCTTTTTCACTGACGGTAGAAGTCATTTTCGTTGGCTAGCAGAAAAAAGACCAGGAGACAGACCAGGCGCAGTAGAGCCTGGAAAAAATGAATTTACTGCGCCTATGGGACAGTATTACGAAATAATTAACGATCATTTTTATGTAATGTCAGAGAAAACATATGATATATTTTATAAATATTCTAAAACTGAATTCTTTTTTATAAAAGAATTCTATAGTCAAATAAAAAAACCAAATAATACTCCATTTAAAGAGAAAATGGATTTTTTTATTGATATGGGAAATCAAGTAGAAAGTTTTAAAGGAGAATCTGTATCTGAAGAAGTAAGAGAAAAAATAAATGATGCTTTACGTACTTTAAAATCAAGAAAAAATTTAGAAATAGCTAACGAGAATTCCTTTTATACTTTTCTTGCAGAAAATTTTAACGATGCTCAAGTTTCTGAGTTTTACGATTCTGGCAATGAAGTTTATCTACCTTCTATTTCTTTAAAGAAAAATCCTGAATCTATTAAATTTATTGAAAAATTTTTAATTGAAAATCCTAGTTCAACAGATACTAAAGAAAGACTTACAACTAATTTGGAAAAATTAAGAAAATTAGAACAAGGTAATATAGATGAAAACATGCAATTCCAATTTCTTAATTTTAATAAAGTAACTATTAACAGTTCCATTTTAGTACATTATGATAATGTAAAAAATGAAATAAATTTACGTTTTAGTTCAGGTACCCCAGAAGGATTTGCTATTTATGGAAAAGGTTTAGACAAATTAGTAAAAGAGGAAGAAGTCTTTAAAATAATAGCCCCTTTTATTAGGCTTTATTTTGATAAATTTGGTTATAAATTTGCAGATAATACCTTAAGGTATTATCTGCAACTAAGACCTTATACAAAAAAAGAAGAAGTAAAACCTCAAGCGATTGTACCTGCAAATGCTACTCCTGAACTGCCTGCGCCTCCACCTCAACCAATACCTGAACCAGTACCTCCACCAGTAGTAGAACCAGCTCCTGTCGCTGAAATTCCACCTGAACCACCGAAACCAGAACCAAAACCTGAAATTCAGACACCAACGCCTGTTGTTGAAGAAGCATGGCCACTAAAATATTTAACAGAAGATGATTTAAAAACATTCAAAACAATGAATTCGTTTTTAAATGGATCTGAAACAAATGAATCGCCATATCAACCATGGTTGGAAAAAAACTATGTAAGTAATATATTTACTAAGACAAAAGTACTCCCTTTAACTATTGAAGATGGACCTGATTTTAAAACAAAAGATAATGTTTTAGTTTCAGTTTCTGGTGGAATCAATTCTTTAACAGCAAATATTCCAATATTAGGACAAGCATATCCTACTACACAATTTTTAAGTAGTATGGAGCCAAATTATCAATTAAATTTAATTGCTTCTAATAACATGCATGCAAATGGTTTGGAAGATTCTGCAAGTGATCTTCCAAATGCAATAAAACGTTTAGAGGAAATAAATACTACAACACTTAGAACTGCTAGAGAATATAAATTTGTACCAGATGGTACTGGCATCTTAGTTGATTCTTTTATTACAAGACTATTTGGTTCTTTTAAAGAAGAATATCTAATTAAAGAAAACATAGACGATAAGGAAAGTTACTTTATAAATGTAAAGAAACCAATCAGTATTGAAAGTACTGAATATAGAACTTTAGAATCTAATCCTGGAGCTTCTGCATATACTATGCGTTTAAGTGAAACCAATGTATATGATTCAGAAAGATTAAAAGAATTAACTACTAACAAAACAGCAAAGAACGAAAATTTATATAACGATGTTGTTAATTATGCTTTAATGAATTGTGATAATTCTAATTATAGTTCTAGAAATTTTGATTTAAAACAAGGTATAGTGCAAGAATTTACTGATGACAATGTTTTTGAATGGCAAAGTAAATATTTTAAATCTTGGGATTTTTTTAAAAGTTATGTTAACAAAAAAGAAGAATTAAAAACATTACTTAGTCAAAAACGAATTTCAAAAGTTGTAAATACTAATTTATATAAATTAGCAACTGAATATCTAGATCCATTAGTTGATTATTTGCAGCAGTTTAAAGAATTATTTAAAGGTGTTCAAATAACTAGTGGGTTTACAACTCAAGAAGAAGATACAAGAACTACTTTTTCTCAACATTATTTTGGATCTGCAGTAGATATTGTAGTGCCAAATTTTAATGTAATTCATATCTTTCGTAGACTTAAACAAATTGCTGAAAATAATAAGAGTAAAATTGGAATTGGAGTATATGGTAATGATATTTTAAAAAGAAATTCTTTTAGATTTCCAGGAAGCACTCCTGCTTTAGAATTTGAATACGCTACAGTAATGGGTGGTCAAAAATCTGAAACCGGTTTTGTACATATTGATTTAAGATCTAATATGTTGGATCAATCAAGTTATGATTCAAAACTAACAGAATATGCTGACCAAAACGATACTACAGTAGCTGCATTAAAAGAGTTTGATAAAAAAAAGTTTTCTAATTTAAATGAAGAAGAAAAAGAATTATATTTTGCTTTAAGAAATTTAAAAATAAATTCTTTTAAAACTGATGAGAATTATTCACCTGAATATCAAAATTCTTATTTTTGGTCTGCTGATAAAAATGGTAAGTATGGAATTAATTTTGGTTCAAATAAAGTTGATATTTTTAAAGATAAGTATCCTAGTGAGGGACAGAATACAATATATGAAATTATAAATAATCCTAATTTAGATACCGGTCACACTTTTGATTTTTTAAATTATTATTTAAATAAAGACTACTTAGATAATAACATTATTGAGAGTATAACTTTATTAGGCGGAGGATCTGATCCTGGAATACATCCTCAATTTAAAAATTTATTTAATAAAATCAATATTGGATCAGATACTAACACTACTTTAAATCCTGTTGAAAATGAGAATGGTGTAGACGAATTAGATAATGATGTTGATTCAGATTTTATTCAAAATACTAAAATTAATTTTTCAAAAGAAGCCAATTTATATGATGAAAGCTTGAGACAAGATAAATTTTTAAAACAACTAGATGAGCTTTTTAATAGAGATTCAGTTGATTCTTTTTTTGGAACAAATTATGAAGAAAAAAGATTTGTTGATTTAGAAAATTCTATAAAGCAAAAATTAATGAGCTCTAATGTAACAAATGAATCAACTGTTTATGTTTATGATGTTGAAGCGATTGATGATTTATCAAAATCAGAAAAGTACAATGACTTCGTAGAAAAATATAAAATTACAAATAAAGAAAGAGACCCCGCTACAGAGGAGGTATTAAGACGTTATTTTAAAGAAAATAAAATAGATGCTGTTGTTGAATCTAAAAGAACAGAATATGATTTAGAATATAAAATTTATATATTAGATCCATTAACTGCTTCAACTTTTACTAAAAGAGAAACTTCAAATGCAAAAGAAGAATTGAAAGTAAAAAAATTACTTTCAATGATTTGTGATTTTCATTTACTAGCTAGTGTTTTGTTAATAGAACCATATGTATATTTAGATAGCGAAACTGAAATCAATAAAGAGTTACAAAGAATAAATTCTAATTTTTATGGAATAAATGTAACGCCATTATATTTTAATAATTTATATTATAGTATTACTGGTCTATCTTTAGAAAGTTACGAAGATGATGTTGAGGATGTGAAGTTAAAACAACAAACTCCAAATATTGCTAATAAAGATTTGTTTTTAAATCATAATCCAAAAAGTTTTACAGCTAAGTTATTGAAAACAGTAAATCAAGCAAGCCTTACTAGAATTATAGATAACTCTATATTTGGCAGTGCTGTGCTTGGTGCTTTGGGTACAGTTTTATTCGTTTCAACAATGCCAGTTATAACAACAATGGCTTTAGTACTAGCTACTCTAGCTGTTCTACCTGTTCCTCTTTTGGCAGGGCTTAAAAATGAATCAATTAAAAATAAAAGAGTTTTTTATGGAGAAGATTACGGCAATATAGGTAATTGGATCAATATAGTAGTTTTAAAACAAATCATTCTGGATCAATCTGGAATTAATAAAGTTTCTTTTGATAAAAACTCAGGTCTATCTATTCTATCTCAAATATATAATCAAATAGATTATGAAGAATCTTTATCTTTTGGTTTAAATGACTTTTTAGAAAGAATAAACAATGGAGAAGAGGTTTGGGATTTTTCAAAAGATATAGTGAAACAATATTTAATTAACAATCCTATAATTCTAAAGTATTATAAGACTAGTATTTTTTTTAAAGAAATGAATCAAGGCTTAAGTTTTTCATTGAGCAATATTATTAATCAATCTTATTTTGAAGAAGGAGAAATTAAAGAAAAGAATGGTTTAGTAAATAATGATGTTATTCAAGTTAAATTTGCAGAAGATTGGTTAAAATATATTTTAGGTTTTCCTTTTTTAAAAGGAACCCCATTTTTTAAAGAAAACCATGATATTTATTTTGACGCAGAAAATAAAGAAGTTTCATTTGACTATTTTTCATCAAAAACAGAAGAAGCAAATGAAATTTTTTCTCATACAGATAATTTAGGGTTAATTACTGAAGAAGATTATAAAAAAAGAAAAAATGAATTACAAGATAAGAAAAAGAAGTATGAAGATGATTTAGCGTTGGCTAATGAAAACTTAACAAATTTAAAAAATCAAATAAAACAAATGAAGAATGATTTTATAAAAAATGTTAAAGGAGGACCTCTATATAATATTAAAACAGAAAACTTTAATAAAACTTTAGAGCCATTAAATACACAAGTTGAAACTTATATAATAAATATTGAAGATATTAAAAAGAATTTAGAACAAGCAAAAAGTGATTATAATAAAATTGACTCTTCATTAACTATAGATGAAATTTTTAAGCAAGCTAAAGAATCATATAAAAACACTGAATTAGAAATTGCTTATCCTTCTGGAGAAATTATTTCTGGAAAATTTTCTAATACAGATTGGCCTACTCTTTATTCTCAATTAAGTTTTATTAGTAATGATTTGCCAAAAGAACCAAAGTTTGAAGAAAACAAGAAAAATGTAATTAAAACTTTTAAAGAAAAATTAACTTTGACTGACAACTATATTGCAATATCTATAAATGAAAAAGATTCAATGCATGAGTTATATAACAAAATACCTTATTTAAAAGAAGAATTTTTAAATAATTTTGACGACTATTTAAATAAAACAAATGAATCTTCATTTTCTATTTCAGAATCTTTTCAATTTGAAGATAAAATCGAATCTTTATTTGACAAACAAGATTATAATGAAAAAGATTATGATTTTTCAAAGGAAAATGAAGATTTAAAATATTTAAATTTAAAAGATTTATTCTTTAATATTCCTTCTCTCTTGAAGAAAGAAATAGTTGAAGAATATAAAACTCATAATGATAAAACCATAGCTTTCTTAAAATTACTATTAGAAGAAGTAATTAAAGAGCTATTGTCAAGTGAATTATTTAAAGCAAATTTGAATATATCTGAGAATGAAAATACATCGGATCTATTTGATTTTGGAGGAGATAGAAATAATTATCCCGATATAGACTTGCCAATGGATCCTGCGGAAATCAACTCAAACGTAAATTTAAATCCTGGATTTTTCTATTACGAATCTGATTTTAATGATAAACTTTTATCTGATATAGATGCACGTGCAAATAATATTCTAAAAAAATCTTTAAAATTTATGAATGATTTAGAAAAAGGATTTGTTACTGAAGATGGGAAAAATATTACAAAAGGTAATGCATCGGATAATTATATAAAAGATATTCTAATAGACACTCAAGATTCTTCTTCTAGTTCATATATAATAAAAGGTGGTTCAGGAGATAGTTTTAGAGAATTAATCTTAAATCCAAATGCATCCGTTAAAATTACATTTGAACGAGATTCAAATGTTAATTTAACTGCAAATGATATTGCTTTTATAGATATAAAAAATTTAATAGAGAATTCTGAATCTGCACAAAAATTAACTACATTAAATAATAAATTGAAAGAAATAGAAGATAAAACGAATGCAATTGATGTTGCTTTTGGTTCTAGAACTGGGTTTTTAAATGAACCATTAGAGCTATTAAATTTTTATAAAAAATATAATGAAAAAAGTGATTCTTTATTTTTTGGAAATTCAGACACAGATAATGCTATTGCTGGTAAATTAGGTATTTTTGACGATGCAGATTTGAGCAATAAAAAACAAGATATATCTGAAGTAATGAAACAATCTGGTAGAAAATTATTTGAAAAACAATTTAAAATGCAAAAAGCGTATCCTACTTTTAGATTATTTTTAATCGAAGAAGATGCAATCGAATCTGATACTTATTTTGTATTTGATGATTTTTACTCATTTAGTGCAGTAAAAGATTTTACAGTTTATAAATCTAAAAAATTAGCAGCAGATACTGCAATTATTAAATTGCAAAATATTTCAGGTGTGCTTGATGGAACTAAACTTGGAGTAATTAGAGATGTTGATTATGAAATGGCTACAAATCGAATTAAAGAAGTTGAAGCAGAAAAGAAAGCTGAACAAAGTAATACTCAAGTAATAGAATCTTTAGTTTTAAGACCAGGTGTTTCTTGTCAATTAAGAGCAGGTTATTCATCTAATCCAAAAGAATTAACTATTCTTTTATCAGGGAAAATTGCCGATGTTTCTTGGTCTTCTAGTGGTGATATGTGTGAAGTTGTAATTCAATCTTTTGGTGTAGAATTAGAAGTTAGGAAATATGGTTCTTCAGATGCTGATTCTGGTGTAAGCGAATTAGAATTTCATACTACTCACAAATTACTCGGTTGGTGTATGTTTAGAAACGAATTAAAACATTTTGGTCGCTTTAAAAAAGAAAGATTATTTCAAACTGGTATTAACAATTCTGAATCTAAAGAAATTGCTGTTTCAAAAGAAAGCTATCTTGGAACTCCTCCTGGTTACAGTGATAGTATGTTCCAATTCTTTCAATCAAATTGGGGATGGTTTGTACTTGCTGATGTTTTATTTTCTGTAGGTACTGTATTTATTGGTGGTGCAAAAGGTCTTGTAAAAGAAGCTGTAGTTGAAGGTGCTGAAGCTGTAGCAAAAAGTGCTGCTAAAGAAGCGGCAGAAGCAGGTGCCAAAGAAGCTGCGGAAGCAACAGTAACTGAAGCTACAAAAGCAGCAGCTAAAAGTACGGCTAAAGGTAGCTTTATAAGCAAAACCGCACAGTATTTAGCCTCATCAATGAATATTGTAGATAATGTTTTAACTGGTACTAAATGGTATTCTAAGGGATTATTAGCACCTTTTAGATGGGCTTTTGGTTCTGGTTGGAATCCAGCTAAAAATACTTTAATTGTAAACTCTGTATTAAAAGATATTGCAGCTGGAACTGCAACTTTAGCAGATGATGCAATTGAAGCTAGTGTTAGAGCTACTTTAGAAGCTACAGCTGCAGGAGGCAGGGGAGCTATCCTTACTGGCGTTGCAAAAAGTTTTGGGTTTAATATTGCAAGATCAGGAACTAATTTAGAACGTTTATTAACTGTAAGTCCTAAAGCTTTACTATCAGGAATTCAAAAAGCTACTCAACAAGGTATATTGAATCAAAAAGTAGCAAATGCATTAGTAAAAGAAATGTCTACTAATTTTAATCTTTTATATGCAGGACGTTCAGCATTAGAAGCAGTTAGTTTAGGCGTAGTTAAATCAGCAAAATTTTCATTACTTGCATTAGGTATTGGAGCTAGTATAGATATAATATCTAGTGTTGTTTCTGCAAGTACTAATTATCTTGTAGATTTATTAAATAATACTTTAAATCCTTATTCTGAAAAGATTGCTTTATCCCCTCAAGATGATGCAATCTATGCACCTCATCCAGATAGATATATAAAACCTATTAATGAAGTAATGAGTGTTAGATCTAAAGATTTAATTAAAAAAACCGGTATTGCTTTTTTAAATGCATTTTCTATGTATAGTACTGAAGCTACTGCTGAAAAACTTCAAAAAGATATAATACTAGGTCGAACATTAGCTATGGATAAAAGAATGTATGCTAGTATTGGAGAAAATATATTCAAATTAAAGAACCATACTATTTGGGAAGTTTTTCATGAGATGTCTTTAAGACACCCTGGATGGGTTTATGGTGCTAGACAATATGGAAATGGTTTAGAATATAGAATGTTTTTTGGTTTACCAAACCAAAGATACTTTGGTACACCATTGAATAACAGAACAATTTATAGAATGAATGATATTATTAGAGCAATATCTAATAATGATTTAGCAAGTATGCGTAGATTAGTTGGAGAAACAGCTAATCTTGTCGATGATTATTTAGACATAACTAACGTTGGCCAATCTCTAAAAGCACAAGGTGAGAATATTAATGCTCCTAAAATAAAAATTTATAAAAGTATACTTTTAAACGAATGGAATAGAATTACTGAAAAGAGGTTTATACCTTTTAGAAATTATCATTTAGTATCTAGTAAATTTAATTTAGTAGCAAACAATATCAAAGGTGTTAATAATGATGTGATTAATGAAATAGCTGTTTTATTTGTTAACAATTCTAGCACAGAGAATCCCGAATATACACAAAGAATTATTAGATCACATGAAAATATACCTGAAGATCAAATACATGCAAAAGCTGTTAAGTATGATAATTGCAAGGGCTTTAACAGTGCACTTAGATATGGTACTTCTGAATTATTAAATGCTGCAAAGGAAATGTATGCTGGTGAAATTATTATACTAGGGAATCCTGAAATAAATCCTTATGATGTTATTTTATTAGATGATCAGTATACTGAAATGTACGGACCAATTGAAGTAGAAGCTGTGACTCATATTTTTAGTATGGATACTGGATTCATTACTGAAATCAAACCAAATGCTTTAGTTACTGCAAATGAAGGTTTAACATATCCTATTATTAATAGTGTAGTTATGTATGATGTTGGTCGAGAATTAGCAGAAAAATCACCTTTTGATTTTGTTGAAGTTGTAAAAAAGTACAGAAAAAATCAAGATCAAAGTAGTAAGGATCAAATTAAGAAAAGATTAAAGGAATTAGTTGATAAATGGTTTGAAAAAGAAGTAGGTGCGTTTGAAATGTTTGGTCTTTTTCCTAATACTATTCAAGTTGGATATTCAGATTTATTAAAAATGAAACCTGAAGCACAACAAAAAATTAAAGAATCAATTGTAGAAGACTTGTTAAAGCAAATTCAAACTAATAATATTATATTACAAGCTGAAATACTCAACCCAAATGCGTCAATCGATTCTTTAATTGATACAAGTGCTATAACTGGTCTTTTAAGTAGTGCTGCTGCAATTGCTTTAGCCACTACTATTAAATTTAGAACTACTAAATTACCTATTGCATTCTTTTCTGCTTTAGCTTTAGCTAGTGCAAATTTTAATAACGTAGTAGCTAATCAACTTCGTTCTCCAGATAGTCTTTTAGCAAATAAATTAATTCCAGGAGATATGCTAGTTTCTCAAGTTGCAGATGGAAATCTTATGCAAATATTTCCTTTATATAAAAACAATAAACCATTAATTTACGCTGGTTATGATAAGATCAATACAAAGCGAAGAATTAAAAACAAGTTTGGAAATATATTTACTGATTTTTCAGATGCAATGGAAACATTTAATATTATGTTGAAAGAATATGCTAACAAAGAAAATATCATTTATTCTGAACCTAATTTTGTTTCCGAAGCAATAGGTACTTTAAGTGATGCAGGGCAAACACTTTTGCCATTTAAATTACCAAAGGGTACACTTAGAGGATATATGAATTCTTACACTCCAGATCAATTGATAAATAAATCATTAAAGTAGGTTTTTTATGAGTCAGAAAATCAAAGGCATTAGATCTAATTTTAATAAAGCAGTTAATCATTCAGAAATATTCAAAGCTTCCTTTAATAAGGATATGAAAGTTTTTGTACATGCTTTAATTATTGATATCATTAGTGGAAATAAGACATCTAGCAGGTTTTTACCAAATGAAAAGTTTGATCAAGGTGGTTTTTTTGTAATTTGTGGTGTAGAAAAACTACAAAGAATAATTTCTATACAAGTTAAAAGTTTAAGCTATGATCAAATCAGACAACAGTATGGATCTGATTTTAATATTATTGGAAGAAGAATTGTTATTGAATGTAATGGTTATGATGAGTTTTCTATTAAAGGTGGTGTAATTAATTTTGACCCACCATATGAAACAACTTATTATGAAAACGAAGATAGAAATGTTCCTATTAGTTATGGGAATATGTTTGGACATTCATCTAGAAAAGAAGATAGAATGTTTTACAATCAAGAAGCTAGTGAAAATATTGGCTTCAATTGGAGACCTTTAATATGAGCAATGTATTTGTAGGGCCACAAAACAAAATAATAAAAGCTCAATTTAATTCATTTTGTACTGCTGCTTTAGTATGTGAAATGAATAATATTGTACTTACTGCAGGTAGTCAGAATAAAACAAATTTAATTGAAGTGTCTGACAATGGCATCTATATGCAGCCTTCATCGGGACAATCAATTACTTTAGGTACCTATTCTATTAAAGGACCCTTACATTATGAAAACCCAATTATATTTAATAGAATGCTACCAGGAGTAACTCAAGCACCTAGCGCATTTTTTAGTTTAGATATGCTAAAAAAAGGTGTGCAAGTTGGTACTGCTTTAGGTTCTTTAGGAGTTATATTATGATTAGAGATTTAATATATACTGAAGATTGTGATTTCTATTTAGATCAAAATAGAAATATTTCAAAAACAAATGACGATGTTAATTTAAGTAGATTAAAACAAACTATTATTAAAAGATTACAAACGACATATTCTGATTATGTAGTACCTAGTAGAGATAATATTTTAAATGCAGATCTTTTAGATTATTTGGGAAAAAATATAAATCAAGAATTATTAAGTACATTAAAGTATAACATTTATAATGTCTTAACTTATGATGGATTGATAGATTCAACTAATTTGAAATTTTTAAATCAAGAAATACTAGAAACAGAAGTTTATTTATTAATCTCTATAGAACAAAGTAAAAATTTACCTATTTATTTAAATATAGTTTATGATACAAAAAACAATCATGTTACTCCTAGAATTTTAAGAAGATTAGGTCGATAGAATGAGAATACAAAATGTTGATGTTGCTAGATATTCTTCTAGCTTAAGAACTAGAATTATGGAATCTTTTGGTTCCAATAGCAGTTATACTAATGACTCATTAATTAATATTATATCTGAAGTTTTTAGTCAGGAGTCAGGTAACTATATCAATCAGCTAAATAGTGTTTTGGATTCAATGTCTCCTTTAAATGCTAAAGGAGAAGCACTTGATAGTTTAGCTTATTCTATGTATGGTTTAACTAGATATCCTGCAAGAAAAGCTAATGTTAGAGCAAGTGACTTTAATATATATTTTACAGTAGCTAGAGGTAAAACTAGTTTTGGTGATATAAATAATGGTAATTCTATTTTGATTCCTGCTGGCACTATTCTTTCAACTACAGGAAGTACAAATTCAATAGGTGGCATTAGGTATGCAATATCAGAAGATGTAGTTTTAGCTTCTAATTCTATAACTGGTTATGCATCAGCCACAGCAATTAATTCTGGTAAAAGTTATAATTTAAATAAAGGTTTAAATTATCATGATTTTTTAAATTACTCAGATTCGGAAAACAATACTCTTTTAGTAAATAATACTTATCCTATTTTAAATGGTTCAGATGCAGAATCTGATGATAATTTTAGATTTAGAATTATGAATCATTTGAATTCTTTAAAATCAACAAATTACAATAACATTTTGTTTAGTAGCTTAAATGTACCAGGTATTATTAATATTAAAATAATAAATTCTTATTTTGGAGTTGGGACTGCTGCTGTAGTTTGTTTTGGACAAGCAAAGCAATCAAATGCTGAATTAGTTAGAAAAGTTCAAGGAATTATAGATACAAAAGATTCAAGTAATTTTCGTTTTATTGCAATAGAGCCTAGAAGATTGAATTTAAATATTAGAATTACATTAAGTTTACCAAGAATAGACTATACTGATGAAATAAAAAATAGAATACGAAGTACTGCTGAACAAAACGTTTTAAATTTTTTTAATGAAAGAATTGGAGAAAATAGTTACTTCTTATCAGAATTCCATAATTCATTAATCAATTCAATAAATTCTTTTTTAACCAGATCCATGATTGTTTCAAAAGATTATAATGTCTCTATTCAAGCATCTAAAGTTTCAAACAATAATATCATAGAAGAATATTCTTTAATAAATATTAACGAAGATATCTTTTTACAAGACGATGAAATGATAGACATTGCAAAAATAACTTTTGAATTTAAACTAAAGGATTAATTTAATGAAAAGCTATTTTGGACAATTTTATAGAAACAGATTTCCTGATTATTCTAGAATCAGAAATGATGACAATTCTGTTGGTGCAAAAATATTTGATTTAGTTGGTTCAAAAATGCATGAACCTATAAATTTTTTATTAAAATCAAAAAAAGAAAAAGAAGTATTGTTAAACAATCCAGTAACATTACCTGATTTATTTTTTATGATTAGATTAAATTCTGATTCTATTTTAAATTCTATAAAAGACAATCATTTTAGATTGTTTTTGGATAGTTTAAATGTAAATAGAACAAGGCAAAAAATTAAAATAAATTCAATTTCTGCGAAAATTGGAAATGACATTATTCAATGTTATAATTCTGATACTTTTGATTTATTATTTAGTATGCCTCCTACTAGAGTAAAATTATCTGAAACTTTTATTACTGATGAAAATAATTCTTTAATATTAAGTACTACTGACAAACATAGAAGTTTAAATTATTTCTTTAATTATGATGGCGAATACATTTATGTAACTGTTCATAAAGAATACGATACTGATAAAAGAATTTTTTATTATTCCGAAAATAATCCTGTATCTAACTATAATGGAGAAATATCAGTTACTCTTAGAGGTTATGATCAATTCATGAATCCAATTGAAGAAAAAATTTACATTGGATTAAAGACTCATTATAGAAGCAAAAACAAATTCTTATATTTAAAAGATTTAAAACAAAATAATGAAACTGATTCTTTTGGCGGTTTTGCTTTTGAAACAAGTGGTTTTGAAAGTCTTGTTGAATTACATAAGTATCCTTGTTATGAAATTGTAGAAGAAGTTTATGAAAACGAACTTCTTGTTAATAAAGAATATTATTTAAAAACTGCAAATGATCGTTTTTTTTCTGATGCTTTTTTTAATATCAAAGATAATATTTTTAGTTATTATTTTTACACTTATGGAAACTTGTTTATTTCGAAATACAATGAGTATCCTTTGGATTATGTTAAAAGAGTATTTTATGAACAGAATTTAATACTTCCAGAAACACACACTATCATTACTTATGATATAGATTACACAAGAGATCTATTAGTCAGTTTAAGCAATAAAGGGTTGCTTTCTTTTTTTAATATGCAACGTGCAAATTTTAAACATCCCGAGATAAATAGAACAAAATATACTTCTTTAGAATTTGAAAATACTATTCAAAGAACAAAGAAATTGAATGAAACAGTTTATCTACAATTATTTGACAGACATTTTACAAAAAGAAATGATTGTATTTTGATTTTTAGAAGACGTCCTGGATTAAAAAACTTAGGAGAAGCAAATTTTAAATTTGAATTTTTAAATTCACAATTTGAATGGATTGAAACTCCTTATATATTCAAGAAGAAACAAATTATAAATTATAATATTCCGTTAGATCATTTAGTAGAAAATAGATTATCAAATGATATTCAAATTCCAGTTTTATTTAGTGAACTTGGACAATATGATTTTTATGTAATGAATTATGATTTAAGTAATTCTCTTGCTTTTGAAATGGAATCTAAATATTTATCACAAGATAGTTATAATAGTAAAAAATTAAGAAGTTTTTTTGAATCAGAATTAATGAAACAAGAAAATGCAGAAATAGAAAACGAATTATTTTTTGAATTAAATTATCACTCTGTAATGGTGGAATCTAATACGCCTTTTAAAAGCTATCAATTATTGAATACAGAAGAGAGTTTTTTAAATCTTTTTGAAAATAAAAAGATTTCTATTAAATTTAACAATGTCAATAATTCATTGTTTTTCTATGTAAATAATGACACAGAAAACAGTGTAAATATTTACACTGTTTTTCTTAGTTTTGATTACATTGTTTTTGATCAATCAAGTTACAATAGTAGTTTGATTATGTTTGAAGAGTATGACTCTGTTGATGTTTCTTTTATAACAGAAAATACAAGTATACAAAGTTCAGTCTTTAGATATTTGAAAGAAGAATAAAATGATCTATAAAATGAAATTAGATAATTCAATTGCTGAAAAAGGTTACTCTTTAGGTATAAAGAAAGAAAATGGAGAAACGAATCAAATTTTTTTTAAAAGATTAAATCTTGCAATGAATTTTATAAATAAAAAAAGAGATACTATATCTGCTTTGGGTTTTTGTACAAAAAATATTGAGCAAAATTTATTTGAAATTACTCAATCTGTAGAAAGATATGATCCTCCTAGAATTAAATTTAATTTATTAGATATTCAAGTTTGGAGACAATCTAGTCTTTCTTTAAATACAGAAGCTGACTATACTATTAAATATAAAGAAATTAAATTTTTAATAGATTTTTTTAATTGGATGGAATCTTTAAAAACAGAAGATGGATTTAAATTATTTAAAATTAAAGTAATGAAATTTGATAATTCTTGGGAGTATTTACAAACTTCCAAAATAATAAAAATAGACACTTTAATTTTTAAAGAAGCATATCCTTTGATGAATTATCATAGTCAAAAACTTCCAGACGATTATATTTTTGATTTATTTTTTAATAATTCTCAAAAAGAGTATATTGAAGTTCCTGTTAGTCAACTTAATAATGATAGTAAGTATTATTTTGATAATATAACAAGTACATTAGTGAGATATTACAATGATCCTATTGAACAAGTTAATTATTTTTATTCAAATTACCCTGTAATTTTAAAACTTAATGCTTTTGAAATTATAAACTATGAAAATAAACAGTTTGATGAAATTGTTTTAGATAAAGTAAAGTATGATTCTTCTACTTTGGAACATAAAAGACTTAATCAAACTGGTGCAAAATATTATAATGAATTATTAAAACTATCAAATAGCTATTGGGGCAAGTAATGAATTTAGTACAGCAAACAATTCCTTTGAATATTTTTGTTTATGAAGAAAAAGAGTATTTTCCTTTAACTGGAATTTATTCTATTGAAGAAAAAGTAAAATCAGCAATTACTAACAGAACGTTACTTACTAGTAATGAAAACATTAGAGAACAAATTACTACTTCTATTGGTGGATTTAATTACAATTTAATAGAAGGTACTTCTGATAAACATTGGGATGGAGGAGTAATTGCTGAATGTAATTTTGAAGATATGTCTTTTAAAAAAGATTCAATTTACCCAATAGTAAATACCGGAACTTATACTCTATTTGATAAATCTAGAAAACTGTATAGTGATGAATCTTTTGTTAAAGTCTTATTGCCTGAGATAAATTATACTTTGCCAAGTGATATAAAAGCTGAAACAATAGAAGTTTCTATTTTTAAAAGAGATTCTAATTTTAATAATATTAAATTTATAGATTTTGAAAATGATAGCAATTCAGATTTTAATTACTCTTATGATTTCGAAACTAATACTATTAGTATAAATAAAAATTTTAGCTGCGGAAAATACAGTGATATTGAAAATCCAACTGCTGATTTCATAAATCAATTTGGAGAATATAAATTTAAAGGAAATGGTACTAAAAGGCTTATTTACACAAATTACTTTCCTATAGATGTTAGTCGTTTAAGACTATTTTCTATAGATATTTATAGTAATGATGTTAAAGTTTGGCATAAAGTAGATAATTTTTTAGAAGCAGAGCCAATTGAAAGAAATTGTTTTTATGTTTTGCCTGAAAAAGGATTAATTATTACTTCTGGGACTTCTGTAGATTTAAATAAACAATATTTTATTAAGGATTCATTTTTTGATAAATTTGATAATTTAATATCTTTAACATTTTTTGAAAATATTTTTGATTGGGATGTTGAAGGTTTAATTGTGATTAACCAAACGTCTATTTATAAATATGTAGAAAAAACAAATAATAGTTTAAATCAGTTAACTCTAATCTCTGGAGAAGCCATTCATTCTAATGAACAAATAAATCAAGTAAAGTATTATCATGCATACAATAATACTAGTGAATTAGAAAAATTTTATTTATTTTATGATGTAAATTCAGCTAGATTAGATGTAGAAATTAATAATGCAAAAAGAATTGAATATGAACTTGATTTGAATCCATTGAAACTTTCAAAGCAATATGGCATTTTACAAATTTCTCCATATGAAAAGCATGTAAACAAAATTGATTTGATATGTTCTAATAAAGAATTAAATGAAGCGCAAATTTATGAATCATTGTGTTTAGGAAGTGATTATTTGGATTTGCAAGCTACTTGTTTGAATACTGCAGGAAACAAAGTGAAAGACATTTTAGTTACTTTTGAAATAGTAGATAAAGATATTAATCTTTTATTTGAAGGAGATGCTAAAACTATAAGTGTTAATTCAAATTATTTTGGAGAATCAAAAACAAAAGTAAACGCTCCTTACGATGATAGCTTTATGTTTATAACAATAGATCCAAGTCAAATAGAAGCAAACCAAATTTATATAAATGATTCTAAATTTAATTTTAGTGGAAGCTTCTTTACTTTATTCACTATTCTTAAATATAATGGGCTTGAATTAATTCAAGATCCAGATACTTATTTTGCTAATTTAAATTCTGATTCTACAAATGATGAAAACAAATACCCTTTAGTTGAAAGATTGTTATATAAACAAATAGATGATAGATTTATTCTTTTGCAACCAATCTCATATCTTAATAATAGATTACAGTTTAATGATAACTTATTAGTTAGTGATATGATTTGGAAATATAAAATCTATTTCAATAGGATTTGTAGAATTAGAGCTAAATGTATAGATCCTGGAAGTGGAAATACAATTTATTCTAATGTAATAAAAGTTAATTTAGATTTACCTCAACATATGAAAGGTTTTAAAACTCTAAATGATTCTTTTATTAATGGATTGCGTTTTAAAGTAAAGAATAGTAATAATGATGAATATAATTTTGCAACTGGATTAGGTGGTGCAAATTATATTACTATTGAACCAACAGGTTTAACTTCAGCAATTAGTTTAAGGATACAATAATATATGAGCACTTTGACTTATTTAAAATTAGCAAGATTCATTGATGGCGAAAGACCATCAGCTGATAAATTTAATGCTCTTTTTGGTTATTTAGAAAGAAAGATAAATCAACTTCAAACTGCTTCTGGAGTTGCTTCTTCTAATGGAATCATAAGTACTACACCTTCAGATTTGCAACAAGCTGATTCGGTAATTTTTAATTCCAATAAATATTGGGGGTATCAAAAAACAACAAACGATAAATTAAATAATACAGAAATAAAAAGAGGTACTGATATTGCAAACCTCTCTCTACTTGTAGGTTCTGCAGCTAATTTAAATCCTTTGTCTCTAGGATCTGAAAGTAAAATTATTAAAGAAGAATTCCCTGAAGGCTTATATGAAATAAATCTAAAGTATCCTGTTATATGTGAAGTTATTCAAGATGTTGCTGATAGAGTTCTTACTAATCAAGCAAATGAATTAATTTTTAATCTAAGTGATATTGATTTAGATAGTAAATATCAAACTTTAAAAATCAGTACTGAAATTTTAGAAGAAGATGGAGATTACAAGTTTATTGATTTACATCCTATAACAATTAATGGCTATCAATATTATTATTCAAATAAAATTATTTCCAAAACTCCCACTGAATTGCCTTTTAATTTAGAATACGAAGTCAATCCTATTAGATTTGGAAATATATCTGCTCCACAAAATGCAACCTATAATGTGATTCCTGACCCAAATACTCCAAAAAATGAACCAGAAATTAATGGTAAATTTTATAATTTAAAATTCATTTCAGCAGATTCAGAAGGTTTTTATACTGTTCAATTACCTTGGGCTAAATACAATCAAAATGGTCAAAATGTTTATGGTTATCATGAATCTACTGAAAATGACCAATCTTCATTACTATATGAAGAAAGATTAGAACTTCCAAAATATTTTCAAGAAGCTGCTGGAGACAATGAAACTTCTTATGTAATTCCTGAAGGGTTTATTTATTTAAAATCTTTTGGAACAAGTGGTGATGAATTTAGAACTCTTACATATGTGTACAAAAACAAGTATGAATTTTCAGTGAATCTTCCATCTACAATTGGAGCTCAATGTTTAAACGGCAATATTCAAATGTTTGTTTGTGTAGTAGGTAACGATATCACTACTTCTTTAAATGATTTGCAAATTAAATTTATAGAACACGATCATAATGCTAGCTATGGAGAACGTGCAATTGATGCAAATTCATTATATGGTTTTTATAAATATCAATCTGAATTTAATAAATATTATGTTTCTGAAAACAAAGATAATATAATTTCTAAATATTTACATAGAGATGGATATAGATATCAATCAGACGTTCAGAATCAAGACAATAAACTTTTAGGAGATTTGCTTATTGCTAATTCTACTGTTCTTGGATCTAGTTATAAACTTATTTTTGGAAAAGCAGATTTAGATACTACTAATTTGTTACCTATAGTTGGAAATACAAATATCTCTAGTTGGATTGCTCATATTTATTCAAATTTACAAATAGTTAGCGGCTCTGAAAATTCTAATGGAATTAGATTAATAAGTAATGATCAAACTCGTTTAGCAAGTAAAAATCGAAATTTATTTTATATAAAGTATATTGATGTTTCTGCTTCTGCAACTCATAGTTTTGGTAGTATTTTTATTTCAAGCAATTATTTACGTGACACTTCTTTTATTGATCAGATAGAAACCGAATCAGTAATTCATTCACCAGAACAAACAACTGTTGAAACTAATAATAATTATATAAAGTTAACCAATACAGATAATTCTACAATCCATATTGTTAACAAACCTTTAGATATAAATGACGAAAACTCTCAAGGCATTTATCTTAATGGCTCTTTAAAAGAAATAAAAATACAATCTAATCTTGGAGGCTCTGTTTCTGTACAATCTAAAGAATTCAAGATAGAAAATTATAATTCTGAAGAAATCACAGATAGCCGTTCTGTATTTAAAAATTCTTTAGATTCTTCTTTTTCTATTGGTCATGCATCAACTACTCTAAATTCAAATAATTCTAATCGTTTTGTTGAAGATCTATCAATTACAAAAGCAGATAATACTAATGTAACTAAAGAAGGTCGTTTTGTTTATTTTGTTCAGCATCTAGTTGAAGATAATCCTGATTATGAAACTGGTAATAATAATTGGGCTTTAGGAAATTTTAGATACAAATATCTTGCGCAAGATGCATCTTTTTTCTCTTCTACAAATCCAAATATTGAGCAAAATAAAGAAGCTTTTCAAGTTGGAATTCATCAACGTCAAATCTTTAATAAAACATATGATTACGTTAGAGATAATTGTTTAGCTAATAATTTAAATTATTTTCAAAATTGTTATAAGCAATACGTAGACTCAAATGGTGTAGATCATGATATAATTAATATCAAATCTACAACTGGTATTTCTGAAATAGGCGCTCTACTATTCTGGGATTCTAATCGTTTAGGAAGATATAATAAGTTTGATTGGATTGATCAGACATCTGTTGAATACAAATTTTTAAGATGGTACAAGGATAATCCTTATCCAACTTCTTTAGAGTATATCTTTAGACATTTTTATTTACATTCTTTATATGATGAAGAAGGTAATGCTGGTAGAAATTTATTATATTATAGAACTACTATGCATAAATTTTTAGAAAATTCCGATTCTTATACAACTGAACAGACAATGCAAAATAGACAAGATCTTTGTTATGATAAAGTAAGAATTTTAACAAAAATGATATGGAGAAAATATTGGTTAAAAGATTCTAATAATGATTTCTCTTTAGACTTTGATTCTATTTTCAACTCTGAAAATGAAGCAATCAATAACGCTAATGCAGTTTTAGTAGATCAAGGTATTGTTGTTGATATGATAGATGGTTTTTCTAATTTACAATTACAACAAGAATTAGATGGAGAAATTACTTTTGAAAGATCTATAAAAAGAGTGTGTAAGTTTTACAAAGCTAAACAATCTCATTTAAAAGATTTAATTACACACGATAAATATCAGCCTCAAGAAGATGATTTAATTAAGTATGGTAGTATTTATGTATCTGCAAAACCAGATACTAACGAAGAAAGATTTGCAAACATAGTAGACTTCTTCAATAAATATGAAGAACACACATTTACAGAAGATAATAATATAATTGTTTTTGGTAAGGGTTTTGTTAATTTCTTACAAAGTCGAAATCCAGAAGCCAATGGAGCAACTAGTTACGAACCTGTTTTTGATAGTGCATATGATGAAGAAAATGATAATAACAATTCTACTTGGGGTTTGAAAAGAAGACTAGCTATAAAACTCGTTAGTGACAAATCATCAGACAGAAGTATTCAAAAGAAAAAACAAGTTAATTTTTTCTTTTCTGATTTTGTATCAGAAATTCCTTACAATAATGATATAAATGCAGAAATCCAACCTGACTATTATTGTCTAACACAAGGTGTTTTTACAAGTGTGCCTCAATACATGAGAGCTATTTCCAATACCTTAGGTTATCATATATACTTTGATGACTACTGGTTGTATTTGCTTAGATTTTATTCAACAAATGATTTAAATTCTGAAATTAAAGAGCACTTTAATTCATTTTACTGGAATGACGAAAATCGTTTAAATGATTTGCCAAATGTGACTAATCTTGATTTAGGAGATGTAGATAATCTGGCATTTTATCCAAGGTCATTCTTTACTCAAATTCAAATTGATTTTGTTAACAGCACTAATAATTTTCATTTTACAACTTTAAAAACAGTAGATGGATATCAAGAAAGAATTAAAAAGAATTCTGTTTTTATAAATTTAGTAAAACATAGAAAGCTTGCGAATTCATTTTATTATGATGATATACGTCGCAATATGGGACCAATTCAAGCCTTCTATAATATTGAAATTAACTATTTAGCTGCTAAAGAAATTGTAAATTTTTATAATCCTGTGAGTGGAGAATCTGCATTACCAAAAACACATGACAGATCAATTGGAAATATGTATTCTATAAAAACCAATACTTTAAATGACTTTACATTACTAAGTGGTTCTACTAGAGAAGGCGTATAAGAATGATTAATCTTATTATTCCAATAGACAGAATTGAAATTGAAAAAATTTTAAGTTTAAAATGCATAGTTAACAATCACTCTGATTCAATAATTCTATCAGATACATTAGATAATAGATCTGTTGCTTTAGAATATGTTGAATTTCCAGAAGTTCTAACATCTAAAAATTTAAAAATAGTAGATAGAAGCTGGGAATCTTCAAATCTGAATAATAGAAGGATTATAGATAATTCAGATTATACATTTTTTGTAGATTCAAGGTCTTTCGAAATACCTTACAAGGATATATTGATAACTAATGTTTCCAAAAACGGAGCACCTATATTTTTTAAACACAAAATTAAAAATAATAAAAAGATAATAAACTGTACAATACATTCTATCACTAACACTTCCGATAGAATTGTAGAATCTGGATATTTATTTGATGAAATCACAGGGCAAATTTATACTAATTATCAGAATACATTTGATTTGATAAATAATTTTTACAAAGTTTTTTTTGTCACATATGTTACAGAAGACAATCTTTCTTATAATGAAATTTTAAATCCAGAACCAATAATAAAAGAACTTTCTTATGAAGATATTGATTTAGATAGTGTAGATAATTACGGAAATGTAAAAAAGAATTTGATTCGTTTTAAAAAAGAAAAGAATTCTGCGCAATTAAATTTTAAATATGAAGTTCTTTGGGAATTGTCAAATTTAGAAATTTTATGTAATGATTCAGATATATATAATAATACTGGTTTTTGGATTAAACCTTATGAAGCTTCTACTTTTAGAATTTTAAATCCTGTAGGAATGAAAAGCAATTCACCTTGGTTTGTTAGATTAACAAATACAGAAATGTTTACTGATAAATTTTACATGTTACCAGAGTATTATAAACAAGCATTCAATCCTGAATTTGGAATCACTTATTATCTTGATAAAGATACCTATTTTCTTAATCAAAATATATTAGGCGTTTTGAATAATATAAAATTCAATCAGGAAAATGAATTACATTTTAATTTATATGAATATAATCAAGATGGAAGTCTTTTAAATAAATATACAACAAATTCAAATCTAGATAGTACTTGGATTAAAGACAGGGTTTTTTCTTGTGATGAAAGGTCTGGATATATTTATACAGATTTTACTTTGAATACATTGCATATTTATAAAATAGATTATTATTCAGAACTCAAAGATTACACATACAATACTATTGATTTCAATCCTGTGAATAATTCAGAAGTATTAGAGTACAGTTATCTATTTTTTTTAAAATCTAGAAATAATTTAATATATGATATGTCTCAATTTAATAATCTTAAAGCTCTTTATCATTTAAAGCTTGATTCAGATTACAGAATTGTAGGTACTGATTGCCCTGAAATATCTTACAAATTAGAACCTGTTTATTTTAAAGATAATTTTTATTTACAATTTAAAAATGATTATTTAATTTTAGCTGAAGTTTCATTAAATAATAAAATAACAAAAGATCAAATTTTTAATTTTGATTTAAGAAAATATGATTACATGAATGACTCTGAATTAGATTCAGCTTTTCAAAGAAATTACAATATTTTACAATCGTATTTAGGTTACGGCTCTAATGGTCAAGTTTTACAAAAATATAATGTTGATATTATAAAATACCCATTTAGATTATTAAAAGAATATGGTGGAGATTATACTTTAGAAACTTTAAAAAGAAACATTCAAAACAATATTGAACTTTATAGAGATTTTGTTTTGATACCAGATTATTTAAAACCAGAAATTTTTGTAAATTATAATTCTCCTAATCATTCTATTTCTTGTACTTGGGAAGGACCTGGCATTTATAAATTGAAAAAATGGAACAATTTAGGGCAATTTCAAATAGTTGAAGAAATCAATCAAATTCAAAGGCCTGTAAATGACAGAGTTTTATTTACAAACTTAAACATTGCAAATAAAATTAGAGAAGAATATACTGTAGCTATTAATGACGAATTAGATTCAAATAGAATAGTAGTAGGTAAATGATGCTTGTAATAAAAGATAAAAATGGAAATGCTTTAAATAGAAGTTCAATGGTATTTTCTGAAGATGCTGAAAATGCAAACCTTTTATTTATTGAATTAAGAATTCAAAATGAATCAAATCAATTAATTGTAAATCCTGGAGTTTATATAACTCCAAGTTCTTTAGATGGAGATATACTTTCTTTTAGTAATAAAACTCCAACATCCATGTTAGATGAAATTTTATTATCAGAATGTTTAGAGTTAAAGATAGGTGAAGATCTTCCAATTATGTTTAAAAAAAATGTTGGCTCAAATGAATTTAATAAAATTATATTAGCACCAGAAATTAATGTTTCTGGGTTTTTTAATATAAAATTATTATTTAATAAAAACGCATTTGATTCAGCAGAATTTCTTTATATTGGATTAGAAGCAAAATGATAACTAGATTAAATATTTCAAAATCAATTATTTGGCAAGAATCATTAGTAGAGTATGCTCAAAGATTAAAAACACATTCAAATGATGTAATTTCTAACAAAGTTATTTCTGTGTATAGAACTTTCACTCCAGACAAAGACAATATCTATTTCTCTTTATTTGGTAACAATTCAAATTTTAATATAGAAAAAATGAATTTTTCTCTATTGATGTTTCAAGCTGCAATTAATTTTCATAATTTTTTAAAAATTCAAATTCAATCTGAAATAAGTCGTTTTGTTAATTTAGTAATGTCTCAAGATTCAAAAATAAGCAAAGATATTTACTTTTTAAATAAAGTACTTTTGCAAACCAAAAGTAAAAGATTAAATTTAGCTAGCAAAACTTTAGTTATCAACGATTTTAGTGATTCAGCAAATCCTTTAAAATTAATTGATCCTAAAAACAATACTAAACTTAAAATTTATGAATTATTAGATTCTGGAAATCAAACATTAAATTTAAACAAAACTGCTACTTATTCAATTTTGGTAAAAGATTTAGAAATTGACAAGTCTAGTTCAACTTTTGGAAACGTTTTAATTAAATCTAATTTAGAAAATTTATTATTTGTTGGAGAACCTTTTAGATATTTAATACATGTTAATACAAAAGATGATTACAATCGTTTTAAAAATATAGAATATGCTGTTTTAACTTTGCATTTTAAGTTTAATAAATTAGAATTTCTCAATTCTATAAAAATAAAATTGGCTTCTAGTTTAAATGTATATCTTGCTAAAGATTGTATTAAATATTTTGATGGAAACGCATGGAGTACAGTTAATACTTATAATGAAACAATTGATGAAAATATTGAATTATTTTTCGAAACAATTCAAGCAAAAGAAATTAAAATAGAATTTAAATTAAACAGATGGTTAGAGGAAAAAACTATTAATGGAATTTATGGACGTATATATGATTTTTCAATTGATTTGATTAGTTTTGAATACTCTTTGTATTCAGATAAAGGTATTTTTATTTCTAATGATTTCTTAAAAGTTAATGAATTACAAACAATGAAAACTGAGATTAGTTATCTTTTCGAAGATGAAGATATTTTTACAGAATTATATTTAGATACAAAACTTTGGAATAAATATGAAACAAATTCTAATTTAAAAGTTTCAAAAAAATTACCATTTCCAATTAAAAGTTTGATTAGAGAAAAGATTTCTTTTTCTAATACTGTAAATCAAATTATTGGAACTGAAGAATTGCCAAGTAATTATATAAATTTAAAATTTAAATTGTTATTTCCACCTAAGGAAACTAGTATTAGAATATTTAAAAATGGGACATTGATTACAAATACTTTTTTCAATCAGATTTATTTAAGCAACAACTCTAGTAGCACCTTTGTTAAATTAAATAGCTTTCAATCTAATTCAGAAAGATCTTTAAATGGAGATCTATACGATTGCAATGACTTTTACATAGGGTTATCAAAACTTACAAATATAAAAATTACGGATAACTTTGTTATAGAGTATGAAATTAAAAGTTATTTTTCTTACGATGAGATTCTAGAATTTAAAATGAATAATATTAGTATTAAAAATATGAATGCAAGTTATATTGGTTATGTAGTGCCCATATTAGTAATGCGAAACATAAGCAAGAACAATGATTCTACATCTGTAATAGATAAAATGTTTTTGCATTGTACTGAAAAATCATCTAGAGATGACATAGAAAATTTGATAGAAATAGAAGAACAAATAACTAATACTTATAAAGGCGATGGATATGTCATTATATAACAACACGCTTTCACCTCATAATTTGAGTTTAACTAATTTTTATAAAAAGTATGTAAAAGTAGAAGACCCTATAAACAAAAGTGATTTTGATTTTGTTGAAAGTTTTTATAATGATTATTTAAAAACTTTAAAAGAATCTCATTCTGAATATTCGTCATTGAATATGTTAAATTATGAATCTTTAAATCCTATACTTCTTAGATCTAATGCAATGCTTGAAGAAATAAATTTACTTTCTTCTTGGATTTATTCTGAAAACCAAAACAATAATTCAATTTTGTTGATGTATTTTAACAAACAAGAGTTAATGCATAAACAAATTGTAAATTTAATAAAGAGAATTCAACAGAAATTATATACACTTGAACAAAGTGGAAATAACTATAGATTTACTTTTGTTGAAACTTTTTTAACATTAGACAATATCTTTAATTTAACTAATAAACAATCTTTAAGCATAGATACATATTCTGAATTAGCTACATTACCTGTAATATCAGCAACTTCTTTAAAGATAAAAGATATTGCTATTGGTTCTTCTAGTAATGGTTTAAGTGGAGAAGTGAATTCATCAAACAATGCGCTTTTAGATAATTTGATTGACGGAAATATTTCAAGCGGTTTCTCTTATTTTAAAACAGAAACAGGGCCTTTAATTTTAAATTTAATATTTAGTTTATCAGAAGAATCTATTGTTAATGAAATTAGAATTATACCATTTGAAATATTTGGAAATGCTGATTTTTATATAAAAGATGTTTTATTCTTATCAGATTATCCATTATCGACATCTATTAAAAAACTTCTTAACGAAAAGCAGCAATCCTTTAAAATAAAAACAAATACAACTGAATCTCAAAATATATTTAAATTTTTACCTGTAAAATGTTCTAAAATCAGTATAACTTTTGAACAAAAAAATTATTCAAAATCTTCAGTTTCCAATTTGAAGATTTATAAAATAGCTATTAAAGATATTGGTTTTTTTAAAACAAAGTATGTAGATAAAGGAACTATAGAATCTACTGTTATTTCTAATGTAGAAAACTTTAATTCTGTTGAAAGCTGGATTGATATATATCCTAAATCAAAGAGTCTTTATAATTATACTTTAAAATATACCGAAGATAATGGCAGTAAATATAAGCAATTTGATTTTGAAAAAAATTTACATAAATCAATTTTGAGTTTCTTGGACTTTAATGCAAAAGATTTTAAATATGAATTTGAATTAATTAGAAATGAAGAAGGATTTTCAACAGCTGATAATTATGAAGAAAACATTAGTTTGTTTAACATATTTTCATTTTCAAGAAGAATAAACTCTGGTTCTAGTCCTGCTTATATAGATTTTCAAAATAAATTCATAGAAGACACTTTAAAAGTTGCAGAAACTAAAATTGCAAATGTAACCAGTAATAATAATAAAAATTTAAAATTAGGTTCAATCTTACCAGGAAGTAATATTGTTGATTTAATTTTTGATTTAAAATTTTCTTTAAAAGATTTTAAAATATTATTATCTGAACTTTTGATTTATTGCGATAATATTTTATGGGAAAGAGTAAATGATTTAAACGAAGTCAGTTATGGAAAATATTATCTTTATCCAGATCAGCAAAGAATACACATAAAATATACTGATGATCCAGGTTTTAAAAAATTTACTTTTAGAATTAAACCTAAAAATTTAATTTTAAATAAAGTTAATAATGGTTTCTTTTGTGAATTTAAAAATTCATTTGATTATGATAAAAATAATATTGAAATATACCAGTATTCAAACAGTAATCAGGAAACAGATTTATTTCCACCAGATTCAGATGGTTATTATAATTTAAGTAAATCTAATATTTCAGATGTAACATTTCAATTATTTACTTCTCAAGATGGTTTAACTTTTGAATTAGTACCTACTAGAGATGATTTCTTATTAGATGCTGAATCAGGTACTATGCAAATCTTTTCTGAAGAATTAAAGAACTCAATTTTAAAATGCAAATATTATTATAAAGATAAAGTTGAAATTCAAAAAGATGCCTTTGAAATTTATTTTAAAGAAAAAAATGCAGTAGGATTATTTTTTAACGATTCTAGAAATGAACTTTTTAGAGAAGTTGATATAGAAAAATTCTATGATTCTCGTTTTTTAAGATTATGCAAATTTCAAAAAGATAATTATATTAGAGGTAGTATTGTTTTCGAAAACTTATTTGAAAACTTTTACAATGATGCCGATGAAGATATAATTTATTTTGCAAAGAATCCAAAAGAAGTTCAATTTATAAACGGTTACTTAGAATTTCAATCTTTAGATCATTTAAATGAAAAACTAAATGATGAATATTTTGATGAGAATGATTTATTTGAAGAATATTATTATAAATTTATATTTAGAATTTCTAGAATTCCTTTTGATGATCAAGTTTATAATGTAGATGCTTTAGATTCCAGAGGTAATTTAATTACAAATTTAAAACGCACTGAAAACCTAACACTAGAGAATATGAATCAAATGATAGATCCTTTAGTAAGTAAAGGGTATTATAATCCTGAATCTCTATTATGTGTGATTTTAGTAGATAAAAGAATATATTCTAATCATAGTAATAATTTTACATGCAGATATTCTTCTCAAAAAAATACTGAACAGCAATTCTTCAAATATTCAATTGATTATGAAAAATGCATTTTGCATACTAATAAACCTTTAAGTAGTTTATTCAAAGCCAAAGGTTTAGTTTGTGATTTGTATGCAGAGTACTCTTTAATTAAGTATTTGAATAAATGGGAATATGATGAAATAAATGGTAATATTGTTATTCAAGATTTAGATGAGATTAACAACGAAGAGAAGTCTGTTAAAATATTTTATAATCAAAATAAAGATGGTATAAACATAGAAGCTCTTAAAGAATATTTCAGTCCTTTGTTATATTCTATTAATATAGGATTTAATTAAATGAAAAATCAAAGCTTTTTCCAAACTGCAAAAGAATATGAAATTAAAAAATTTCTATCTGAAAATAAAAGATTACCAACTCAAGAATATTTAAATGAAAAAATTTTAAATTTTAGAAACAAAACTAAAAAGAATTTATTAGTTGATGGTTTAAATGTTTATTTTGATTCTGAATTTTCAAGATTTCAAAATGTAAATGAAGAAATATCATCTTCTAATTTTAATAATATGCTGCATTTTGTAACTAAAGATTTAGAAGTTTTAAGAAATGAATATTTAGCTTTAATTAATAGTGTTGAAAATTATTTTAAGACTATAACAATATCACAAGATCGGCATTATAAAAATTTAAAACTTTTAGAATTAGAAATTAATAAAGAACTTTTATTAAGTAATAAAAGTGATGCGTTTACTTATGGTGTTGTCGAAAACTTCGACAATCATAATAATAATGTAGATTTTAGTAAATCTAGTATTTCTATTTTAGAAGATGGTAGAGTTACTTTAGGTTTATTAGAAGTAGAAAGCACAAGTTTTCAAAATGTAAATATAGATTATTTTTCTAGTAGTAGAACTGACGATGTAATAGACAGACGAGATTTATTTAATGTAAGAAATATATTGAGCGAAGATGGTGCATTTTTTGAACATGTAGCTTATACTAGTAAACAAGATAGTATTGTTGATTTTGCAATTCATATAAATTTAGATGGTAGTAATACTACTAAAATAGATAAATTAAAAATAGTTTGTCGTTCGAATAGTGGATCTTCGAAAACTAATATTAATGTTTATTATTCTTTAGATAATTCTAATTTTATAAAACTAGAGTATGATTCAGATTTAGAACCAAAAAATGGAGCAAACTTTTTTGACATTTATCAAACTTCATTGCGTGCTATTAAAATAGTATTTACAAAAAGAGGTTATGATTACAAACGAGATAGAAGTTATGGTTATGCATTTGGTGTTGATTTTATTGGTATTACAACTGCAAAATACACTGTAGATGAAGAATCTATACTTTATACAAAAGCATATGAAATATTTGATGAAAATAATCAACCATACAATTTTACATTTGCTACTTTGAAACATGGAACTTGTTGTATTATACCAAGTCAAAGTTCTGTAAATTTTTATTTATCAAAAGACAATGTTAATTGGAAGTATTGCAACATCGATAACTCAGGCATGGAATATGTACAATTTGAAAAATCAAATGATATAATTCATGAATTAGTGATAGATGATTCTAACACTCCTTATCTAATAACAAATAAATATCAATCTGTTTCGAATCCTAATGTAAACTATTTAAATAGCATAAAGAATAATTTAGGTATCGAACTAGAAGACAATGAAGCCTTGCTTAACTATTATTTTTCGACAAACAATAATAATGACATGAAAGTAGTTGAGTCTTCAATAATCTTACATAGAGATATGTCAGATATAAATGATTCCGAATCTGGTTGGTATCAAGAAGGAACAAAATGGGTTACTAATTTTGTAGTAGATGATTTAGATGGTATTTATTTAGATGTAGGTGCTCATCCATTAAATGTTAATGGAAGAGACCTTTCTGGTGAAGTTTATTTTGCAAAAGGGACACACAAGATAGTAAGTAATCAATCTGTTAATATTTTGTTATCTAAAACTATTTATTTAAACAAAAATGCTTTAAATAATAGCACTAATTTTAAAAATTTTGATAAAGATTTTTACCCTTATAATCATAGGTATTTAATAAAAGGGTATCCTTATAAAAATGGTTTTTCTGGAGAGAAGCCATACATAAAAAAAGGAAATTCTTTTAAATATAAATGTAATTATACAATTCCTGAAAGATTTATTTTTGATTCTGAATCTAATTATCAAATTTTTACTTTAATAAAGAATAGTCATGGAACTTTTATTAAAGTAAAAAAACAATCAAATGATTTAACAAAAGAGCTTTTTAGTTTAGAATACAAAAGTAAAAGCTACAATGAAACTCCTGAAAATAGATTGTATTTAAAGGCTGTTTTAAAAAGCTCAAATAAATTCATAACACCTAAAATAGATACAGTACAAATGAGGGTTATCTAAATGGCTTATATCTCACAATTAAATAATAAAGTTTTCTCATACGCTTCTGGTAATATTAATATTGATAGTAAGAATGCTTTATCTGTAAATATTGCTAAAACTAAAACTGATTTAATATCAATTAGCAATTATATAAATGAAGTTTTATATCCTTTATTTCTAGGATTACCAAGTGGTCCAATTTATATGGATCCAATACAATATGGTTTGTCTGGAGCTTCTTTATTAAGTTATTCAATTGCTGCTGGAAATAGCAGCAATGAGACAGGATTGTATTGGTCAACAGCTAACAATGGCAGACCTACTACAATAAAAGAATCTTTTGATTTTATTTTAAATAAAGTAACTGCATTAGAAACAGCTGCTGCTATTGATCAAGTTCAAGATACTACAATTCAAGATCAAATTGATTTACTCTCTAAAAGAATTTATCAATTATTTTATGAATCATATGGTAATGAAAAATTAAGTCATCATCTAGTTACTGTAGATGAAGACGCGTTAGTACCAACATTTACTGTATCTTCATTATTATATCAAGTATACAATCAGCTTATTACTGGACAAAGTTCTGATAATCTATCTATATTAGATAACTCGTCTCATGTTGGATTTAATTTAAAAATAAATAAAGCAGCGATAGAATTAGAATTAAATGATTTATTAGATGTAATAATAGATTCGCCTTTAAATCATGAATCTTTAGTATTTAATGGTTCGGAATTTGTTAATAAAGTAATTTCTTTAGCTGATGATACTAGTGGTAATTATATTGAATCAATTACAGTTGCGGATGAATTAGTTAAACAAACAGTAAATGATGGAATTCATAATAAAACAATAAACATTTCTTTAGCTGAATCAGGTATTACTGGAGGAACTTATACAAAAGTAACAGTTGATGAATTTGGTAGAGTTACAAATTCTGTTGAAGCAACTACTTTACTTGATTATGGAATTACTGATGCAATTAATATTTCTCAAAAAGGTCAAGCCAATGGTGTTGTTCCTTTAAATTCTTCTGGATTGATTGAAAGTAGTTACTTACCATCTTATGTAGATGACGTTTTAGAATATAATAATTTTGCTAGTTTTCCTACTACAGGTTCTACAAGTAAAATCTATGTTGATTTAGCTACTAATATAATTTACCGTTGGTCAGGCACTACTTATATTGAAGTATCTCCTGGAAATCCAAATGCTGTAGTTGGAGTTACTGCTATTACTCCTGTAGTTATTGGAGGCAGTTCTACAAATCCTCAAATATCAGTACAGGCAGCATACGCAAATACTCCTAACTATTTAGTTTTAAGGAATGCAAGTGGAGATATTGTTTGTTCTAATATGACTTGTAATGAAGTTAATGGAAACGCTGCTACTGCAACAAAATTAAAGATTGCTAAAAATATTGCTTTAACTGGTGCTGTTTCTGGTACTGTTTCATTTGATGGTAGTGCAAACGTGTCAATGACAACTACTGCTTCCGGATTAGTTAGTACAGGTGCTGTTGATCAAACTGTTTTAGGTTTAAAAACATTTAGTAATGGTATTGAAACTGATTATCTTAAAATTGGAATTAGTCCAAACGAAACTGGTATCGAAAGTAAGAATGGAAATTTAATTTTAAAATCAGATGCTGGATTAATTATTCTTTCTAATCCTACTCAAGTCACAGGTACTTCAACTGTTTATAGTGGCAGTTTTAATGTAGCTAATTCAGGTACTGGTTTTACTAGAGGCTTATATTTAAATTCTAATATGGGACCTACAGTTCCTTCTTTAGATATTACTGCTATTGAAGTTAATAGAGGTAGTTCTACTGCAAGTAAAATGATTTGGAACGAAACATTAGATCAATGGCAATTTACACATCCTTTATATGCTAATTTAAGTGGTAATGCTGCTACTGCAACAAAAATTGCAGCACCAGTTAACATTGAATTAACTGGAGAAGTTTCTGGTTCTGCTTCTTTTGATGGTAGTCAAAATATTCAGATATCTACTACTGTTAAAAATAAATTAGTCTTTTCTCAAAGAGCAGAACATACAATATATGTTGCAGCAAAGGATTCAAATATAGATCATCTTACCGGAAACGATACTCCATATAAAGATGGTATATTAGAAATTAACAATTTAGATCAAATTTCTTTGCAACCTACTTTGCTTTGGAGAAATAATACTGGTTCTGATATTAAAATTACTTATATTGATTTAACTATGTGTGAAGGTGGTTCAAAAGGAGTTACAACAAATGATTATTCTTTCTTGTTAGTAAAGTGTAGCTCTAGTTTTACTCAAAATGACCAAGAATTAGGATCTGTTTGGGTTCCTTTATTAGGTGGTTCAGCTATTCAATTTGACACTAGATTTGCTCCATCTCCAAAACATTTACCTTTAAATGTTGGAGTTTCAATTACTAATAACGGTGCTATTGTACCTTCTGGAGCATGGTTTGGTATAATTTGCGTTGATCAACCAGAACATCCAGGTTCTGGTTTAATAGGGAATATAACTGCAGTTATAGTTTAATTTTGATTTTGAAACATGGTATAAAAATTAATGTGCTTTACTTTTTATTGGAGGCTGCCATGTCAGATAATCAAAAATATACAGATCCTACTCAAGTTTTATTAGACTATAGAGTTGGTCAATTAGAGAATAAAATAGATGCTCAAACAACAGATATAAAAATGTTGCTTACATCAATGCATAAAGATATACAAGCTATTAATAATAGAGGCGTAAATCTTGAAGCTAGAATTAAACATTTAGAAGATGATGTTTCTGAATTACAGAAAACAGAATCTGAACAAAATGAAAAAATAAATGATTTAAAAGTAAGTATTGCTGAGAAATTTGCATTTACTTCTATTGGCGGTATCATTGGTGGTATTGTAACAAAACTATTTTAAGGAAAATAATATGATTGATCCTCAAAACAAATATGACGCTATTGTTTTAAATAGAATAAGCAACCTTGAAGAAAGAGTGAAAGATTTAATGATTGCGCATCAAAGATTCGTTTCTCTTACTCAAGTTCAAGAAATATATTCTGTATTGGTTACAGAGATTGAAAGGTTAAAAACGATTGTCTCGTCTCTTGAAAAAAGAGTTTCAATACTAGAAGATCTTCCGCCTATCGACTAGCTTTCATCATATTATCTATAATATGAGCATCATTTTTATTTATTAGTTTGTAAGTTTCTAATTTAGGAATCTCAACCATAATTGGCAATATTCCAGTTTGATCAAAAATTATACTTGAGAATTCTGTTTCGTCTTTATTTGTGTCTTTTAAAAGACATTCAATAAGCAAATCTTTATGAAATAATTGTAGTGGCTCAATTATACATTTTTGTGGATTAGAGATAAATGTTTTTGATGAATGATCGTAAACTGTCTCGTCTAACCATGTAACTGCTGAAACAGAATCATAGTTTACTTTTTCAATAATTTTTTGAATACTATTCAAAGTTAGTAAAGGCATATTAATATCTACTACTAAAACCTTGTCTGTTTTTACTTGTTTTAGAGCAAGTAAAAGAGATTCTTTTCTAGTTGAAGCGGAATCTATATCTAAACCAACAATGATTATATTTTTAGTAAATTCACTAAACTTATCATAAATTATCGACCATAAAGCTTTTCCTCTAAATTGATAAAATACTTTTGGAATTCCAAGTCTTTTACCTTTGCCACCACCCATAATTACTACTGTAAGATTATTTTCTATCATAAAAACTCAAGTTATTATTGTTGTCTTGTTTTTGCCTTGCAGCAAATTTTTGTTCAATTTCTAATAGTTTTCTAGAGATTCGTTCAACAGCAGATTCTAAAGATTCTTTTTTCTTTTCTACTTCTGTCTTCTCATCTACTTTTCCACTACAATTACAACTCATTTTTTAATATTTCCTTTTTTAGTAGTTTTAACTTTCTTAGAATTATCTAATTCAGATTCTTCAACACTTGAAGTTTCTTCTGAGATTTCATCTTGAAGAGTTAATGTTTCTTCTGAATCTGAAATAACTACTGATTCTGTTTTGCTTTTAAGTAAAGCAATTTCATCTCGAAGAGATTTGTTTTCTTCTAAAAGTTTAGAAATTTGTTTTTGTAATTCAGTATCTGAAGATACAGTTTTGTTATTGATTGTAGCTTGTAGTGATTCAATTTGATTTTGTAATTGAATAATCTTTGTCTTGTCTGTTCTGCTTGAAAAATACATAATATTAAAATCCTGGTTTAAAAGGGGTGAATGTTAGATTTGGTTCCCACAAATCATGTGCAGGAGTAAATTCTTCTCCAACTAATTGATATGCAGTAAGTCCTGTTTTTGTAGCTGTAACAGCTACAATCTTATCTTCTTTTAACACATCTGCCATTCTTTCTGCAAGCCATTTCTTTCCTTTAACATCCCATTCTAATTGAGGGGATTTAGAATCAAAATCAACAACCTGTGCAGAATTTAAAGTAAGTTTAGAGTTATCTTTACACATAGATAAAGTTACATCTTTAAAATATCTTACTCTTCTCAACCAAGTAAAGATTGTATCTGCTAAAGCTTCTTTACTTACTTGTTCTGTTAAATGTTTTCCACCAGGGATTACATGTTTGATTTGTTTTTGCAATTGTGTACCAGCAAGTTTTTTAACTAAAGCTTGTTGGTGTGCTACACTAGATCCTGCGGATTCAAGTTGTTTAATTGCTTCTGTCTTAGTAGTTGCCATATTACGTTTTCCTCTTGGGCTAATTGTTTTGGCGTTAAATTTAATAATTCACATCTTTGTTTTATAGTGTAACCTTCTTTAATTAAGAAAAATAAATACTTAATCCAATTACTTATAGAATCAATTTGATCAAAAGTTAGAACTAAATCTATATTCTCTTCGTAAGAAGTTTGTCTATCAGTAAAATATAAAGAGTTTTTATGAAAGTGCAAGTCTCTTTTACATAATTGATTGATTTTTCTAATATGTATAAAAATTGCATATTTCATTTCCATAGCTATATGATATATTAATTTTCTTGGATTCATATAATAAGAACTCTTATCTATACCCACTTTTTGATAAATTTCTAAAAAACAAAAAACGATATCATCATAAACTTTAACATCTGATAGTTTGTTATATTTTAAGTAAATCTTTAATTTTTCTTCTACTGTACCTATTGGTCTGTCATCTTTATCTAAAAATTTAAAAACACTATACATTGTAAAATCTTCGTAAAGATTTTTATTTTTTATTATTCTTGCCCAGTATTTAAAAGTCTCTTCAAAAGTTTTTAACAAAAATAAAAGTGACTCTTCATGTTCTTTACCTCTTTTATAATGATATACGAATACTTTATAGTCACAATCTATTTTAATAGGAATTGAATCAGTAGGAAAAATTTTAGTTTGCATTGTTTTTTTGTTGTTCTATATACGCTTTAAATAATTGAATCCAATCATCAAGAAGCATTGTAACTAATGCTTCTTCTCTATCATCTTTTGTAATTGCAGCAGGAAGTTTATTTTTTAATGCGCAATCATCAATTGCTTGTCTCATTGCAGCTTTAATATTACATTTAATTTGACGTTTAGCTTCTACATGAATGTATTCTACTTCAACATCTGCAATCTCTTTGCCACCAACTCTAGCTTGACCTAAACCTCTTTTTGCTTCAAGTCCTGTTTTTTCAGCAATATATTTTGCAAGTTCTCTTTCGAAACTTGCACCTTTGATTCTTGCGCCTCTTCCTCTAGTAGTCATTTTGTTTTATCCTTGATCTTGAACTTATATTTTTTAGGTTCAGGAATATCTATTAAATCTATAAAACCAAATTTTAATGCTTGTTCTGCAGTAAAATAGAAACTTGTTCTGCCTTGAAAACTTTCTTTCCAATCTTTTTCTTTAATCTTAGTTCTCTTCTTTAAGATTCTATCCATTTGCAATTGATTTAAATTATACAAATCTTGCATTGATTGAATTTGTTCAGTAGATAAAACTTCAATATAAGACATAACTACTTGATGATAAAAGAATAAACTATTTTCACTTGCTATTCTATAATCACCAGCAGCTAAGATAATTAATCCTCCAGATGCACAAATCCCTGTAACATAAATAATAACAGGAGATTGTATATTTTTAATACAATCATAAATTGCTAAAGAAGAAGAGACTTCTCCACCATCAGTATTTAAAATTAAAGTTATTTGTTCGTGGCTTATTTTGTCTAATTCCATTAATTGACTAATTAATGCAGTTGCAGAGTCTTTATCAATTTCATCTTTAAAACAGATAGTTCGACTTTCTAAACCAAAAAATTTCACATCTGAAGGATTCCAATAGTGTTTAAATTCTTTGTCAGATTCATTTATTTCTAATGCTGCAATTAATTCTAATATTTCTTTCTTATCCATTATTATCTCCTGGTTTATAGATTAGAGTTTTTAAAAACTCTGCATCTAGTTTATACTTTAAATTGTAAGGTATCTCAATATAATTGTAACCAGAATCTAATAGTGCAGTCTTCTTTTTATTGTCTCTATATCTTATATTATTGAAATTAATGCGTTTTTGTAGAGCAGATTCATTTCCAAAACTTGTTGGTTTATAATGCTGTTCTCCATGTAATTCAATAACACAATTTAAAGTTTCTATATACCAGTCAACTGCATCTAAATTATTAGGATAAGTTTCAACAAGCGATGAAACTAAAACTTCTTGATAGCATTGAATTTGTTTAAAATATGTATCTGTGCAAAAAATTTCTCTAACTTTGTTATGAAAGTCAGATGCATTTTCATAATGGAAAAATTGATTTTTCCATGCAGTTTTTACCCTTCCCATTTTCCTGTTACAACTTCTCTATCTTTTACAAAACCAACAATGCCTTTACTAAAGAAGAATTGTAAAAGTTCTTGCCATTCAGTTTCGTTTTCAATTTTTTGAAATTGACCTAATGCTGAAATTTCTTCGAGATAAATTTCTTGAGAAGGTTCATGTAGTAATGCTACATACTCTTTAAACCCTCTAGTCGCTGTTGCAAGGTGAGTCCATGGACCTCCTTGAAAAGTATATTCAGGTAATTGGATTCTATTTTTACTAGCTAAAATAAACTCACCATGATTCATTTTGGCATTCCTTTCTTTTTGGACAACTGATGTTGACGCAGTACGGTATTCTTAAAAGATCTTTATCTTGTTCAAATCTTTTAATATGTGTAATTAAAAAACTTTTATTTTTTTGATCTAAATCTCTTAATTTAATTTCTTTGTAATACATTGCGTTTGGACTTTTATGAAATCTATTTTCGGAAAAAATATCGAAAGCATGTATGTAAATATTAATATTTGGAATATGCAAATATTCACTTGCAAAACGTTTGCCATATATCAATGTTGCATTAATTCCTAAATCCCATTCTAGATTTGTATCTTTTACTTTTGGTAGCATATATAAGAAATGAATAGATTTAGTATTTAGATCTTTGATTATACCACAAAAATCCAATTCAATAACTGTATTGCTTATTTGTACCAATGGATTAAAGTGTCCTGTAATAGGTATAAATCTATTTCTTGGGAATTTTTCAAAGTAATTTGAAATAAACACATTTAAACTATTAGTGAAAAGATCTACATTAATTTCTTTTTGACGCTCATTTTCTATATTTTTAGTTACTCTGTTTACAGCTTCGTTTACTATTTTTGTAATTTCAAAATCAAAATCAAAGTTATTTTCATAACGTAATTGCAATAAAATAAATTTTTCTACAACTTCTTTACATGCAATTTGTAATTCATTTTCATAGTCAATAAATGCGTTTAATTTATAAAGATATGGACATACAGAATATGTCCTCAATTCACTAACTTGTATATTCATTTAAACATGCTGTCTTTTGGTGTTTCAGCTTTTTTAGCAAATGCTTCTTCTACATTTTTACTAATGTAAATAGGTACCATTGAATATTCTTTTGCTTTAGCTTGTAAACAAGAAATAATTTCATATCCTTGAGGAGCATAAGAAGCCCCTGTTGGTGTTTTAATAATACCTCTTGCTACTAAAGCTTTTTTAATTCTATCAATTGTATTTGCTACATAGTTATCTCCAGATTCAAGATAATAAAATTTCTTTTCAGAGTTAACATAAATGCCTAAAGACTTGTCGTTCATTAATCCTCGCTATCTTCTGATTCATAATCATCAGCTTCTACATAGAGAACTTTTTTACCATCGGATTCCACAATCCCTTGTTCTTTAAGTTCTCTATATTTTTCAGTTTGGTCAGTTGCTGTTTTTGGATTTACTGGTTTTAAAGTTACACTTGTAGGATCTAAATCCAAGAACATCTTTTCTTTAAATGAAGATATCTTATTTTTAGTAAAATTCAAGAGTAATCTTGGGCGCATATTACCATCTATATCATTCCAGAAAATTTCTGCATGTTCTTTACGATCATGAATATCATTGTAAACGTGAAAAATAATATTAGGTCTATACATTAATGCACGTGCATCAGCAAGATCATCATCTACAGGTAATCTAAATTTACTATAATCCATTGGCATATTCTTTCTATACTCTGCAGTAGCAATCATACAGCATTTGTATTTTACTGTTAGATTCTTTTGCATATTACTAATTTGAGTAATTCTTGCAGTTTGATCTAGATTTAGAAAATCCATATAATTCATAGTATTATCGCAAATAAGCATTATCTTTTTATTAGGATAACGTTGCCTATAGTATCTTAAATTCTTTTCTAATACAGACAGTGTAGCACCATCTTCAGAATCAATAATAACTAATCTTTCTTGTTCAATCAATTCTCTAAAACGTTGATTTGTAGTTTCCCAAGCATCTTTATATTCTTGAGATTTGTCTTTTAGATTGATATTAGGTTGCACCATCATACCAATAGTTAATGGCAATGGATTTACAGTATTCATTCTATATAAGTTTGTTTTAATGCGTGGCTCGATTTGTTCATATGAATCATCTGTACTATGAATAATTACTAATGCATTTTCATCACTATTAGCAATATCAGTACCAATCATAAGACAAGTTGCAGTTTTACCACTATTAGCACGACCACCTACATATACTAAACAACCAGACGCCCAATTCATACCACCTGCTAAACTAGTTTCAAAGAAATTAAAATAATTCATTTTGAATGAAGTAGCTTGTTCATCAGATGTAGATTCTTCTCTTTGTTGTTGAATTGCATCAAATCTAGTTAATTGATAGTTAATACCAATAGTATTATTCCTGTATTCCTTTTCGATAGCTTCAATTGCTAATTCATGATTAGCCATATGAGATCTAATTCCATCAGGATCTTCTTCTACTTCTTTAGTGTACTTTTCTGCAGCGCCTTTTAATCTATCTAATTTCTCATTGAATTTGTTATTTCTAATAGAGTTTACATCTGTATTAATTGAAGTTTCACTAATACCTGTAAATTTTGATAATGCATTAATTAATAATTCTCTTTTGATTGCTGTATCTTCTGCAGCAATCACAGGAATCATTTTCATACAAATAGAATCTGGAGATTCTGTATCACTAAAAGTTTTCATCAACCAATCAAATGATGATACTTTATCTAAAGATAAATAAACCTCTGGATCATCTACTGTTTTCAATAATTCATCTGGATCTTTAGCTTGAGATCCTTTAGGAGGCATTACTACATAACAAGATATACCACTAGTTGCTTTAAGAATATTTTCTAAGATTCTTTGAGTAGCTGCATAACCTGCTTTGTCCCAATCAAAGTTTAAGAAAATCTTTTTGATACCTAAAGTTTTTAAATAAATAAGGTGCGATTCTGTTAATGCTGTTCCACAAACAGCTACTGCATTGGTAATTCCTAATCTATACAACTGCATCAAATCACCTTGGCCTTCTAGAATATATAAGCCATTCTTCTTTGCAGATTGTAAAGCCACATCAATACCCATAAGTACTTGTGATTTTTTGTAAATATGGGTTTCTGGATTATTTACATACTTTGGTTGATGATCATTTACTATTAAATTTCTACATGCAAAACCAATAGTTCTTTTAACATGATCTTTAATTGCAAAAGTGATTTTATCTAAACCAAAAAATGAATGAAATTTAGTTTTAATAAAATTGCTTTGATTAATAAATGAAGCTTCCCAGCCTTTCTTTACTAATTGAGCAACTAAATCACTTTCTGAGATTTGACCAATTACACAAGATTGTTGAATCCAATTCCTTTCAACCAAATAAGGAATATCTACATTTCTTTGATTTGAAAGAATATCTGATATATCTGCAGCAAGTTTATATAGATTTATTTTCTCTTTTTCTAAAAGAGAAAGTTCTCCTGGTGAATATGGGATCTTTAAATATTCACATAGTGTAGGAATGGTTACATGTAACCATTCTGGGCCATTAAGTGGTAAATTATCAAGTATATTTGCAGCTGCAAATATATCACCAGTAAACCCGCATGAAAAACACTTTACAGTTTCATTTGCAGTTTTAGGATTAAAATGCATGGATGGATCATTGTCATCATGTGCAAAGCATTTTAATTTAGATGAGCTTGCATCAATTCCTAATTTTTTAATTAAATACTCTTTTAAATTTGAACGAAGCAGTGTGACTGCTTCATTTATATCAGTTACATACATATTAGAGTCCTTTACATGTTATTATACATTGTGTGTATAGATTTGTGTTTTAAAATACAAATAAGTTTTTTATATTTCTTTTTTATTCAAATATATCAAATACTTACATTGTTGTCTTTTTAGTGATTAGCTAAAACTTGCAAATGTCATTTTTACAAAGAAAAACAATGTAAATATTTACACTAAAAATCGTGTAATTATTAACGCTATTTTTCTAGCTTAAATTGACATTTGATTCTTGCCAACCATTCATTGTGATTTTTCTAAATTCTACATTCTTTGGATTAATATCAGATAAATCTTGAATTCCAAGATAACTAATTGCTGATTGCAATCCATCATTAAACTTTTCTAGTAATTCTTTATAGGTGTATTTTGGATTAAAGTATTGAGAACTTTCACCTTCAACATTTTTAGCTACGCCATATTGAGATAATTGAAAATCTTTACTTGCTTGGCCTCTATACTTTTTAACTTTATTTCTTGATCTTAACTTAATTGCTGTAATCAAATCTGGCATATCCCAGCCTGCTGATTCTTCACTATAAGATAGTAATTTACCTAGCATTATATGAGTTGCACCTGCAGCAAAATATTTAACTGCATCGCCACTAGAAGTAATACCTCCATCTGCAATTATCATTATTTCATCTAGTAAACCTGCTTTGTTTACTGAATTGTAAATATCAAAAATAGCAGATAATTGAGGTACTCCAACGCCAGTTACTAACCTTGTAGTACATGCAGCTCCTGGCCCAATACCTACTCTAAGGTAATTACATCCAGAATCAATGCATCTTAAAGCTGCTGTTGAAGTTGCAATACTTCCAGACATTATATCTTTTACATAAGATAATTTTCTCCATTTAGAATAGACTTCATGCATGTAATCTGTATCTCCATGAGCTACATCTATGCAAATATTAATCTTTTCATTAGGATCTATATGTGCTCTTAATTGTTCTAAAAAGTTTTTTTCATAATCAAAATCAGAACTTACAGCCCACCAAAAATTATTTTTATAATTTGAAAATGCAAAGAAAGCTTTAATTCTTTCTGATTCGTCTAAGAATCTACTTAGTACTGGTAGCTGATTGTGTTCAATCATTACTTTTGCCAAATCATATCCTGTTACTGTGTCCATAGGTGCAGAGAACATGTATGGCAAAAGAGATGCTTCTGATCTTGATTTTAAAATTCCACAATCAGGTACAAGTAATACATCTTTTACTGATAGATTCAATTCTTTAAAAGTTTGCAAGTTTCTTTCGAAAATCATTAATTTACTCCAAAGTAAGTTAGATTTTGTTTTAGTAAAATTTTCTTTTTTTGAGATTCTTTTAGTTCATATAATGAAAGCGTCATTGCAGAAACTTTTCTAAACTCTCTAGAGATTTGTAAGAAAATATCTAGAGCGTTTTCTTTTGTATCATATGGACCATAAGTTGTTACTATTGTGTTTCTTTTTAAGTCAACAAAGTAATTAAATTTCTCTTGGTTTCTTTTCATTGTCATAACAGATATTTTTGTATTGGCAAAGATCACATTGCCAATCACCCTTTTCTACTTGTTTATTTAATTTTTCTTTACCTTCTGCTATTTGAGCTAATCTTTTCTCATATTGTGCAGTTTCAGTTTTGTTAAGTTCATTTCTTTGATAAAGTAAATCAATTTTTTCATCTGAATAAACTAATTCATAATCTCTACCAGGAATAATTCCTGAATCTACAGAATCTTTAATTAATTTATATTGTGCACAAATACTTTGCATAGTGATTCCAGAATTAATTTTTTGAGTAGAAATAGGATTATTCCCTTCATAAAAAATATAATCTAAATCATCTTCGCCTTTTTCTACTGTAATTTTATATTCAGCATATCTACCAGTATCTCTAGAACCATAAATTAATAGTGCTTCTGCAAAATCATCATGCACATTGCCATACCACCATTGATACAATCCAATTTGCATTAAGTGAGAATCTCTAGGTTTTCCAAGTTCACCTTTTTTATGATCGCTTGAAGTACCCATAACGCTATTAGCATTAAAACCATATACTGATTTTACTTCAATAATATGATATTTATGTGTCTCTGGATTAATAACTACTAAATCTATTTTGCCAGAAACATTCAATTTAGGAATATAAACAGCAACTTGTGTTGCAATAAATACACCTGCTTCTTTAGCAAGATCTACACAATATTGTTCATAGATTTCACCTTGTTTCCAAATCCATTTTACATATGTATCGGGAGGTATTGAATTTTTATGCAAGGCTTTAACTAAATCAATATCTTTTGAATAAGTTTCGTCATCAAATGAATATAAATCCATAAGATATCTAAAATAGTTTGCTCTTCTACATTTACCAACTACTTCTTCTTCTCCATGAGAATTTGTAATAATTGATGTTGCTTCTGAAGGCCATTGTGTAGGGTGCTTTTGTTCGTCTAAAATTCGTCTATCTAAATAATTTGTAATATGATTAATAAAAGACCAAGACATTATAGTTTGATTCTTTCTTGAATTTCTTTTTGCATTTCACTAATTGTTTCTGTAACTTTTGCTTTTAATTCTGGATTTTCATTCATTTCTTTGTATGATTCATCAATTTCTTCAAGTCTTTTCTTTTGAAAATCTTGGAATCCTTCCATGTTGATTTCAATCTTTTGTTCTGCTAGCTTTTCATATAAATATTCTACTAACATAGACAATTGAAGCATTGCATTGAAATTATATTCAATTCTCATTTCGTGTGCTTGTAGAATATTAACAAGTTCTTGTACTTTTTCTTGTGTTGATTTTTGTGCTTCCATTTTAGAGAGCGCCTTTCTTTACGGGTAGATGTGTACCTAAATACACAGGTGTAGAATAATTAAAGTCTGTATTACCATTAGAATCATGGTAAATAATGGCATAGCCATTGACAGCATTTTTAAATTTAAGGTCAGCTTTAAATTGATAAGGTAATCTATGCGCCATAGCACCTTGCTCTATCAAAAGTTTATTACCTACAATTCCTTTATACTGTTTGTGAGTGTGACCTACAACAATAGAGTCAAACTCTTCATTTTTTAATCTAGCTGAAAAGTGATCTAGTAGTTTTACAACTGTTGCACCTGGGTAAGAGTTAGAAAAACCATCAGGGTGACAGAAAATGGTTTTTCCAATTCTTACATACCAAGAATCAAATCTTTCATAAACTACATTTGAGAAATCATGTTTCTTTACAAGATTTCCAAGTTTATCAAGTTCTTCACCAGAAGCAATTCTAGCTAAAAGATCAGGTCTAAATACTTGAGAAGCTTCTTGTTCAAAACCATTAGATGCTAAAGCTCTAGAAGTTCGTGCATCATGATTACCTGAAACAATCACTACTTTGCTAAAATTACATGATAAAAAGTATACAAGATCAAATGCAGCCATATATTCTTTTATAGCAGCAACTCTTTTAGATTTGGCATATGTACTAAAAATATAACCATCTAAAATATCGCCATTTAGAACAACAATATCTGCATCTGAATGCACTTGACATGCTCTTTTTATTTCTTCATGCATAAAGAATGGTATATGTAAATCACTAAATGTCAAGATCTTTCTTGTTTGATGATCAGTAATACCTATTTTTAATTGTTCTGATTCTAAAGTATATTCTTCAATACACTCTGCAATATGATCCCAACGTTGTTGAAATGGATCATCTTTGGGTTGTACTAAAACTGGATATTCTGAAAGTCTGCCTCTATAAATTCTATTTCTAACTGCATCAGGAGTTCTATTACAAATAAAACCAGGAACTTTTTTATCATAGTATTGATTTATAATATCTGAAATTTCAACAGGGTTTTTAATATGTTGATATTTAAAAAGGATTTGATCCTCTTGAGGAGTCCATAGATAAGTTTTCTTGTATGTCGTCATCTTTATTCCATTGGTGTTTGTAAAACTTATTTGCAATAAGTTTTATATCTGGTTCTATTGATTCTACTTTAACTTCAGCGATTATAATATCACCTTCTTCAATTTGTAAAGTAGCATATTCTTCGTATTTTTGAGGAAAGACTACAATTTCAGCAGCTTTTGTAGAATCATCAATTTCTAAAATAGCCATTTTTTTGCCTGTTTTAGTATTGAGAATCTTTTGAGATAAAACTACTCCAGCTACTTTATATCTAAAATTTTCTTCTACAGATTCTAAATCTTCTCTATCTATATTTGTCATATGTAATGGATGTCCACCAATATAGCAACCGATATAAGAAGCTTGATCTAGGATTTCCTTTAAATTAATTGGTACGGTTTTAACTCTATTGAAAGTTGGTAAATCTGGTAATTCTTTTTCTTTTAAATCTACAGCTTTTTTCAATTCCATTTCTTCTAATGGAAGTAAATCTTCTTCTAGTTGTGTAATTTTATTTTGAAGTTGAATATCATCTGGAGATTTAATTAATTTTCTTTTTGCTTTTACTAACTCATTTCTTAAAAAATTTCTTTTTTCAATTAGAGGTAATATTTCTTCATTTCTTTTGTTTCGTTCTATAATGTCTAATTTTCTTTGATTAAATTCTTCTATATCTTTTAAATAAGAATAAATGGAATCTACATTTTCTAATAATTCTGAACGCACATATCCTAATTTATCAAATGCACCTGCTTTGACTAAACCTTGAAAAACTTTAGTATTAACTTTTTGAGTATTTACTCGATTAATAAAATCCCAGATATCTTTAAATGGTGTATTTCCACGTGCACTAATAATATATTTAGCAGCAGTACCACCCACATCTCTAATTGCATTTAATCCAAAATAGATCTCATTATTGTGAATAGTAAACTCAAAACTGCTACGATTAATATCAGGTGGGAATATATCAACCCCAAAATGTTTTGCTTCATTAATATACTCTGGAGCCTTAACAGCCCAAGTTTTTGGTTGTAAAGTTTTAGATCTAGTACTCATTAACGCAGTAAAAAATTCTACTGGATAATTAGCTTTTAAATAAGCGGTTACATATGTAAGTACAGAGTAAGAAACTGAATGTGCTTTGTTGAAACAATTTGAAACGACTACACCATTTTCTAATTGAAAGTCATGATGTGGCGAATCAACACTAATATCATATACAGGTTGTTGACCTATAAAAGTTTTTGATTTTATTTGCATAATTTATTTATATAAAATTGTAATTGTTGAATTTGGAATATAACTTGTTGCGCTATTGTATTCAATATTAATTGCTTGAGCTACACTTACGTTACCAATTGAGAGCCTTGCACTACGAGATGATGTTGAAGAAAATAACATCATAAAACAATCTACAGATGAAAACCACACGCCACCACCTCTTGCAACTGCTTGACCAATTGCTTGATAATCTAAAACAACATTTGAAGAATCTAAAAATGTAGGATTACAACCTGTTACACCAGTAGTTGTAGCAGCGCGACCTACAATATTTGCTTTTACAAAAAATTCCATATTTGCTGGAAAAGTAATATAGTTGTTTGTCACACTAATTTGTCCACCCGTATCTACAAGAATTGAACCTAGATTAACTGGTATAGTGTTAGATGAAATATTTAAAGTTTCAAGAATTTCAATTTCACAAATATGACAATCAAGATATGGAATAGGTTGAAAACTCATGATATTGCTCCACAAGAAATTACAAGTACATTAAGATTATCAACCATTATTAAATCGCCTGTATCTAAAATTGCACTATCAATTTGTGTAGGCTGATTTTGATATGTAAGTACTGTATTTGGTAACATTACAATTGACAATTTGTGAGATATACTAGTCCCTATTTTCGAATTATTTAAATAAGGAGAAGGAGACAAACTAATGCGACCAAGTACAGCATTTCCATCAGAATCGTTTATAGCTCTTGCTAATATATGAATAATTGAATCACTTGCGATATGAGTTTTGTTTATATTATGAAAACAAGGCATAAAGACACTTCTTTGAAAAGGACTTGAAACAATACTTCCAAGAGCATTTGTAGTTGTTGAATTATCTAGAAAATAAGTAGTTTGTGCGTTAGGTAAATAAGACATTATGCAATCTCCAAAATAAAAGCTTTGCTAGCTACACTATTAACTGTATCGGCGTATACATTTCCTGATGTACGAGTATATAAAAATGAAATATAATCACCTAAGGAAGCTGTAACTACTGCCATGCTAACATTGTTAGGTGTAACCCATGCGCTATTTGCAATGGTTGCTGAAGTTGTAATAGCTGGTACATAAGGTTGACTTGTTATTGTAACACCGTTTTTTTGAATATTTATTTCGCCACTTCTATTCTCAGTACTATTTACCAAACCAGCTTTGTAATAAATAAGATAAGTTTTTCCCTCTACTAATGTAATCTGATTAGTAGCAAGTGTTAAGCCCATACCATTACTTTGAACTAATGTATTTAAAGGTATTGTTCCACTTCTTGGTGTTTGACCTGCATTAAAAACGAAATCAGTAGAATTATAAGTGACTGCCATACGAAAAGGTTTAGCATTAATAGGATGTTTAATCATGTAGCTCATAACAAGACTCTCTTAGCAAATGATCCAGTTAGATCCATTTGAACGAACTGTTAAATTACCCCATTGAGTTGGGATAATAACATTTGATAAACCACTAATTGTTTGAGCTGATACAGTAGCAACAGTAACAGCACCGGTATTAATTCTAGTTATATGATAGGTTAGACCATTATTGCCAACGGCGGTAGGTAATGTGAAAGTCAATGCACTTGTACTATCCATTGTATAATGCTCTTCATAAACGGATGAGGCAACGGGGTCAGTGATTGCAAAGTTACTTGTCTTGTTTGTAATTGTAATTCTAGCACCACCACCACTTGAAATAGTACTTGGCTTCCATAACGAAGTTGAACTTTCCCAAACAAGAGCTTGTCCATTTGTAGGTGCGATACTTGAAGTATTTACATCTAAAAGGGCATCAATTGATGTTGCATTGATTCTAGTAGTAATTGTAGAATTTAAATCACCAATTTGTTTAGATTTTATTTGTGCCATTTAAACAATCCTATAATAAATGATAGCTCTAGAAGTTAAACTTGTTAAATTAGTATAACTTCTTGTTAAGGAACTAGTTGTAGTAATTAAACCAATATCTAATATACCTCTAACGAAATTACCATCTGCTTTTACATAAGTATTATATGTGTCATAAAAAGTTCTAGATGAATTATTATTATAAGTTGTAGTTATAATATTTGAAGCCGCAGTATTATCTAAATAGGTATTAATATTTTGTTGCAAATATTTATAGATGCTACTGGAAGCCGTTTCATAATTATTTGATATTGTAATATCTGAAGGATTATTTGTAGTTTGAGTATAATCAGAATTAATAGTTACTGGAGATAAATAAGAAGATACATTAATCCAAGTCATTTAGATACCTCCTAGTTGCCAAACAATTATAAAACAAGAATTTGGACTTGCTACTACGGTGTTTCCTGTAATAATTGCAAGAGAAGAATTTGATGCTCCTTGCAAATCAAAAGTTGCACAAGCATAACCTTCATCAACATTAATACTTTTAGTTACAGAAGCAGTTCCACAAGTAATATTAGTTATATTCATAAATGGATCATAATAATATATTTCTACAAAATAACTAAAACCTGGAGGTAAACTTATTATATTGCTTAGAGGAATTGATCCATTTATAACTGTTGTAGCATTAGCAATACTTAAATGCTTTCTTTGAAAAAGTATTGTATTATTTTGCATAATAAAAGTAGCATATTTGGGAACTATAGTTAGAGAACTACTTTGCAAGTTAATAAATGTCATTTTACACCTTTTTGATTCTTTTTACAGTCATAGACACACTATTAATAGTGTGACTAGGGTAACTTGAAATTCTAGAAGTTAAAAGTATTCTTGATACAAAAGAAAAATTAGTTCCAATTGCATTTACAAACGCTCCTCCTGTAGAACCTCCTCCAAGAAAAAATATGCATTTTGTTTTTTCTGGATTACTTAAATCTAAAGTATAATCTTTTATTCCTTGCTGAGAATAATAATCAAAACCAATAACAGGATCACTTGTAGCAGCTGTTGATTGATATTGATATGCAGGCATTATTGTAGGAACTCCACTTACATTCCAAATTCTATCTAAAGTACTATGGCTGGTTAGAGCACAATGTCTTTGAACAGCTTCATTAGAAGAATATCCTAAGTAACCAATACAAATTTCAAAAATATAAATATAAGTTCCTGTATCAAAATCTGCTATTTTAAAATAAGGTATGTTAGGAGTAGCTGCTGTGTAATTATATACAGGTAAAAAATCTACTCCTGTAATAATCTGTTTATTTCCAAATAAAAGAGGAGAGTATCCTTTTTGATATGCTGTTGTTCCAACAGTTGGACTAGAAACATTATATGGAGTATCATAATCAAATTTAATAACATCCATTTGTATTTGTTTTGCAATTTTATTTAAATCTGAGTTTATCCATGTCATTTTATATAATCATCCAATTTGTGCCATCTGATATTACTGTTAAAGAACTATAAGCACCATTTAAAGTGAAATTTGCACCTTCTAAAAATGAAGCAGTAATAGTAACATTAGATGTTGTTGTGTTTTTGATAATATAGGTACAACCTGTATTTTGAGCAGAAGGAGTTGGTAAAGTTACATTACCTGTAATCTTTACTAACATAATTGTATCTGCGTTAAAATCAGTAGAAGAATTAAAACTTGTTGTAATTGTTACAGGCTTTACATTGATAGTAGAACCTGAAACAGAGATACTTTTACCAGCAGTTAAAGTTGGTGTAAAAGTAGCAGCTACCCAATTTGTTCCATTATATTGCAATACTTGATTTGAAGTCGGAGTACCTAATGAAACTCCATTTAAATTAGAAAGTGAAGCATTTAAACTAAATGCACCAGTACTGCTATTATAACTTAATCCAGTACCTGCTGAAAAAGCTGCTCTTGCAAGCGCATCTGTATATTGAGTAATACTAGTAGAAATAGCACCATTAGAAAGAGAAATACCAGTACCAGCTGTATAATAATTTTTAATCGATGAAACAGAAGGTGCCTGATCAGATTGAGTTCCTGCCATGCTATTCACAACAGAAGCACTTTTAGCTAATGCATCTGTGTATTGAGTAATTGTTGTAGCAATTGTTCCTGAACTAATAGTAATTCCAGTACCAGCAACTAATTGATTTCTAACAGCACTTGTAAAATCGCCAATTTGTTTTGCTTTAATTTGTGTCATAATTTTTAACCATTCCATCTGGCTTTTGTGCCACGTGTGTCATAGTGAATCCATCCATTTTCTCTAGGATATAAACCTAGACCTCCTTGTTTCATCTTACCTTCTTTAATTAATTTTTCAACAAGATCATACATTTGTTGTGGAGTCATGCCTTTTATTTGAATATCTGCTGCATTAGCAAACATATGCTGAGACATAGTAGCACCACCAACAGCTTTGTTGCGTTCAGGAGATCTATATCCTGAAATAATTGTAATAGATTTTCCACATGCATCTCTTAATACTTGAAGATTTTGAAGTAATTCAGTTGCGTTTGCAACTAATTCAGGAGGAACAACATCATAATATTCCATTTCAGAAATATTAAAATTCTTTGTAATTTGTAAATTAGTCTTCTGTTCTTTTTTTAACATCTTGATCTCCTAATGGAAGTTTATCTATGATTTTAGAAATGATTTCTTTTACTTCAGTTGCGTCCTCTTTTAATTCTTTCATTTCTTTATACTGTTCTATTATTTCTGCATGCAATGTTTTATTAGATTCTTTAGATTCTTGTTGAATTTTATTAAATTCAGATTCAATATATTGAATCTTTGCACAGCAATTTGCTGATTCAGATTCTTTTTTCTTTTGTTTTATTTGTTGTATTACTGATAATAATAATGCAACTGATGCGGCACCACCAATTAACATATCATTAAATGATTGTTCTGGTAATTCAGGTAAAATAGGTTCTGATTTTGGAATAGAAATTTCAGGAAATGTTAACTTATATTCTGGATAGTCTGTTTTTGTATAGAAAGCTGAAGTTGGTAAAATTGGCTTTTTTAATAGAGGTTTTGATTTAATAGGTTCATTTACTATATTCAAAACAAATTTTGTGTTATCTCCCCATTTGCAATTTTCTAATTCAGAAAATGGAATGAATTTATTACTAGTTTTTAACCACAAATAAACAGTAGTTTTTGATTCTGCAAAAGCTAGTTCTTCATTTTCGATAACACAAGTCATTTTTATTCTCCGTCTTCAGTATCTTCGTTTGCGCAAACTAAACAATCTTTACAATCACATTCATTACTTTCGCAGCATTCACATGATTCAAATAAACCAGATAGACATGCGCATTCATTTTCTTCACAAGAATGTTTTTCACACATTTTTAGACTCCTGAAGTTTTGAAATTTTTTCTTCTAAAAATTTAACTTTATCTTCCAATTCTTCTCGTTCTTTTTGTTCTAGTTTAATTGCAAGTTCTGTAGTCTTATCAATTGCGGATTCATTTTTCTTCTTCAATAATTTAAGTGCAGCTTCAGCAAATACACCTGATAAAAATGCAAGCGCAGCTGCTTTTGCAACAAAGCTTTCATTTGTAAAGAAATATGCACTAAATGAAACAGCGCCACTAAGTAAATGTAACGTTAATTCTTTTTTAGCAGCATCTAACTTTTCAATACTTAATTTAAAAGTTTCTTCTATTATTTGAGTGCCAAATTGACCTGCAGTTGCAGACATTATAATAGTTTCAATTAATTGCTCATTAAGTTCCATGATTAAACTCCATATGTTAATGACTTATTAAATTTTAACAGATAGAGATTCAAAAATTCAATTAGCTTTTATTTTTGGCATATTATTTTTATGAATATCCCAAGTCTTAGCATACCTACGCACAGTTTCACAATTGATATTTAAAATATCTCCTATTTGTTTCCATGTTAATGGCTGATTACATAAATCTTTTAATAAATTAATATCAATAAAATGTTTTTTAGGACGATTAGATTGCATTAATCTTTTATATGATTCGTCAAATTTTCCATTTTCTAAATCAGATTCTAATTTGACTAGAGGATCATTAAAATCAATTGGCATTGTTGATCTAATACTTAATAATGTCATTTAATTATGCTTGATATACAACTTGAATAATATCTGATGTTTCTAAGGCAAAATTATTAGCAGTACCTACAAAATATAATGTATCGCCAGCAACGATATCAGCTAAAGCAACAGCTGTAGTACCAGCATTTCTACTAAAATAAACTTCTGCGTTTGTTGAAGAACCAAGATTAAGCAACAAACCATTTAAGTAAACTTCAACTGCTGAATCATTAGATGGAGTTAATGCAATTGAAAAACCTGTACTACCAGTTGCGTTTGCTGCAACTGCAGAAGGATTAGATTTAACTTCTCTTGTCAAAACGCCACCAATAGCTACAGAAGTTAATTTTCCATCAGCTGCTGTAATTGTAGTTCCGTCTGCAAGGAATGCAGCTAAAGCTGTAATTGTAGTTTTCTTTTGAGTAGTGGTAGAAGCATCATATAGAGGCAAAGAGTCTTCTTTTGCTAAATCTGTGCCTGCAGCTAAACTAGAAGTAATTGCTGAAGTAGTAAAAGATAATGTATTTCCTGAAATAGAAATACCTTCACCAGCTGCATAACTAGTAGAAGCACCGAATTGTTCAAAATCTAGTGAAGTAGTACCTAAGTTAATAGTACCTGTTGTATGTAAAATCCAAGAAGTAGCAGCATTAACGTCACCACTTTCAACAAACACAAACATACCTGTAGTTACTTCTGCACCAGGTGTATTGTCTGCATCTGCTGTTCTTGTCATTGCTGATGCTGCACCATTCCAATTGTAAAGACCATTTTCAGTTGCATCAGTTTGATTCTTTAAAAGAACTCTATCGCCGTTGTTTAAGGTTACATTGTCAATAGAAGCACCTGGAGTTGCAATTGTTACATTTGCAACAGATGCTGCTCTAACACTATGTTTGATATCTAAGCCTTGTACAGCTTCTTCAAATTTTAAATCTACATAAGTCTTAATTGAAGAAACAGATGGAGCTTGATCTGTTTCTGATCCATTTGTAGAATTTACTACAGCTGCAGTTTTTGCACGTGCATCTGTAAAATAAAGATTCGTCAAGCCTTCTTGCAAATCATCAGTATCAGCAGCACCAATTCCACCAGATACAGCTGAAGAAACATATGCTTTGATAGCAGAAGATTTAGCAAGCTTATCATCATCCAATAATTCAATTGAATCAGACCAAACATCTGATGCTAATTTTGCAAATGTAACATTTGCATTAGCTATTTTATCAGTAGTAACAGAATCAGAAGCAAGTTTTAATTCTGTTACTGCTAGGTCTTCTAGTTTTCCAGTAGTAATAGCTAGTGCTTGAATTTTTGCAGTAGAAACAGAATCATCAGCTAATTCTGCAGTATCTACAGCACCATCAGCAATTTTAGAATTAATGACAGCATTATCAGCTAATTTGTTAGAATCAACTGCATTGTTTGCAATTGTCAAGATACCGCTATTTGCTAAAGTTGCATCTCCACTTACTTGTACATAAGCAGTGTCACTTGCTCCTTGTGCAATTAAAATATCTCCAGAAATGCTTTTAGCTATTTTTGATAATTCGATTGAATTATCAGCAATTTGTTTACCTTTAATTTGAGCCATAATATTATACCTGTTCCTTTACGTACCAGACTTTTAATTCGTCTGTGTGATCAATTGTTAAATTGTTTTCTAAGTCTAAAGTTATTGTACGTTTATCTGCATTAGAGACTATAACTTCATTATAGTCTAATTCTAATCCATTTAAAAGAATTCGAATCATCCATTTATTATTTTCTTTATTAATATTTTCAGGATTAACAAAAGAATATGGATTTGCAACTGGTGCAACTGGAATTTTATTATAAGTTTTCCAGGCTTGAGCTTGTACATTGATATTAGAAGAATCAATAACTAATTCTTGATCTCCGTTTACACTATCAGAGATAAATAATTTGCCATCTTTTTCTTTTATTAATGTATCAAAAGTATTTTTGTTTATAGAAGTAACATCAAAGTTAGTTTTTCTAACATTTGCGCCTGTAGCCATAACTACTCCTTTCCAAAAATATACATATTCTCTATGTATACTTTATTGATTTCTACTAAATCAAAGTTTTTAGTTAAAATTTTATGATCATCAGTACAAGTTATACTTTGTTGATTTTCAAAAGTAAATTCATACACATCTTTGATTCCTTTATTAAAATAATTAACTACTTTGCAAAGTTTTGAATCTCTATCGTAAACGTAAACTTCTTTATCTTTAAGTAATAATTCTTTAATTTCTAGAATACTAAGTACGCCTAAATTAGTTTTTATTTTAGTATCACCAGATAAACAATAATCTGCAAAACCAACTAGTTCTTCCCAAAGTTTTTCAGCATATTCTTTGCTTAATTTGTTAGAATCAATTGCACCTTTTAGAAATTGCTCTTTATAAGCATTAAGTACGTCGTGCTTTTTCTTTCCCATCGCACGTCTTACGTCATCTGCCTCTTTTGGAGTAAATCCTGCAATTTTAGAACATATTTCCATCACTTGTTCTTGATACAGTAATGTCCAATAAGATGCTTTCAATATTTCTGCTAGCGATTCTGGTAAATCAATAGGTGCAAAATTATTCTTTTTATTAGTAATATATTGAATATCGAATCCAGCTTGCAGGGGACCTGGTCTATTTAAAGCTGTAATAGCACTTAAGTCTTCAATAGATTCTGGTTTGCATTCTACAATAAGTTTCTTTGCCATACCAGAAGTTTCCATTTGAAATACACCAGTTAGATGCCCTTTATTCATTTGGTCATAAGTAAGTTTATCACCATCTGGAATTTTATAAGGTTCAATATCTAAACCTTTTTCTTGTTTAATTAATTTTGTACATTCTTTAATCACTGACAAAGAGTCAATACCTAAGAAGTCAAACTTAAGTAAACCAAGTTCTTCGCATTCATCTTTATCAAATTGAGTAATACGATCTGCTTTACCATTTTTCCATAATGGAATTACATCGTGAATTGGAAAATCAGATATAATAACGCCGGCTGCATGAATGCCATAAGTAGAAACCATATCCTCAATCTTAGACGCAAAGTCTAAAAACTTTTCATATTTAGGTTCTTCTTTTAAATCTGGATTTAAATCTAGAATTTCAGTAAGAGTAGATTCTTTACCAAATTTAGGTGGCGGAATTTTTTTTAGCAAGTCATCTAGATCATCCATATTACCTTCAGTAATGCGATAATAAGATCTAGCTAATGATTTTGGTTTAAAAGTGCCGTGAGTGATAATATTTGCTACATTATCTCTACCCCAATAATCTACACACCACTCAATTGCTTTTTCTCTATCTAAAGCGTCATGATCAATGTCTACGTCTGGCGCGCTACCATTAATCATATTAGATCTAGCTTTAACAAAATCAAATTCATCAGTACACTCAGTTACATAAAGTAAAATAGAGTTGTGAGGATTTTCTTTAAATTTAATTCTATTGTGATTGTCGTCGTGCATTAAACACGCACCAAATAATAAGTCTAATTGATCTATAGATAAAGTAGAAATTTCATACATTAAGAAATCATAATCTACTTGTTCTACTCTTTCATCAGATACATATTTTTTTATCTCATCTAATAACCATTTTTTTATATCAAACATCAGGAGAACCTTATGATTGCATTTAAATTATTGTTCAAATACATGTTACGACCCATTGCTCATTGCAAGGGTGGTTGTTGAAGTTGACTAAGAATAGGTTGTAATGGCTCTTTTAATTTTGGAGTTAAAGTTACTAAATAGTTTAATTTTGATTCTAAAAAACTCTTATTTTGAATTGCTTCATTCTGTTGTTCATTTACAAGGTTTAATAAAACTTGCGCATTAATATCAATTAAATCATAGTCTTCTTCTAAAAGACTTACATCAATTTGATGTAATAATTTCTTTGCTCTATCTAAAAAATTTAATTTCATTTCAATTCCTTAAACAAATAACGGTTTAATATATAAAAGCATAATGGTGCTTCCAGTTGTATAACCTAAAGCATTGCATATGCTAAATTTAATTCTTTCTTTAGTGGTATCCATACCCATAAGTAATATACCATTAGTAGTCCATATTGCTGATGCAACTAGTCCAGAGAATATTTGAGTCATTATCCAATCATGTGTTACTGCATAATGATCAAAAGAGCTTACCATGTCACCTATAAAAGATAACGTAAATGATATAAGTATCATTTTTAAAAACGGCATTTCTTTTTTGTCTGATTTATTTTCTGGTAGTCTATTGATTAAAGACTCAATTAAATCTTGTTCATTATTCATGATTACAAAAGTTCAATAGTATGTTTTCTATCAAGTAGAATGTGTTCTACTTTTACTGGTTTAAATTGTTGTAAAGCATTTAAAACAATTTGAGCATCAAAATCCTTACATGAATAAACATCTAATTCAATCAATCCTGGTTTGCATTCATCCCAAACATGCATGGCCATATGTGATGTTTCAATAACACAAATACCAGTAAGTCCTCTATTTCCTTCTTTATCTAAGTAAGTAACATGAGGCCCCATAAGAATCTTCATGTCAATTGCTTGTACTAAATCTTTGAACCATTGTGCTGTTAAAACAACATCGGAAGGTGGTTCTTTCACTTCTGCTCTAATGATAATATGTTTATGTTCTAACATTTTTTCTCCTAATATTTAGAATGGCATAATAAACCTACTAGCTTCTATACTCATTTCTGGTGTAAAAATCAAGGGCGTTGCACCACGACCCTCATTTAAAAATCTAGAAAATATCAAATTGTATTTTACAGGATCTACTTCGGTAATTTTAAGAGCCCATGCTACAAGACTACCTGCAGCAGAGCCTCGACCAGGACCATGTAAAACACCACGTTCTCTTGCACCATTCATAAACTGAGCAACTACCAACATGTAATCTGAAAATCCCATACGTTTAATTGCAGTCAATTCGTGATCAAGTCTATCTCTATATTCTTGTGGAGGCATTCCTTGAAACCTTTCCCATAAACCTTGTTTAGCTTCTACTTCAAGATATTCAAAAGATTGCATTCCATTTAGTTCTTTAAATTTTGGATAACGATTCATTCTATCTGAAAAATAATCATCAGAATTAATCATTTTTGCTACTTCTACAGTATTTGAAATAGCATCATATGGTAATCCTAAGTGTTGTGCTTCTTGCCACATCCAATCATGATCAGCAACGTGTACTTTAATCTCGCCAAAAGTAAATCTTTTAGGATCAGAAAGTTTTGTTTTTGTTTGTAAACATAAAGCTGCTTCATGATGTTCTTTATCATGTTCATGAGTGTAATGACAATCGTTAGTACAGATAATAGGATAATCATATTTATTAGCAATTTTAATAAGCTCTTGATTCACAAGTCGTTGTTCTTCATTGTGATGAAGTTGTAATTCGACAAGTAGCCTATTGTTGAAGATAGCCCTATGATGATCAATAAGTTTGGCTGCATCATTTGATCTACCACGTAATATAAGTTGACTAGCTCTGCTACCCAAGCATGCAGTAGTAGCAACAATACCTTCACTATATTGTGCAAGTAAATCATCGTCTATTCTTGGTTTGTGATACATACCTTCTGTATAAGAGAAGGTAGATAATTTATATAGATTATGTAATCCTTTATTGTTCATTGCTAATAAAACAAGATGATAATAATTTTCTTCAAGATCATCTTTTTCTCTTACAGTTCTATCAGCACAAGTATAATAAGCTTCCATTCCAATAATTGGTTGCACACCGTTACTTTTACAATGTTTGAAAAATTTATAAGAACCAGACACACTGCCATGATCAGTCATAGCAATTGCTGTTTGATTAATATTTTTAACATGTTTTGGTAATGTATCTACTCTATTTATACCATCTAATAGTGAATATTCTGTATGTACATGTAAATGAACAAAACTCATTCTTCGTCTTTCAATATGTCTTCTAGTAGTTCTAAATAATAACGCCAATCTTCAATTTCTTGAAGTGTTCTTGGACGCTTGCTTGGTGGCACCGGAAGGTCAATGATAGCAAGTCTATCATCAAAATCTGGTTTCTTTTCTAGTTCGCATTCTTGTTTAAAATTATAATCAGAACATAATTTGCTTTGATAATAAATAGATTTACAATTTTTGCATCTTCCAAATTCGTCTGTAATAAATTCATCTAAGTCATGATGAACTTTAATTAAATAATCCGAAACAAACAATGAAGCTTCATGATTTCCAATACAAGCGCTTAATAGAAAAGGCATAATATCATTTAATTTATACCAGTATTCTCTTGCACATTGCGTTGTTGGATCATTCTTCACTACTGCTTTCGGTTCCGGAGTCCGAAACAACTTCCTCAATTTGATTCTGTCTTTTGTTTCCATTTAAAATTTGATCCTTTAATTTTTCAAAGAATGGAGGATTGGATACAAGATATTCTCTCATACCCATGCGACCGCCTGTACAGAGTGAAGCTTCTTCTCCAGTTTCTGGATTTGTATACTTTACACTTGAACCTGCAAATCTAACGAGCCCATTATCCTTACAATAGTTGACTGCGTCAAGAAATTTATCAGTACCAATACCAGGAACAAAATCAAAAGTTGCTTCTTTACTTAATGCTGGAGCGCATTTATTCTTTACTACTTTGACACGCATAGTTAATGCATTTTCTTGATCTTGTGATGGTTTTGATGAAACTCTAAGACGCACAGAAGCATAAAATGGAATTGCATTACCGCCGCTTGTCGTTTCTGGCTTTTTACCCATAAATTTATCATTTCTATGGAAAGGACTATATCTTCATCTCATTTTACTGAGAGCCTTGCGCTTGGAGATTGTGTCTATCTCAATCTCTACTCTACTCACTTCTATTATTCATAGGTTTTCGATAGTCTCTACACCTTACTCTAAAGAGTCTTGGCACGGTATTGCCCAGTTATTGAAGGGTTTCACCGTTAGCTATGTTTTTACATAACACCCATGGACATGGTTCACAAGGTTTTTTTACTCAATATCACTATTGAGGGAAACCGATTAGAAATTGTTCGATTTTTTGTTTAGCATTACTTAATTCTGATTCATGAATTACTAAATATTTGTATCCGTTTTCTTTAAGAAAAATTTCTTTTCTTAAGTCTCTTTCCTTTTGTTTCTCAAAAGAATGAGACCAAACTCCATGAACATCTATACATATTTTTTGACCTAAATAAAAATCAATAGACCATTGAGCTATTCTTTTTTCATAAATATAAGCATAGTCTAATTCATCTAATATTTTAGATACTTTTTCTTCTATTAAGTTCATTGAGAAATTTCTTCTTACAGAAACATTTAAAGATTTTCTAAGGTGACCTACGGCAGATTCACTAACTCCAAATATTTCTGCAGCCTTTACATGACTTATGTAAGGATCTTTTAAAATATTTAAAGCTTCTTCTGTCTTCGGTATTTTGTGATACCACATTCGCTCGCGTTTTAATTCTAAAGCTTTTAATAAACGATAAAACGTTTCATCACAAATGCCTGCTTGTTCACAAATATCTTTCATTTTCATTGTTGAAAAGTTTTCTTTAACAAAATCAACTTGTTCTATTGTCATCTTGTTAAAAGTCATTCCATTTATAGTTAATGCCATTTTTAAATCCTTGTATTTGATTTAAAAATATTTTACATAAAATCGTTGTAACTTCAAGTTAATTTCCATACATAACCCCAATATTAGTACGCACTTGATTAATGAACAAATAACATACTTTATTATCTACGCTAATCTTACTAATAGAACGTAAAGCTTTTGATAATAATCTAGGTAAATCTGCAACACCAACCTCATTCATATTACGTTTTGTTTCTTTTTCTGATTGTGCGGCGTCAATACTATCAAATACTACAACCCCTACCTTACCTGTTTTACCTAAATCTTGAGCTAGCTGTAACGCTTCCTCTGCAGTATCTGGATAAACAAAGATCATCTTATCAGGATCTAAACCCATAGATTCTACAAGATCTAAACCAGTAGTACGTTCTAAGTCAATCCAAACAGGTGGTTTAGAATAACCTTTAGTTTCTACATAATTCCTTACAACTTGCAAACATAAACTTGTTTTACCTGCAGATGGTGGTCCAAAGATTTCTACAACCCTATCGTCTGGTACACCGCCAATACCAAGTACAGCATCTAAAGATACTGAACCAGTAGAAATTGCTTCTACTTTTTCGTATTTAGGGCCCATTGATAAAATTTCTTCTTTACCATATTTTTTAGCAAATGCTGATGCAATTGCATCGATTTCTGGAATTCCAGTTACTTTTTTAATTGCCATTTTTTAATCTTTCTTACCAACAGTGATTTGTACTGCAGGCATGTTTTCATATTCTAAAAAGAATTTTTCTTGATCAATATTAATAAACCATAATTCATATTCCCATTTGAGAGCGTTTATAGAAAAACTATCAAACGAGGATATTTCTTCAGGATATTCAAACGCTAAAGAAGCTTGCCAGTAGTCTTCATGTAAATAATATTCATCTAAATTTATTTCTTTTAGCAATTTAAAATCATCTGTGTAAATCATAGGGGAACAAGTTAATACAAAATACCTTTTATTATTTAAATATTCATAATGATAGTCATAATGTACATACTTATCTTCTTTTAATTGAAATCTAGCATAATAAATATTTTCTGCAATTTTTCCCCATTTTAAATTATCTAAAATAAAAGGTTGATATTCTTCATATCTGAGTTCAACTTTCATTTAATTTCTTTCTAAGTTGAATAGTTTCTTTGATTGCTGCAATCATTTTTAGAAAGTGCAAAAATTCTTCTGAAGTAATTTCTTCATCTGTTCTTGCTTTAATCCAATTCTTTATAACTTGACAAGCACCAATCTTGAATTCCCAAATGTCATTTTCTAGGTGAAAAACTGTGTCATTATTTACACTAATTTCTCCTTTATTATTGACATTTATTTTACAAGGAAATTTTATATTTGTTTCAACTGGTGTTATTTCAAAAGAAAATAAATGATATTGTCTTAATTGAGAACCAATACTAGCTATTCTATAAAATTCATCATAGTCTTTTGGATAAGGAACTCTTGGGTAATTCTGTTTAAGTAAATCATTATATCTTTCTATATAACTTGGCATATTTAAATACCCATATATATAATCCATAATATGTTTTGCTTTAATTTCAGTATCACCTACTGAGTCATTTATTTTTCTTATAAACTCTTCTTTTATATTTGGTTCTATTTTGTTTTGTTCATTATAAATATATAGTGGTGCGGAATAGCTAGTTAATTTTCCAGCAAACAAATGAGCTTCTGAAGTTTGTTTTGTAATTAATATATGAGAAAAATTACAAACATCAGCAACTGAAGGTTTAAAATTTAAATAGTAATTGTCTTCAATAAATTCATGTTTAGTAAGGTTTTGACGAAGCCCACTTACTAATTTTGAATTATAAATAAATCTATTATCAAATATTCTATAAGGAATAGCTTTATATGTGCCATTTAAATCAATACCTCTACTTTTAGTAAATTCACCAACTTTAATGTTTGATTTGCCTTGCATATATTCGTCTATATTAGATTTTAATTTATCAAGTTTTGTATTAATTAAAAGTTCGTCAGCACTTGTATCAATTGGTCTTCCTTTAAGTTTAAATATTTCACCTAAAGAAAATCCTTCATTATAAACTTTTAATAATTCATTATCTAAAGGAATAAAGAAATAATTAGGTGCTTCAAGTTTTAGTTCTTGAAAATTAAAGTTTTTGTTTTGAAGTGATTCAAATTTAAATTCTTTAGTACCAATTAAATCTGCATAGAATACTTTTCCAAAAGTATTTTTTTC